GGCATCGTGTTCTGGAACGGCCGCGACGAAAGCCGCCCGACTTCGGTTGTGTATCCCCTGCTGGATACCGCCCGCGTTCATCCGGCCGACGCGGCGACACGCCTGACGGCCTACGAGCAGGGAGCCTACTGTCACACGCTCCCCTACAAGGCGCTATGACGCCCTGGTCGAGAGCCTGCTTCGTATGCGGTGGCAAGGGCACGACGCACAAGGCGAGCGGCCTTTCGCTCTGCGATGTCTGCGGCCGCTGCGCCCCGCCCGACGCCATGGCCGATGTAAACGCCGGCCGGAATATCCAGCGGGCACGCGGCGATATCGCTCTGGCGCGCGCCAGAGCCGCCGAGCACCAGCGTGACTGGTGGCGCGCCAAGCTGAAGGCCGAACTGCGCACCGCCGCCGAGACGTGGCGGCGCTATCTGAAGACGGCGCGCGGCCCCCGCCCTGAGAGTGCCGACGCGGTCGAGGAAGTGCTAGCCTGGCTGGCCGGCCTCGACGACGACCCCGCCGGCCTGGTCGCCGGCCCTGAGATCGACGCGGAGGACTTATGACCCAAGCCTGCAACCGCTGCGGCCGGCCTTCGCCGCCGTATCGCCTGGACGCCGCCGGGCGCTGTGAGGCGCGGCTGCCCTGCGCCCGCGTCACCGCCCGAACGTCGGTTGACCCCGGCCTGCTGAAGGAGCTACGCGACGACGCCCTGAGCCTGCCCGACGATATCCGCCGCACCGCCGCCGAGCGCCTGCGTCTGATCTGGGCCGGCGATACCGCGAACCGCGCCCTCTGCGCCTGGATCGAATACCGGCTGAATGGCGTCGGTTACGCCGCCTGGCAGTTCATCGTCGCCGGCCTGCCCGATACGGACCCGGAGCAGATCGCCAATCTGATCGACGCTGACGGGCGCTGGTTTGGCAACTGGTCGGGGGATGATATACTGCGCTACGTGAAGGCGGCCCTACGCGGCGAGCCTTCAGACGACGATTGTGACCTGTACCGTGAGCGGGAGCGGATCACCCGCCGCGCTAGCGACCGCCTGACCTGGGCTGAGGAGGTATAACCGTGCCGTCACCTGTGACCTGGAAAATGCTAGCGGCCTACGAGCCGCGCCTGGCGGCCCTACTGGAAGAGGCCAGGCGCGTCGACGGGAGCGATCCCAACTTCTGCGCTAACGCCGTTTGGTTCATGGGCGGAATGAAGGATCGGGTTATCGCCCTGGCGGGCTGGGAGGCACCCGTGACCGCGCCGGCCTGGATGCGCGGTCAGTCGGCCTACGACGTCGCCTATCAGACGATCTATGACGCCCTGCCGCCCTGCCGGGATTGCTTCTGCATGTAAGGACCGCCCCCCGCTTCTCGATCAGAAAAAGAGCTTTGGCCCGGATTTACTCAAACGAGAAATCTGGACCGGGCTTCTTTTTTGCCCCCCTTTTTGGCTAAACTGATACTTGACAAGCTGAATGACCTGTGCTAAAATGGTTTATAGTTAGTTAAGCCGTAGCGAACGCCGAAAGGACCAGCCCTCATGAACACCGACCGCCGCCAGTACGCCGAAGCAGAATATGACGACAGCATGATCGGAGCCGATCACATCTGCCTGAGCTATAGCGACTGGATGCAACTGGTCGAGCTGACCGAGGCGGACGGGATCGAGGTCAACGAGATCACCCGTATCCTGGGAGCCGGGCCGGACGGGCAGGGATTTTTCAGCGACACCCAGCAGTATGAATGGCTGGAGAGCATGACTTTCAACGAGATCGTGACCTGGGTTATCGATCACGCGCAGGAGGCGAAATGAGCACCTATCGAGTACTGGTAGATATCTACGACGGCCAGGACGACGAAGGCGAGGACCGTATCATCCCCTTCACCGTCAAGACCGAAGCCGGCAGCGAGGCCGAGGCGTTCCTGAAGGCGGAGGACCGCGCTGCCGCCGTCTACGGTTCCGCCAATGTGATGGGGGCCTACGAGGCCCACCGAATCGGATCGGTCGAATAAAGGAGGCCGCCTGCAATGCCCACAATCCCAACGGTGAAGGTCATCATAAACGGCGAGAAGATCGATTGTGAAGTCATCGATCTTTACGATAATAGCATAGCCGTCGCCTGCCCGCAGGTCGACGCTCAGACGGCCGAGCTTGAGACCCTACGGGATGATAACGAGGCCCTTAGAACCACCCTGTATGGTCTGGTCAAAACCTACGGCGGTGCCGGCGGTTTCATCTGGAACAACGCCAAGAAGATTTTGGAGATGACCGGAGGCAAGCCGTGACCGATCAATACGAGGGTTGGAACCGGGAGATGCTGCTGACCCTGATCCGTGAGCTAAAGGGCCAAGTTGCGGATTATCAGGGCCAGTGCAGCAAGGTCATCGCCGGGGCCGCCAGAACGGTTGACGAGGCCCGCCGTCAGATCGCCGAGCTTGAGGATCACAACGGCTGGCGCACGCTGACCAAAGACGACAAGCCGCGCTATTTCGAGGCGTTCCTCTTGGAGTGGGATTGTCACTGGCAGCGTGCCGTGATGCTCGGAGCCGTCAACCCGTCGATCAGTATCTACTGGCACGGGCAGGAGGATATCCGCCCCTTTGCCGATCTTATCGGCCGGCGCTGGATGCGAGTCCCCAAGCTACCGAAGGAGGATCAATGACCGCCGACGCCCTGCAATACAGCCTCTTTGCCGACGCCCTGCCGACACGCACCGGGCGCGCCGCCGAGCCTGCCGAGCGCCCGCCCCGGATCACCCCGCCCCCGGCCCGCACTCCCGCCGCCCCCAAGCCGGCCCCGGCGCTGCCCGCAATCGCCGGCCTGGGCGGTAAGGTCAAGCCCGGCGATTGGGTCAGGCTGGACCCCCGCACGGACAAGGCCGCCCGTGACTTTGGCCTAAGCGCCGGCCATGTCGAGGCGGTGGTAGACGCACGCTATCCCCTGCCCGGCCTGCTGCTGGCCTACGCCGAGCGTGAGGCCCCGCCCGCCCGCTGGTCGCACGTCATGGGGGGCTTCCGTACCCCCCACCCCTTCGACGCCGTGGCGGAAGTTTGGCGGCCCGGCCCGGACGGATGGACGCCCGTCAAGTAGCCAACCTTAAATTTTTCGAGATTGGCGAAAAAGGCCCTTTTTCGCTTGACAAACTAAACAGCCTGTAGTAAAATGGTCATAGTGAAGTAAGCGTAACCAAACGACCCAAATCGCCGGGGGCCGCCCCCCTACCACGAAAGGACCCTCTCACATGACCCAAACCGCCCCCACCCCCACCCTGAACGCCGGCCTGAGCGTTACCACCTTCGGCCGGGCGACGGGCTACTACGACGGCGAGGGCCTGTTCGGTCGGGGCACCTTCGACGCCGAAGGTAACTTCGAACTGGACGATTTCGGCGGCGGTTTCGTCGAAGCGGTCCAGGCCATGGAGCGGGCAATGGAGGCCGGCAATGAATGACGAAACGCGGCAGTACGTCCGCCGAACGACCCGCACCACCGCCACGGTGCGCCTGTTCCCCTACGGGGGAGGCTGGCGGGTGAAGTATGAGAAGACCAGCAACTCCAAGGTCGACTCCCGCCTGCTGGCCTATCATGACGAGGAGTATATGCCCCGCCCGCCAATGGGCGGTTATGGATACCGGGCCTGTGAATATAAAGAGGCGTGTCGCCAAGCCCGCGAGAACGCCGAGAAAGCCTATCGCCAGATCGTCGCCATCCTGACGCCCCCGGAGAAAAATCATGCAAATGTCAGCGCCTGAGCACGCCGCCGCCGTGGCCGTCTACAAAAGCCCGGCCGTTTCCGAGATCATTCAGGCCCTCTATGCGCGCTGGCTAGTGGAGCGCGAATTCGAGGACTTCACCGAATACGCCGACCGGATGAAGGCGGTGATCGAGGCCGCCGGCGCTATCTTCGTCAAGGCCAAGAAGCGCCCGTTTGGTTGTGAATTTGCGATTGGGGGACGCGGCTACTCGCTCTCCGTGAACTCGCGGGATTACTGGATGCTGGCCCTATGAGCGCCCCACAGAACGATCTTGACTTTTGCCCGACTCATGGCAATGACCTGGAGACAATCGACGGGCAGCTTGTTTGCCCGGTCTGCAACTACGTCGCCAGCCGGGCGGGACTAGCCACCTGCTGCTCAGGCACGTCGGGCCGCATGTGCAGCCGGGCCGCGACGATCCTGGCCCGCAAGCCTCGCTGGACTAAATCGGTATCGGCCTTCTGTGACCTGCACCGCCCCGACTCCGAGTGGATCACCGTCGCCGCGAGCCTGACCGGATTCGTAACCGACGCCCTTCAGCCGGTCGGAACGCCGGCCTATTACGGGCTAACAGCCCCTTCCCTACAGGAGCAGGAATGACCAGACACACCACCAGCGACCCCTGGTGCAATGCCGTGATGGAGCAGTGGAAGGCCGCCACCGAGGCCGGCGACCGAGGCAGGCAGCTTATGTTCGTGGGCCTGTGTGAAAAGCACAAGGCACCGTCAATCGACTGGCAGCGGGTCGCCAAGGACGCCGGCATCGACGTACCTGACCCGATCACGGAAGACCGGGCCATCGCCCAGCAAGAGGCCCTGGCCGCCCTAGTCTACGAAGTCGGCCGCATTATCGAGCATAGCGGGAGCAGCGATCTTATCGCCGCCTACAATCACGCCCGCGGCCTGCTCGCCAATCCCGAACAGCCGGACGACTGGATCAGCCAGAATGACGCCCGCCGCGTCGTCAAGAGCCTGACCTCCCTCAGCGTCCAGGTCGACCGTCTCATGGCCGCCTCTATCGAGGCCAGCCCCGACGACTTTACCACCGCCTTGCGCATGGTTGCTAAGGCCCGCGCAGGCAGCCTTGAGAAGCCGAGAAAGTAATGGAGCTATACGAAATCTTTGGCGGCCAATCCCTGGCCGACGCAATCTATCGCCGCCCTGAGGACCTGGCACCGGCCCGCGCTGAGCGCCCGGATTGGGTGCCCGATCTGTCAAGCGCCGCGATGATCGGCTGGAGCCTGCCCGGTCTCGATCTACACGGGGCCAACCTGCGCGGCGCTGACCTGACCTTTGCCGATCTGTCGGGAGCCAACCTAGCCGGCGCTGACTTACGGGCGTCGCACTTGGCCGGCGCGCTGTTCTGTGGCGCTGACCTGACCGGCGCGCTACTGCACGGCGCGGGCCTGCACGCCGCCGACCTCACCGGCGCTATCGGAGTCGACCTCACCGGAGCCGCCGGCCTCGCCGGCCTCGTTCGCTAGGCCCCGCTTCTCGATTGGAAAAAGAGCCGTCGCCCGATTTTGCGGAACGAGAAAAGGGCCGGCCTATCTACTTCAGATAGGCCGGCCCTTTTGATTTAGTAACCGATGGGCCAGTGCCGGCGCGTAGGAGGGAACGCCGGCACCGGCCCGCTGTGAGGAGAAACAGCCCGCGCATTCTAAGGCCGCCGGCCCGGCCCCGTCAAGCCGGCGCTATTCTCCGACGCCCGACCGCGATGTTGATCAGCGTCGAGTGAGATATGCCGAAGCGCGCCGCCAGCTTGCAGACGCCCCGGCCCGGAACGTAGAGACGACGTATCTCCGCCACCTCGTCGTCCGAGAGCCTGGCCTTACCGTTTGCCAGGCCGTAGCAGTGACTAGCCACGGTGCGGCCTTTGGCGGCCCGGTCCCGGCAGTTATCCGCCCGCGTACCCAGGAACAGATGACCGGGATTGACGCACGCCGGCACGTCGCAGGAATGCAGTACGCACATACCGGCGGGGATCGGCCCATGAACGAGCGTCCAAGCGATACGATGGGCCAGCACGATGCCTCGGACGTTGTGGGCTAGCCCGTAACCGTCCGCGTTCACCGTGCCGGCCCATAGCCAGCAGCCGGGCGTCTTGTTGACGCTCTGCCAGAACAGCGTCACGTTATCCATATCGCTCTCCATGTTTCACGTAGCACACTATCAGCGTGAAACCTACAGGCCGCCGGAGCGCACCGCGTCACGGATGGCATAGAACCAGTGGCCGCCCTCCTGGCCGTCGTACAATTCACGCTGAACCGCCTTGAGGCTGCTACCCAGCGCGATGTATCGGGCCTGGATGAAGGCCACTTGTTCGGCGGTATATCCGACCGTCGTGTCGCTTCCGAAAGCCGGTACACCGGCCACGGGGGCGGTTTCGGGCCGGTATACCGCCTCCGGTATACCGGTATTGCGTACCGACGGCCACGCCGGAGCCGACAGACGACCGCCCGGCAAGGTTGCGAGAAAGGCGTCAAAGCGCCCGCCTTCCAGTCCGCAGGCATACGCCTGCACCTCGACCGTATCCGCCCGCTTCACCAGGCACCGCCCCGGCACCGCCGGCAAGACCTCCGCGCCGGTCCCGCCCAGGATCGCAATCGAGTCGTGATTGCGCTGCACCCTGAACGCCACCGCCGCACCCGACAGGTTACGCAAGGACGCCGGCACCGAGTCCGCCGACGGCCGCTGCGTCGCCAAGGCCAGGCTCGTACCCGCCGCCCGGCCCCGCCGCGCAATCTCCATCGCCGCCGCCAAGAACCGGTCACGCCGCGCCCGATCCTCGTCCTGCGTCAGATCGGCCACCTCGTCCACCAGCACCGTGATGTAAGGCAGGCTCTCGCCCGTCTTCATCTGGTACTCCTCAAGCGTGCGCGCGCCCGCCTCACGCATCGCCACGAAGCGCCGCACGCACTCCGTCCGCACCGCCGCGATGATCTCGTGCGCCTCCTCAATCGTGCAGGCCACCGGCCACGCCAAAGCGTCCAGCCCCGGCATGTTACCAAACGAGACGAGCTTCATATCGATGACCGCAAGCTGCGACCGCTCGCCGGTCGGGTCCTGACGCAGCAAGCCGGCCGCCATCGCGCCCAAAAGCTCGGACTTGCCGGCCGAAGGCAAACCGCCGATCAAGACGTTGCCCAGATTCTTGAGAGGCAGCGCGACCTGCGCGCCCGCCCCGTCGACGCCGACCGGGATCGCCAACTCCTTCGTGATCGGCGCGTCGTAGACCTCAACGCGCCGCGGGAAGCTGACCTGGCTCGCGCCCAGCTGAGGCCACGCCGGAGCCGCCGGCAAGGCCGGAGCCGGGGCCGGCGCGGTGACCTGAGACAGCATCTGCGGGTTGACCTTGACGCCGCGCGGCAGGGCCGCCACGACTTGCGCGCCCTGAGCATTCAGATCGAGCCACGCCTGCCGGTCCTGGTGACGGGGATCAACCCGCACTTGCGGGTAGAGCGCGGTGTGCTTGTCGGGCCGGAGCGTGCGCGCCCACAGGAGCAGCCGCTGGATCAGCGTCCACGTCCCCACGATCACGAGCGCGCAGCTACAGAACAGGACCACCAAGATCGGCACGATGAACACAAGCTGGCCGAGCGCGTCAATCGCATCGAGCAGCCGCTTTGCAATCTCGAAGAAGAAAAGGCAGACGGCGATCACGATGCCGGCGAATATGGCGATAAGTACGAATTTCGCAAGACCACGCACGGGCGACTCCTTAGCTCGCCCGTCGCCCCGGCCCTACTAGCGACCGGGGACGGCGGGGCTTTGGCCAGCTTCAAAGGTCACTACCTGAGCCACCGTCGCCGGCCAAGGACGGTGGGCTAGTCGGGCGAACCGGGGGGACGCCGAATCCCTCAAGCTCCGAGACGCCGGCCACGACCCGCAGGGCCAGGCGCATGGCGGCGCTATCTGAGCCGACGCCCCACCGCTCACGTATCACGCGGATCGCTTCGCGGTCCGCGTCGCCAAGAAAGATGGTGGTTCGGTTCATGCGGGAGAGTATAGCAGTTTAGCATACATTTCGCAAATCTCGACCCGACTTATCGCAAAGTATCCCAAATCAAAAACGAGAAGCGGTTAGGCTTCTCGTTTGAGTAAAATCGCCGGGCTTCTCTTTTTCAATCGAGAAGGCCCGCCCTACAGCCGCGGTAACTCGATCTGCACCGTGGTGCGCGCCCGCACCAGGCCCTCCAGGTAGACCCCGCTTAGGTCGGTCAGGATCGCGGCCCGCCCCTTCGCCGCCGCCACCGCGCCCGTCGTGCCGGAGCCGGCGAATGGGTCCAAGATCACGCAGGGCACGGTGGCCATGGCGACGTCGACCATCGCCAGAAGCGGCCGGATCAGATCGGCCATCACCCGCTCATACTCGGCCTGCCAGGCGTCCATTTCGGCCCGCCACGCCATCCAGGCGACGCTCGCCGGACGCCCGCCCTTCCCCTTGCAGCGCGCGCAAACCGTCACATCGTCGGGGAAAAGCGGCGGCCCCGGTAGCTCGCCGCGGCCCTCGCAAACCGGACACGTCACCGGCGCGCCGGCCTCGATGCCCTCCGGCGTCTCAGGCTCATCGGGCAGATCGGGCATCGGCGGAATACCGTAACAGGCGCAGCCCGGCAGCCAGCCGAGCGTCGACGTGGATCGCTCAAGGTGCAGCGTCGTCAGGCCCTGGCCATGGTTGTGACCGCTGTCAGCGTCATAGGGGAGCGCGGCGTTCGGGTTGTCCACGCGCGGCACAGGCCGCCCTCGCTCGATCACCCGCCGCCAGGCAGCGCCACAAGTGGGGCAAGCGCCTCGCTCGCTGGTCGACGCGGAGATCATCGTCTCGACCAACTTGGCCGGCCAGACGGCATAGTGAGCGCCAGGGAATGGCCGCGGGGTGACCGTCCAGACGCTGCGCAGATTACGCCCCGGCGGCCCCGGCCGCGCATGGATGCCGACGTTGTTCACGTTGCCCGGCTGGCCCGTCTCAGCCGCCCGGTCGTCATAGGCTTTGTAGTTCTTGGCGTAACGCAGATTATGATCCCGCTGGGTGTCCGAACTATTCTCCTCCCGCACCGCCTCAGCGTCCCAGTAATATCGCTCGCCCAAAGCGAAGACGAAGATATCCTCGTGAGACCGTGACGGCCGATCCTTGACTGGTTCGGGAAGCGGATTCGGCTTCGACCAAACTATGCTCGACCGCAGCGTCCAGCCGTCCGCCTGCAGCGCAAAAGCGACACGCCACGGGATACCGATCAAGTCCTTGGCTTTTAGGCCCGTCGACCGCTTACCCCGACCGACCGCCTCACCGTGCAGGCCGGCCGCGTGCTTGCCGCCCGTCGCCCCGCCCCACTTCGAGTCGTTGGCGTAGGAGTCCCCGATGTTGAACCAAAGGACCCCATCGGGCCGCAGCACGCGCCGCCATTCGCGGGCACAAAGAACGATGTGCGCCACGAATTCGGCGGGCGTCGGTTCCTGGCCCAGCGGCCCCTTCCAGCCGCCGCACTTGACGCAGTAGCGCCCCGTGCCGGCCCGCTGCTCACGCACGGCAACCAACGGCCCGCTGCCGGCGACGGCCTCCTGCGTGCCCCGCTTGAAGTTGCGGTTTTCATGCAGCAAGCCCCCGGCCGCCTCGCTCGACCATTCGTGAGCACAGGCCGGATCACAGCCCGCGACCTTCAGGCGGTGCAGGCCCGTCATCGGCGCATACTCGACCGTGGGCCAGAGAATATCCTGCTCCCCCGCATAGGCCCGCAGGCCGTAGTAAGGGGAGGACAGCATGATCGCCTGCACCGAGCCGTCGGCGACCATGGGCAGATCGTGAGCCGGAGCCTGGTAAACTCGTATCAGATCGGCCATTAGCTGCCTAGAATGTAGCCGGCGACAAAAGCCAGCAGGCAGACGGCCAGCGTCGCTGACGTGTCGCCATGGCCCGAAAGAAGGGCGACGACCGTTCCCGCCGCCAGAAGCGCCCCCACCAGGATACTGATCCACCGCAGGAGCGTCTTTGTAACTCGTGGAGTATGCGTCATTCTATGATCCTCATAACCGCGCGCTTGGCCGGGTCGGTGATCTCCCGGTATTGCGCTTCAATCGGCGGCGGATTTTTCACCGCCTCGCGCCGCATACTGGCGGCCTCCGCCTCCTTGGCGGACTTGCGCCGTGAGCCGGTCGCCGCCACGATTAACAGGCTGGTGGGGATCGAGGCCCCCACGCCAAAGATGACCCCGATAATCACCGACCATGCGTCCGGGCTAATGGGCATCGTTGCCCCCACGGTTGGCTGACGGCAGGCTAAACAGAACCAAAGCGGACAAGCCACTCGCAAGGCCGATCACAGCTATGACCTTGACCGGAAGCAAGAGCGCCAGGATCGACGCCACCCATAGCCCCAAGACAAAGAACGCTAGAAGCTCCAATCCCTTTTTCATGATGCCGCCTTTTGTACCGTGTCCATAATCAGCCGGCGCGCCAGATCGTCATCATAGACGACCGGGATACCGGTATAGGCGACGATATTAACGACGGCCTCTCGACCGGCCGCGACCGGTTCGGCTAGCTCCAGCACCCTGGCGATAGACTGCTCGTCACACAGGATATACCGCCCGGCGGCGTCTTCGACCGAGACCGCTCCGTAGATGTAACGGGTCACGACGATGGTCAGCGGCTTTATCCGGGGAAGCTGGGCCAGGCAGCGCAGCACGCTGTCGAGCGTGAGATCGGCGAACGGAGTCGGGGATGCCGGCACGGGGGGAAGGAAGGCCGCCATCAGCGCCGGCAGATCGTCATAGGGAAATTTTAAGTCAGTCATAGTACCTCTATTCTAACATGGTTATTCACCGTGTCAATAGGCGCTTGCTCGTGCCGGCCTGCGCCTAGCCGCCCGCTACGCCCCAAAAATCGGGGGTAGGTGGGCTTTTACCGCATGGGGCCGCGTATCACTACCGGCGGCCCGCAAATCGCCTCACGTTGGCCTGAACTCGACCGCCCAAACCCACGGATTGATCTCCCACGGAAAGCCGCGCCGGGCGTTGATGGCCTCCCACATCACCCGGTAGGCACAGGCCGCCGGCCGCGGATCGCCGGCCTGCACACAGGCATCGAGCGCGGCCTGCGACACGCCCTCGGCGAGCGAGTCGGCCTCGCTGATATCCTGTAGCCGCTCAAGCCGCACGCTCTCGATTTCGAGCACCAGGCGGCTGGCCCAGCGCGGCATATAGAGCGCCGGCCTCGCCCTCAGGCCCGGATACCGGACGCCGTCAGCCAGGTATCTAACCGACCGCGGCGGTCCATGGGGATCGCCGGCCTCGAAGTAGGCCGCCTCCCTCACCCACAGCCGGTCGCCTATCACCCCATAGGGGCAGTGGTAGGTATACATCACCGGCTGGCCATGCAGATCGCCCTCGACGTGGAACCATTCGCCAACTTGCACGACGCGCCCGGCGGTGAATGACGCGTCGCCGGGCGGTAAGACTCCGCTGCGCAAGACGCGCCGTGTCTGTGTCTTGCGCCCGTCCAGGATCGCCGGCAGGGAATCGCCCGTGAAGGAGATAGGCCGCTCCTTCATCGGGGAGTCTCCTGTGACACCTTGTCGAGCCATTTACGGCTGACCGCGACGCGGGCATTGACGCCCTGCTGCTTGGCCGGCACGCCCGCCAGGAGCGCCGCAACGATCAGGGAGCCGTTGGCGATATACTCGCCGCGGACACGTTCGGCGACGTGCTTGATCCAGTAGCTCGACGGCGATTTGACGCCGGCCCGCGCCGTGAGACGCGCCGTGCGCAGCCAGTCGCGACAAAACTGTATCTCGGCCAGGCCCCTCTCGCCTACAAGCTCGGCCCGCTCCTGAGCGTAGTTATCGCTATCGGGCGACCTGAAGCCGAAGTACGTGAGCGCCGGCACCGCGTCAAGTACCTCCCGAACATTCTCCGCCGTTATTTGATCTTCCACCTTGCACCGTCCCTTCTTAGAGCACCATGCCCAGCAAGAGGCCGCCCACCAGCGTCAGCCCGGCAAAGATCAGGGCCGCAAAGAGCGCCGTTATTTGGCTCTCGCGGTGTCGATTTTCGACCGACGCCAGCCGGGCCTCTGCCGCTGCCAGCAGCCCATGGGCCGCGTCAAACTCGCCAAGCAGAAAGCCCACGTCCTCCCTGGAGTGCAGGAAGAACCGGGCGTCATCCTCGACCGTGCCAACGAAGCGGCCCGACAAGGCCGTCGCCTCGGCACGGTATGAGCCGCCGAATACCCTCGCCAGCGGAGTCGGCTGCCCCGGAAGATCAGCCTGGATCGTGACAGGCTCGCCCGGCCCGAAGCTGACCGCCTGCCAGGGGCCATCGGTGACTAGATTCAGCCGGGCGCGGATCGCGCCGACACGTTCAGCCTCCATGCTTCTCCTTCCGCCTCGCCTCGCTTCGGGCGACGGCCTGCTCGAATACTTTTAACTCGACCTTACGCTTGGCGTTACGCAGGGTTGTGTAGGCCCCGCTTTCGCCCCGGCCCTCGATAGCCCAGCCGTAGGTGGTGGGCTTGACATTGGCCGGCGAGAGCGTCACCGTGCCGACAAGCTGATCGCCGGCATAGCAGCGGTGGACCCGCTCGTCCTTGGAGTAGGCCCACTCCAGATGGGCGGCGTCGGGATGAAGTACCTTTTTCACCGGCATATTTCTCTCCATACCTCGAAAAATTCAATGATCCGGTCGATCACCGCCACGGCCATGCGCCGCAGATAGACGCCGGCCTCCTGTAGGTCCTCGGTCATGGTATTCGAGCCGGCGAGTCGCCACACGTTAGGCTCAGGCATGGGCGGCACGATCAAGGCCGGCGGCGGGTTGAGATAGACATAGCCGCCGTGCAGCACCGCTTCCAGCAGCGTCACCGCGCACCGCTCCTCGTGATCGACCACGAAATACTCAGCGACTCCGTCGTCCGCCGGTTGGCCGGCCCCGTCAACGCCATAGGACTCGGCACCGCACCACGGGCAACTGGAATCGCTCCACTGGTGATTCCATTCTAGCACGTCCTGGATAGCATAGCGAAGCGCGGTCGTCATGACGCGGCCTCCCATGCCAGGCCGGCCGCCATTCGTTCGGCATAGCGCCGGGCCGTCTTCTCCCGGACCTTCTGATTGCCGACGCAGACGATGCACGTCTTGTCGCCCTGCCCGTTACAGGCGGGGCAGTCGACCAAGGCCCGGCTTGGCTTATGCTCGGCCCTCGCCGCAAGCTCGGCGGCCTTGACAGGGTCGGGAGCCAGACCGAATAAGAAGTCCGTGCGCCGGGCGATCAGCGTGCCGCAGCGCCCGGTTAGCCGCCGTCCCGCGCCGCTGCCCTTGCCCTTGCGCGGCCGTTCGGCCGTCAGCGGCCCGCTGAAGTAGCCGCTCATTTGGGCATAGGTCAGGCCGTGCGCGCCCAGGAAGATGAAGGCGAACAGCTCAGGATCGGAACGTCCAAGCTCCTGAAAGGCCTCGGCATACCGCTCGATCACGGCGGGCTTTTCCATGTGCTTCGCAAACTTGGCCGGCAGGCGCACGGTCTGCGCATCGACATAGCCGCCGTCGTCAAGGCCGGCAAAGCGCGTCAGGTCCTGCGGGACAATCGTAAATAGCTGCCGGGCGTGATTGGCGACCCAGTCGTTCATGGCGGTTTTCATGATCTGCGACTCGTGCGCCTTCAGATCACGCTCAGGATCACCGGCCAGGCTTGGCTCGGTCCACTTCTTGAACCGCTTGAACGAGCAGGCGTCACAGATCGCAAAGATACACTTACGGCCCTTGAGTAGGTCGGTGACGAATGTATGATCGGTCTTAGTCGCGCACTTGGGGCAGGGCGCGCGCAAACGCGCCACGACATTCTGCGCGTGTCTGGGGCCATGATTGCCGTGCCTGGTCAGGCGATAATCGGGCCTTGCTTTAGTCGGCATCTAATCCTCCGTCGTTTGAGTCTCCGAACACAAAAGCGGATTGGGGCGGCCGCGGCCGCCCCGACACGTCAGGAGCCTTTTTAGCGGGCTTAATCCCCGCCTCGGCCTCTAGCGCCTCGATCTGCGCGGTTAGTACGATGTACCGCTCAAGGCAGCGTTCCTGGTGCGCGTTGCCGGTCTGGTACACCCGCGCGCAGTTGGCGTCCCAGGCGATACGCTGCCGCTCCTTGCGCAGCGCATCCACCGCGGCCCTGAGCGTCTTACGGTCCATCGAAGGCCGGGTTGTCTCTGCGGTAGAGCGACGGCACGCGTCGCGTATCTACCTCGTAGAAGTGCCGGCGGTTGACCTCATCGACAACTTCATCGGCCGGCGGAAAGACCTCGACGGCGCATACTTCCGGCCCAAGGTAGGCGTTCTTGAGCGCCTGCAGTACGCTCCAGGAGCAGCGCACTTCGCCGCCGTCAGGGTGCTCGACTATCATTCGCCGGCCCTGCAAGCCCTCGGTCACGGTCACCAGATACTTGACGGGCATCCCTTATACCTCACCGTTTCGCCGGGCCTTGACGCCCCGCTGCCAGGCGTCACCCAGACCGGCCGTCCAAGGCTCATCACCCGGCCGCTGCGTCTCCCGAAGGACCGCCAGCAATGGCTCGATCTCACGGGTGAAGCCGTCCGTGCGTCGTTCCAGCCACCACACGGCCAGCCGGTCTATCCGGCACAGGAGCGCCAGATCGAGCAGGCGACGGGCGTTCATACTCGGTCCTCGATACAGACTTCGCACACGCCGGAGAGCGTGCCGAATTTGAACTGCTTACCACAGAACGAGCAGAATTCGTGACCGGGAGCAGCTAGCTCGACCGCGATTTCGGGGGCGAGTCCGAAGTAACGCAGCCGGCCGGACTCGCCCTCAAGGCGCAGCAGGCCGACCTGCGCCAAGCCCGTCAGGGCAGTTGAGGCCATACTCTGCGAGATACCGAGCGCGCTGGCCACGTCGTTGCTATTGCGATAGGTGCTGGCGTCGGCCTCGAACAGCGCCAGCACCGCCTTGAGGCCGGGCGCTAGGTTGGCCCTGGCCAGGCTCGGCGCGATACGCGCGGCGTCCTCACCGACCGCCAGCCGGAACATGGCCCCCATGATCTCAGGCCCGATCAGGGCCGCCAGACGCGCGCCCCGGTCCTCCGCCGTTTCGCCTTCCAGCACGTAGGCCAGGCCCGGCAGATCGACGGCGATTCTACTTGGATATGTTAGCATCTGTCTCTCCTTGGTTGACTTGAATTTTCTCTAGCGTCACCCCGGCCCCGGCCAGGAACGCAAGCGCCACGGGATCGGGATAGTCGCCGGCATAGACGACCCGCGCCAGGCCGGCGCTGATCAGCATCTTGGCGCAGATCAGGCACGGCTGGTGGGTGACGTAAATCGTGCCGCCGTCGACGCTCACGCCATGACGGGCGGCCTGGATGATCGCATTCTGCTCCGCGTGCAGCGTCCGCACGCAGTGGCCGGCGACCATCAGGTGACCGATATCGTCGCAGTGCGCCAGGCCGGGCGGTGACCCGTTATAGCCGGTCGTGAGCACGCGCCGATCTTTGACGATGATCGCCCCGACGCGCGCCCGGTCGCACGTTGCCCGCTTGGCGACTTCGAAGGCGATACCCATAAAGTAGGCGTCCCAGGAAGGGCGGGTCATTGACGCTCCTCACGCGCCGGCACCGGGCCGGCCAGCAGAAGGCCCCGGCTGTCGAATATCCAGGCCGGCGGCTGGCCATGAAGCTCGGCGAAACGTCGGGCGGCGGCGTCTTCGTCGGTCTTAATCGGGAAGGCCAGATAGAAGTGCTCGGTCGGGCTGGGCGGAGTAAGGCCCTCGGACGAGACGTAACCGTTGCCCACTCGGACCTTCATAAGCCCTCGTCTGCTCCCTTCGCCATCTTGGCGATAGCGATAGCATAGCCAAGGTCGGCAAAGCGGCAGCGGTCCAGGAAGGCCGCGTCACGGCTCGACGGCTGTGGCTCATACTCCCATTCGCCCGTGCGGGAGAGCACATTGCCGCTGCAGCGCACGGCCCACAGATCGGGGCCTTTCATCTGCTGACACCGCTCGACCGTGACGCCAAGGACGGTCTCACGGTCGAGGCCGGAGTTGCCGGTCGGATCGGGCCGCTTGACCCAGATCGACGCCACCCGCGCCAGGAGATCGTTATGCTTTTCGGCCAGCCGGCCCAGGGCGTCCTCCGCCCGTTCGGCGCGTTCGTGATTGTACGCCCCGAAGCGGGACGTATCCTCATACATCGCTTCCAGCGCGGCGACCCGCTCGCGGAGCGTGGCCGCCGCGGCTTCGGTTCCCGTCAGCTTGGCCCGCATCGAGTCGATGACCCGCGTCAGGGTTCCGACTTGCGTAGCCCGCCGCGTCGCCTCAGCGCGCACGCTCGTGACTTCGGCCAGTAAGCCGTCGCGGTCCTCGCGCAGCATATCGGAGAGCGGCCGCACGTCGTCACCGACCAGCACATTGATCGCGGCGACGCTTTTTTCGAGCTGCCCTCTGGTATCTTCCAGGTCCTGCTCCAGCTTGTTGCGGGTACGCATCAGATCGCCAATCGCGCGGCCGCGGCGGTCGACCTGCTCTTTTAGTTCGCCGGCCTCGGCGCGCATCCGGTCCACTTCCAGGCGCAGGGCGATTACTTCGACCTTGGCGTCTTCCAGGCTATTCTCTGCCGTGGCCGCCCGGACCCGCTCCGCGCCAAGTCCCTCTTGACAAGCCAACAGGCTCCGCTCTAATCTTTCTACCCGTGCCGCGCTGACCATCTTCTGGCGGCCGGCGACCGTCTCATTCGAGTCCGCCGTTGTCATCTTCCGTATCCTCCTCGTCACCAACAGGCGGGGCTTCATAGCCGGCCCCAGGGCTGACCCGGCGCGCGCCGGATACCTGACCGATGATCGCCCTCACGTCGCGGCCGGTCTTGTCGATCACCGCGCGGGCGGCCGCGGCCGCCTCCGGCGACGGCCCCTCGATCATGACCGGGGACCCGGCCCGCGCAATCTCACGCAGGCGCGCCGGCGGGCTGAAAACGGCCCGCCGCAGTTCGGCCTCATACGATTCGACAAATCGGGCGCGCCAGCTTGGCTCGTCCTTGGGGCTGGATAAGCCGTAAGCCTTCCAGCCTAGCTGGTGCATCACCAGCGTGGCGATAGGGTCGGGCATCTGGTAGACGCCGTCCACGATCTCGACAATTCGCCCAAGCTGGCGCTTGACACCGGCCCAGGCGTCATAGGCGTTCGGCGGCCGGCCATTCGCCTGATACTCGACGGTCAGATCGAAGATCGCCTGAAGTATCTCGGCAATCGTCGGAAAGAACGTCTTGGTGCGTACCAAGTAAAGCGCCGCGGCATAGAGCACGTTCGGCGGATACTCCGCCAGGGCGTCCCGATAGACGCCCATCTTGACCTGTGCCGAATAGGCGTCGGTCTTGCCGACCGGAAACATGGCCGATATCAGAATCCAAAAGTCATCGAATGTTTGCGGGTTCTGCTGGGGCTGGCTCACCGAATACCTCCTGCCAGGTTAGGTTCCACCGGGCCAGGGCCGCTGGCGTTGCCCGGCCCTCGCTGTGCATCGTCATGAGCGCCGCCCGAATATTCGGGTTGGGATGCCATGGCTGCCCAATCGGCGCGCCGCGCGGCACAGAAGACGCCACGGGCTTGCTAGGCCCGGCCCCGTTCAGGCTCCAGGCGCTGATGTTGACCGCTATGTATGAGAGCGACAGATGCCGGCCCGACCAGAAGCGGTCGGCCTTGAAGTGGCGATAACAGGCGACGACCGTCGCGGCGTCGTAGCCGGCCTCCGCCAGGCGCTTGGCGGACTGGCCCTCACGCCCGCCGTTGACTAGGAGCTTACGCTGGGCAGGCGAGTAGCCAAGGGCCTCGATATAGGCTTCCATAATTTCGCGCTGTGCGGACGCCGTTTCGGCGGGTATCTGCGTCCGCACGTCGATCCCGGTCAGCGTCTTGACGGCCCCGGCTGCAATGCCGGGGATCATGAGCAGATCGGCGGGCTTTGCCGCGGCCGCCGTTTCGGGGGTAAAGCCGGCCTCGACTAGCGCCGCAACTTGCTTCTTATTCAGGCCCTTGGGCCAGGCCGGTTCAGGCCCGGAGGCCGCCGGCGTAACGTTGCTAACTAGGCCGGCAGGCGGTCTGTTATCCGGCTTGACCGCCGGCAAAGTATCTTTACAAAGTGAACTCTCGTAAACGATCATTTCGTGGGCTGGGGAGCCATCGGCCTGCGGGACGGTGGCCCGTCTGACAAGGCCGGCCTGCTGTAGCTCACGCAGGATGCGCCGGAGCGCGATCATATCGGTCGGTGGGCCGGCGCTGACCAGCGTCCTAAATGGCATCTTGGAACCGTCTCCGTGGCCTATTAGGAAAGCAAGGAGGCCCATGGCCTCCCATGAGAGGCCCGTTTTGGCGTCTGTGGCGCGACGGGGGTAGAAAAACCCTCCACCGTCAGGGGTTGTTGCTTGTACGGTCGGCACGGTCTGCTCCTTGCTATGATCGGCGCTTCATCACGCCCATTCCTATTGTAACTCGTTTTTTCTTTTTTGCAATACCCAAAATTAAGGAACTTTGCCGCGGTCATTTTGTAAATTGGGCCTTTACATTCTGAACCGTTGGGGTATAATATAGAGGATCATGCGGCCCGGAGAGGGTCGCCCCTTTTGTGAAAGGAGTAGTAGCATACCATGGCAGGCGTAAAGGCAACAAACCCACAGGCCCTCCAGACGATTGACCAGGAATTCGATCTGGTCATTCCCGACAAGGGGATCATGGAGCAGGTCCCAAGTCAGGCGAATATGGCGGTGCTTCGGCAGATGGCCGAGGCCGGCCTGATCGACGCCAAGAAGCAGGCCGCGGCGGTGATGATCTATTTGACCATCGCGCCGGATAGCCTCAAGTATTTGAAGGTCATCCATTTGATCGAGGCCGCCGACCGCGTCCTCGACGGCGAAAAGCTCGGAGAGGACTTCTACCTCATCCCCAAGCTGGGCGTCTACACCAGCAAGCGCGGGATGCAGCGCAAGCTGGGCCTGGCCGGCCTGCCGGCACCCCGCGTCGTGGCCCGGCTGATGACCGAGGCCGAGCGCGCCCTGCACGATCTTGACGACCCGGAGGAGCACGGCAGTATTGTCACAATGACCTGGGACGATCTGCACGTCTCGGTCGAAGGCGCGGGCGTGGTCAATCTGGCTAAGATGTACGGTAACTCGATGCTGATCTGGCCGAAGGACGGATCGCAGGATCGCCGCCCGACGCCGGCCCCGCGCAACCAATGGCGGCTTGTTGCGCCGCCCGAAGGGAAGTCGTGGGCTTGGGTGGCGCAGAAGCGGGCGGAGCGCGACGCCCTCAATAAGATGTCTGGCTTCAAGTTCGTGAAGCCGGCCGAGCGCGTTCAGGCGGGCCGGGAACTGGGCCTGCCGATGATCGGCGATCAGGTCGACGGCTTCATCAATACGGCGCAGGCGAAGGCCGCCATCGATGCCGCCGTAGCACAAGCCGCCCTGGCTTACCGCGACCAGCAGATCATTACGGTCCTGGGCCAGGAAGCCTACGAGACGCTGATCACCGCAAGCGCCAAGGCCGGCCAGGTGGCGATGCGCGGCAATCCTGCCGATGACCCGTTCGACGCCATCGAGGCCGGCACGGATCGCAAGGCCCTCGCCGCGCCGGCCCCGGCTGACGACGGCGACGACTTTGACGAAGTAGCCGCCGCCGCCGTGGTCATGGCCGCCGACTTTGATATCCTGACGCAGCTTCAGGACTCGGAGATTGAGCTTGTCAAGGTCCATCCCGAATGGGCAGGCACGGCGACCGACGCGCAGGTAACGCTCTGGAATGAGCGATGCGCCGAGGCAATCGCCGACGTGAGCGAGGCCAAGGGATCGGCGGGCGTCCTGCTCGTCACAGCCCGCCTGTGCCGGGCGCTGCCGTCAACGGCCGCTGACGCCGACTTCCGCCCGCTGCAGGCGCAAGTGCGGGCCTGGATGCGGGCCTGGCTGGTGCCCGCCAAGCCGTTCATGCTGACGCCGGAAGGCAAGCAGGCCATTCTGATGGTCCATGCCGAGGCCCTCAAGGCATGGCATGAGGCCGGAGCGTAGTACCGCCCGCGGCCTACGGGGAGCCTTCTCCGTAGGCCGCGGCGAAAGGATCGCCCTATGCCCGAACAAACCGCGCCGGTCGTTACCCTCACGCCGGAACAGCGCAAGGCCCTGGGCCGCCTGTGGTTTCGCTATGGCAACCATGGCCCCAAGCATACGGACGCCGGCCATAAGTTTATCCAGGCGCTGCTGGAAGGCGGTACAGACGAACGGGCATTCTTTAACCCGCCCGCCGAAATGGTGACCGAAGTTGACAAAGTCCTGGGCCTGCCTAAGCCCATCGTATGCCCGATGTGTTGGGCCAAGATAGCGCCGCTCAATACGGGCAATCTTCGCAAGCACGGTAAGCCGTGCCCGGCGAGCAACCTATCGCCGGCAGATGCCGAGGCGATGGCGGCCCGGCGCGAGGCGGCCGGCGATGCCTGGTATGCCGCCGAGCAGGAAGTCGGACGGCTTTTCGACCTACACGGCGACGGCCTGAAGGATACGCCGGAAGGCCAGGCCGCGGTCGAGCTTGAACAGAGCCTTTGGCGGGTGTTCGTAGCCGCCAAGGAAGGAAAGTGAGATATGGAGTACTCCGGTATTAGCTGGTGCGACCATACGGCCAACCAGTGGCGCGGCTGTACCAAGGTCTCGCCGGGCTGTAAATTCTGTTACGCCGAAACGCTGCGGGACGGGCGTTTCGGGAAGGGCGAGTGGGGTCCGACCGGGGTCCGCTCGCCGGCCGCCGAGTCGTATATCGCCAAGCTGGAGCGCCTGAACGCCGTCCCCTGGCTCAAGTGCGACGCCTGCGGCTGGCGCGGCAAGGAGGCCGCTGCGGTGGGCGGGGCGTGCCCGGCCTGTGGATCGGGGGGCCTTGCCGTCACCTATCAGCGCGTCTTTTCCATGAGCCTGGGCGACTTCTTCGAGACGCACCAGGGATCGCTCGAAATGCCGCGCTGGCGACGTGAGGCCCTGGAGCAGATGGCCCGGCTGCGCAATCTGCGCCACCTTGTCCTGACCAAGCGCATAGACGACGTGATGTGGCTGATCGATCAGGCGTTCGGCCCTCATTCGGCGGCCGACTGGCTGCTGGCTAACCCTCACGTCATGATCGGCACGTCGGTCGAAAACCGTGACTATACCTGGCGGATCGAGGAACTGGCGCGTATCCCCACGTCTATGCGCTGGGTATCGTTCGAGCCGCTGCTTGGCTCAATCGACCTGTCCACCATCCCAGGCATCGACAAGATCGCCTGGGGGATCGTCGGCGGCGAGTCAGGGCCGAGCGCCCGCCCGATGCCCCCCGCTGCTGCGGCGCGTATCGTGGCCCACCAGGCGGCCCTGGGGATTACGGCGCACTTCAAGCAGTGGGGCGAATGGGTCCCCGTGAGCGAGATCGGCGAGCAGGTCGGCGAGTATCTCTATCGCGTCCTGCCCGAATATCGCCGGGCGGCGGCCGGCGCGCGCTGGGGCGTGTTCGGCCCGGACGGCGAATTCGGCGAGGCCGAGGCGGGTCTTGACGCCGAGGCCATGGTCGAGGAAGATGAAGGCCCGGTCATGATACGGATCGGCAAGAAGGCCGATCCCTGCACTATCGGCGGGAAGATACGCCGCGCCTTCCCTGCCGAACTCGTATAAAATAGACCGTTGACAATCTAAACGACCGTGCTATAATCTAAGTAACGTCAAGCGAAAGGAGTAGCACATGGTCAACGTCGTCCTCGCGGTCATCGCCGCCATCCTCTTTGTCACCCCCCCGCAGCCGGTCCAGCCGACCGGCTATATTCGACCAAGGGCTTTTTTTCCCATGATCGCCGGTCAGGATACCGGGCTGCGCACCGAAACGATACCGGTCGCGCAGCCCGGTATCTGGCTGCACGTCAAGCTCACCGGGCCGGAGGCGTCCGTCAAGGCTCACGCCCTGGTCTTCAATCCGACCTATCCGGGCGGGACGTGGACGCGCCTGGTGCCGATCGGCGAAGGATGGGTCCATATTCGTTATCGGGTTGAATGGAACGCCGTGCCGGCCTGGGCGACGCCCGAAGCCTGGCAGCCCGTGATGGCGGGCACGCCCCCCGGCGACAGCCCGCTATGGTGGCACGAGCAGCGGGTATTCGAGCTTAGGGGCACCGGCTATCTGGTCGATGCTCTATTCGTAGACGCACAGTAAGGAGAGACCGAAATGAGAGACAACACCCTTCGAGTAGCGGCACAGCTAGCCGCCCTGTTGGTAGGTATCTGCCTGGCCCTCACCGCCTGCAATCCGGCCGCCGGCACCACCGCGGACAGCGACAGCGGGTATCTCTACAAGAACAAAGACAGCGCCAAGATACCCCTCGATGACGCCATCTACACGCTGACGGGCGTCGTCGTAGGCGACGTGCGCAGCGTCACCCGCCAAGGCCCGACGACCGCCAAGGTAACGATCACGGAAGGGGTGACGACCGGGACGTTCTTCACGCCTGAGATGACGGGTAAGGGCATGGTGCGCCTGTGGATCGAGAAGTCGGATTACTGGAACGCGCCGGCCGAGTCAATCGTTATTCTCAAGACCACCGATACCAAGGCCGCGGCCCTGCTCAACGGGGATCGGGTGACGTTCAAGTGCCGGGCGCAGGCCGAGGCCATCGCCCCATCATACACCGATCAGCCTTATGACGTGACCGAGCTTCCGATCACATGGGAGCTTGATTTCTGCCGTATGAGCACGGCGCGCGTCGAGGCCGGCCCGCTGCCGGCCAAAAGCTGGACCGGGGGTCAACCATGAGCGTAGAAGGCTGGCAGCCCCTGCCGGCGGGTAGCAGCCTGCCGCCCGCCGTTTGGGGCAAGGATCACTTTTCGACTTTGGCCTATCTGGAAACGTGCGCCGTCGATCATAGCGGAGCCGTGTCTAACGCGCGCCTGCGCTGTGACGACCGCCTGCACCCGGCGGTGGCGGACCGCCTGCCGGTCGACGCGCGCGAGTATCCGACGATCCTGCGCGGTGGCAAGCTGCAGGCCGGCCATGACGACTGGTCGTGTATCGAGGACTTTGTGGCTGCCGGCCTGCTCATGGCCTACTATCTCGACCGGAACGCCGCACAAGAGATGTACTCCGGCGCGCGGATCACGCGCCAGGTCCGCGTCTCTTTTACGCACGCTGGCATTCGCCTGGCTCATTCCCTGCGGGCCTGGAAGATGCTTGGCGGAACCTACGCCACGTTCGAGATGGAGGCCGCCGAATGAGCCGCCCAAGCGAAGAGGACCTGATTCGGGTCATCAACTATCTATGGGCCTCTGACGATATCGAGGCCGCAACGAAGGCCGGCCGCTTCCGCCTGATCGGCGGTAAGGCCAAGTCGGTCAACGTTGGCGAGTGCCTGATCGCGCCGCACTCGCGGGGCAGGCTCGCTGAGGCTATCCGGCTGACGAAGGCCGGCAAGCAGATGCCCCCGATCAACTGCGAGCGCGTCATCGTTGGCCCGCACGTCTTCTACAATGTGTCAGACGGCAATCATCGGGTCGCGGCCTGCCGGGAACTAGATAAGCTCACCGTGCCGGCGCTTGTGGCCAGCCAGATCGTGGTCGATGCGTCGCCCTTGTCCATTTTAGACTTCTCGGCCCCCGGCCTGTGGCGTATGGTCGTCGCGCCCAACCAGCCCTCTTACTTTCGCCTGGTCGTCTGGCTGAGTGACCTATCGGAGTCGGAAGGGGAGGCCCTCAAGTGGCTGTTAGCCGAGGCCGCCAAGCCGGCGCGCCTATGGCCGATCATGGACGCCTGGCATAGCTGGCCGGTTGGCACCGGCTTCGAGATCGACGGCCTGCCGGAGTATACCCTTCGCAAGATCAGCGCCAGCGAGGCCGACCGCTTCAGCCGCCTTGGCGTCTGGCTGGGCCGCGTCACGGTCACCAGCGAAACCGGCCAGCACCAAGAGCTTTGGGCGCGCCGGACGTGGAACGACGTGATAGACGCGGATTAAGGCCGCCTACGAGTTTTGTCAATTTGTCAAACTGCTTCTTGACAATCTGAACGGATAGTGTATAATGTGTTTAGATTAGATATTCGAGCGCCTGAGCAGGCGATATTCAGACAAAGGAGCAGCAGGATCATGGCACCCAATCTTTACGCAAACGGTCAGTTAGACGGAGCCTATTTCGGGCGACAAAGCGCCTGGCACACGATGGGCAAGGTGGGCGATCTGGAGCCGGAGCAGGCATACGCCGAACTTGGTATCGGTGACGAGCGCGCCGAGAAGCTCTATCGCAAGGACGGCACCGAGACGCAATGGTCGATCATCACCCGCACCGCCGCCGACGGTACGCCGATCACGGTCAGCGACCCGGTCGCTCAAACTTGGTTCTGGGTTTCGCACGCCGAAGCCGCCGCCATCGCCGGCCGGGCGACAGGCGGGCACTTGGTCGAGACGATGGGCGTCCTCGGTCAGAAGCGCGGGGACATCATGTTCTGCACGTTTCCCCTACGGACGGTCAAGATCACCGGGGACGAGCATAAGCAGTATGTCTTTTTCATGAACTCGCTGCGCTATCAGACGGCCTCCGTGCTGGGCGTCACCGACGTTCGGATGGTCTGCCAGAATACGGTAGACCTGGGCCTGGCCCGCGCGGCCTCGATCTTCAAGGCCGGCCATCGGGAAGGCGTGGTCGCAGAGACGCTAGAATGGTTCCAGGGCGTTTGGGGCACGGCGATTGAGCGCGGCGACGAGATCGTTGTCGCCGCCGAGCACCTGGCGACGATCAGGGTCGATGACAAGGCCCTGGCCGAGGCCCTGATGACCGTCATCCCCTACCGCGCTGAGCCACGGCCCACGGGATCGCCGAAGCGCGACCGGGACAATCAGCGGTCATGGGAAAACTGGAACGCTCGCACCGCTCAGGCTCACGCCCTGGTGGTCGATCTGTTCAACGGCAAGGGCGCTGGCATCGATCAGCCCGGCCTCGCCGGCACGGCCTGGGGCGCGTGGAACGCCATAGGCGAGTGGTGCGATCACTTTGCGCCGGCAGCCTCACCCGCCGCCCGCGCCGAGCACGCCCTGGTGGGCGATACCGTGCGGATCAAGGCGCGGGCCGCCCGTGTCCTGGCCAGCCTGTAGCGAACGAAAAAAGGGGGGGGAACAAATGCGCGCATTTGTTCCCCCCCCTTGGAGTAAGATCATGAAGGCAGCTAACGAAGTTCGGCAGCGGGTTGTGATAGTAGGATCGGCGCTTGAGACGTGGATCGGCCACGCGGTCGGGATCGCTGAGTTTGTAGATAGTCTACTGGCCGGCCGCCTGATCGAGCAGCGTTCGCTCGGAATGCTGGACATGACGCCGCTGAAGCCCGGCGAGGATGCCGCCGCCATTCTGGCCAGCCCTCACTTTTCGGGGCGGTACGCATGGCGCTGCACGGCATGGCTGTTCGCAGACGGAGTGATGGTCATCGCCGGCCTGCGTGACGTTATCGCCGCCGATGGGCAGCCGCAGCGTCAGGCGCAGTTCACCGTAGTGGACCGCGAGGCGAGCCTACTCCTGCCGGTCAAACCGCGGCCGAAGGCCCGGTCCTAAAACGATCACACCCCCGGCCAATGAAACGCCGGGGGTGTGACCTGAGCAGGTAGCAGGTAGCAGCGGGAACCAGCATAAGGATACCACCAGATATTCCCGCTGTCAAGAGGTGAATTTTGACGACAATTCTAGCCACCGTTCTGATCGCTGCCGCGGCCGCCTGTCACCCTCCGGCCGGCGCGGCGGTCAAGCGGCAAACGATCCCGCTCACCGCCTACTATCTGCCATCCGAGGCGGACGGCTGGACGGGCGTCGAGATGCCGGCCCTGGCCGGACGTACTACGCCGCGCGGCTTCTGGAAGGCTGTGCAAATGAATGGCACGGGCCGCACGGCCCGCGGCGAGTGGGTTGTGATAGATGGGCCGGGCTTTCGTGAGATCGAGGCACCTAGAGGCCGCTACGGGCCGCTACGGGCCTTTGAGACCGCAGCCGCCCACCCGTCTTTGTTCCCGGAAGGAACGACGGTCTGCCTGCCGGAATTCGGCGGGCGAGTGATGACCGTCACCGATACGGGCGGTGGCCTGGGCCGGGCCGGGCCGCTTGATATCTTTGTAGGCGACCGTGCCTCATTCGAGGCGTGGATACAATCGGGGCCGAAGCAGGCCCTTGTCATTTCGTGGCGGTCGGCCGAGTCCGACCGTCTAAACTAAAGGAGCAAACATGACTCAAACCGTAACACAGGAGCAACTTGAGGCGCTGCGCGAGGCTTTTCTGCGCACCGAGTCGGTTCATGCCGCGGCCGCCGAGGCGGGCATCCCGCGCACGGGCGCATACTACCACTTGAGCGCGATGGGCTTTACCTTCAGCCGGACCCCGCCGTTGAAGGAGTTGGCCGAACTGCACGGCCAGCGGTGGAGCTATAGCCGCCTGGCGGAGCACTTCGCTGTTAGCCGCGGTACCATCCATAACTGGATGGTGAAGGCGGGCCTGACCACCAGCGGGCGGCGCAGCCGCGCCGAAGCATGACCCCGCCGGTCTATCTCGTCAGCCTTGCGCTGACGATCTTTCTGGCCGCGGACGGCCTGATCCGGCTTTACGACCTGGCAGAGGCCAAGTCGGATCGGGCTGCCCGGCTGCGGCCCGCCGCCGAGGCCCTGATCGGCGCGGTGCTAATGAGTATCCTACTGAGAGGAGTTTCATGAGCGATACCCGCCCCGTCACCGAGCCGGTTCAAGGCCGGCAGATCACCATCGAATTCGAGGGCCTGGAGCCGATCAAGGCCGGCCCGGTAGACATTACCCTGAGCGTTGCGGAACGCTTCTGGCGCTTTCATGGCCTCAACCCCCACGTCTTGAGCGCCCTGCACTCCCTGGCCATGCAGCAGGTGCGGGCCGGCCGGCGCGTCCTGTCGATTGACGATCTAACCTGTGTCCTGCGTTACGCGTCGTCAATCGTCACCGAAGGCGAGGTCTTCAAGATGCCTAACGACTTCCGGCCCTTCTACGCCCGCCTGCTGGCTGACGTGTACCCCGCCCTGCGGGGCCTGATCGAGGAGCGCCGCATGTTTCGGAACGAATACGCCCCGCCGGCCGAGCTTGGGATAGACTCAAGCTGGCGCAATCCCAAGGTGCTAGTATGAGCACCAAGGTATCGGTCGTCAAGGAATTGGCCGCCGTGCGTGAGGCGCTGCAAACCATCGCCGCCTGGGCCGATGGCGAGGACGGCGAAGCGTCACCGTCCGACGCCAAGGTCATCACCGCCATGGTCTCCGGCCTGCAGCGCATCGCCGGCCAGGCCAAGGAGCTAGACGCCTGGCGCTAGCCCCCGTCAATCCGCCATTTAGGAGGCCCGTTTTTGTGCGGGCCTTTTTTGAAACTGGCTATTGACAATCTGAATGACCGTGCTAGAATAGAAGTATGTCAGACGAAAGGATACCCAACCCATGAAGCCTTTTTGTAGACGTGACCTGTGGGCCATCCGGCCCGGCGACGAGCTTTGGTGCTTGCTGCCCGAAGGGCACGCCGCCAAGGTCGAGATCAGCGCAATAGCGATTGACGATAGCCGCCTGCGGGCTGCGACGTCGGACGCGGCCCTGCTCGAATTCGCCAGCCCGTGGGGGATCGGCGCGGACCACCTGACCTTTGTCGCTGCCGGCAGCAAGCGGCCCGCGACGGCCTTTGTGCTCTCCGGCCCGTTACTCCCCTTGATGCGCGCCGAGACGCCGGCGGAAGCGGCCCGCCTGGCGGCGTCTTACGAGGCTCCGAGCCGCCCGACCGAGCTATTCTACTGGGGCGACGTGCGCTTCTATTCGGCCCCGGTCCTCCTGTCAGCCTCGGCCAATCCGACCGTCGAGCCGCTCATTCTGGCCCTGTGGCCAGGCGAAACGCCGGACGGCCAGACCGGTTATTTTTGGGATCAGGTCCTATGGCTGGGACCGGGCGAGCTATTTAATCGCTGGCGCTTTGCCAACGCGGGCTACTTCCCCGGCGGTAACGGTAGGTTCGTGATCGCCGGCAGCCCGGCCGCCGCCGCCGCTAAGATCGTCAAGGCCCTGGAGAGCTACGAGAAAGGCGAGGTCGACCCATGGCGCGAGTAACGAAAGCCGAGGCCAAGGCGGCGGCCTCGATAGTCGAATTAGCCGCCGACCTGGCCGAGCTTGGCGAGATCACGGCCCTGTATGAGGAGGATCGCCAGGATACGATCCGGCGCTATCAGGCCAAGCTAGACGCCATAGGCGTCGCGGCCGATAAGGCCAGCGACGCCTGGGCTGACGCCATGGACAGGCGCTGGTCCAACTGGCGCGAGGTCATCACGGCCTCGATCCCGCTAAAGGAGAATGATGAGCTATGAAGATCGCATACATCGAGAAGAACCTGGGGCAGAAGAAGCTGGCCCTGATCGCGATTGCTAACGCAATCATCGCCGACTACGAGCGCCAGGGGTATGACCTGACTCTGCGCCAGCTTTACTACCAGATGGTGGCGGCCGGCCATATCCCGAACAACGAGCGCACTTACAAGAACTTGGGCACGGCCATCGATGACGGTCGCATGGTGGGCCTGATCGATTGGGAGCGCATCGTAGACCGGACCCGTAACCTGGAGGGCCTGGGCCATTTCGGCAGCCCGGCCGATATCATGCGGGCCGCCGTTTATTCTTACCACGAGGACAAGTGGGCCGGCCAGGAATATCACCCCGAAGTATGGGTAGAGAAGCAGGCCCTGGCGGGCGTTGTGCAGCGCATCTGCAACCGACTGGACGTTTCCTTTTTTGCTTGCAGAGGCTACGTGAGCCAGAGCGAAATGTGGGGAGCCGCCCGGCGCTTGATGCGTCACAGAGACGCCGGCCAGCATCCCGTCATCCTCTACCTGGGCGACCATGACCCCAGCGGGATCGACATGACGCGCGACGTCGCCGCCCGCCTGAGCCTGTTCGTAGGCGACGAGGTTGAGGTCCGCCGGCTGGCCCTGAACTGGAGCCAGATCGAGGAGTACAATCCCCCGCCCAACCCCGCCAAGCTATCGGATAGCCGGTCGACGGCCTACATCGAGGCCCATGGTGACGAAAGCTGGGAACTAGACGCCCTGCCGCCGCAGACGATCAATTCGCTGATCGAGGACGAGCTAAATGACCTGATCGACTTCGACGCCTTCGAGGCCGCCGCCGCCGCTGAGGCCAAGAACAAGGCCCTGCTGCAGGAGGCCAGCAAACGCTGGCCATCCGTGGCCCGCTTCCTGGAGAAATAGGAACGCTCCCCGGTGACCAAACCGGGGAGCGTTTACTCCCGCCCCAAAGCGAAAGGACTCTCCCTCCCCGCTGGCCATTATACCACAGTCAGGGGCCGAAAAACGAGTTTTGAAAAAAGCTCAAAATTTAAGGTTCAACCCCTTGACAAACTGAACGAATAGGAGTATGATGTTCATAGTTAGAAAAAAGAATAGCAGCCGGGACGCAAGACACCGGACCTGAGGGCCAGAACGGACCCCAGCGAATGCGGAGAGCGAAAGCGAAGCGTCAGCCCGGAGTAAGACCAGAACCGCCCCCCCCCGACTCCTGACCGGTAAGTCCGCAAGGACGCAACCACCCCGGCATAAGGAAGCTAAGAACGGAAGGGCGGGACTGAAAAAGTTTCGGCCTTATGCTAAGGCCCCCATGAGCGAGCGGCCCAGACGGGCGGAGGCGCACAACCCTCTCTAGCCTAACGGCGAACGAGGAGGCGAACTCCGACGACGGGAACACACCACTCGCTAGGGAGCTTACAAGGAGCGGCCCGGAAGAAACGCAGGCGCACTATTCCCCCTAAAGGAAGGCGCAAGACGCGGGCCGGACCAACCCGCCCCTTGAAAGTAACCCCGGACATTATGGGGGCCTTAGCATAAGGCCGAAGACGACAATAAGCCAGGACTAGCGGGATCGGAAGCAACGAGTACCGGGTGAAGCCGGCTCAGGCGAAGCGGCACCTAGCGAGGACCGCCCGCCCCGAAAACATGAAAATGGACCGCCACCCGAAACGACATACCGTCAAGGGGATCAGGCGTAGCTAGTCACAGGATTTATCGCCTCTCTGTTGCCACAAGCGGCGGAAGTAGGATCGGCGAAGGCGGAAACGCCGGCTCGGTCCACAGCCACTGCCTCACGGGGCAGCGTATCCTAGAGATACGGGCAACAGAGAGGCGATAAGTCAAGGATCAAAGAACTAAACCGGGCCGCCTGGGCGCTGCTCGGAGGCAAAGTTCGGTAAGCCCAAGCGGGTCGGCTAGCGCCGAAGCAGGCCGCTTGGTAAGCCAAGAGCGCCGGGGTTGGCAACTCGGCACCGAACACAGCCTCCGTCACCGGCCTACTTGGCTGCAGACAGGCGGCCCGGTTACAAAAATTTTTCGGCTTTCTCAGTTACGCCGGACGCTCGTAGACAAGAGGCTCGGCATCGTAAGGCCATGCGAAGTGGCTCCGGCCCCGGAGAGACAAGGGGCTGGACGTAAGCCGGTAGCTCATCTCAGCCGATCTTAAGCGGGCCGGAAGGCTGGCGACTGATCGGGCACAGGAGCCTGGGCCGGGCACTACCTGGCCGGCGCAACCGAGAAAGCCGAAGGAATGCAGCGGGTCACTCAGACCTAGATCAGAGCGATAGTGTAGTATGCGACCCATAAGACGGAGGTCGCCGGCCGGCGAAGGCAAAGCCCGGAACAGGGACGGCCTAGACGGCTGAAGCATAATCAAGGGAAGCCCCCTTGACGGTGCGATGGCAGAAATCGCTCGCTCTGATCTGCGCCTGAGTAGAGATCGCCCGGCGATGCAAGCTACCCAGTCAGCGCAACGCGCCATGACTGACATTGCTAAACAGCGAGGCGAGCGGGTTGAAAGTGGAGGCGAAAAGCTCAAGGAAAAGGGCCAGCCGTTGAAATAGACGAGCGCCCTGAGCATCGCCTTCCGCCCGTCACAGCTAACAGGCGCAAAACCGGATGATACGGGCACGGGTTTGAAACGGCACCCGCCCCTAACGTTCATGGATACAACGGTCGCCGCTGATAAAGTGGGGCCTCGTATCATCCATACCAAACGACCCAGATCGCCGGGCGCACGCCCTAGAGACACGAAGGAAGGAGTAAGCCTATGAAACGTTAGCCCTGAAGATTGGTAGCCGCCTCGCCTGTGGGGCCAGCAAGATCGCCTCACAGGAAGCCCCCGGAAGCCCGCAAGGGTAGAAGCTCTCAGGCCGCAAGGCGACAGACTCCGGCGCAGGCCGGACGGGCTGGGCAGGGTCCATAGATAACCGGACCATCGTGAGGCGAGCAAGTCAGCACAGATCATTCGGCCCGGCCGCTGGCGCGGTTGGAAGGTTACAACGTCACGGGGACGGAAAAAACCTGGCTGGACCGAGCAACTCGACAAGGAGGCAAATCAAGCGCATAATCGACCATCTCAGAGCCGGCCCCGTGTAGGCCGGTAGGCGACACCGCATCTATCACCGACCGTCGCACGGCCGCGGGGCCTTACAACCGGGATCGGTGACCAGTAGCAGGAAAGGGCACAAGCCAGGTGAACGAACCAGACGCGGGCGGTATGCCCGCCAAACAACAAGCCGGGCCGCCGGGTATCGACAGGCGGCAGCGGGCGGGGTAGCTGAGGAACACGCTCCGGCCCCCGCCCGCTTTCAAGATTGGCCTCAGTTCAGAGGCCGCGAGCATGAGCCGAGCGTGAGCGACTCGGCAGGGGCTGGCATCCCCTTAGACCGGCGCGCATAAATGCCTGAAGTGCTGCCGGGTGCAGCGGTTCAAATCCGACATGCTCGCGGCCTCTGAACCGCGACCAATCAATTCAAGAACAGGAGCCTTCTAACTATGCCCGATCTAATGCCCGTTCAGCACGTCCAGTGCGCCCAAATGGACGAGACGCAGCACTTCGGCGGATACGTCCAGACGGGCCTTTTCGACGAGCGCCGCTGGCCGGAATGCACCTGCCCGAAGTATACCTACACCAAGCCGACGCTCAACTTCGGCGGCCGGATGGTCAAGCCGCCCTGCAAGCATATACTGGCCGCTCAAAATACCGTCTGCCAGTATCATTCAGCGGAGGACGGGTCGCCCCTTTTCGAGGGCGTATGCCCCCGCTGCGGCGGGCCGGTTGTGCCCGTCACCGTCATGGTCTAGCCGGCCTCGTAGCCCCAAAAACAGGGGGTAGACGGGCTTTTCACGCCGGCCTGTGTGTGTTTCCATTCAGCCGCCTTAGCGCGGCCCACGTAGGCCGTTTAGTGGCCTAGCCTAGCCTTCTATTGGCGGTTGCCTGAGAGGCCGAAAGGGGCCGGCTGTAACCCGGTCAGCGCAAGCTCTCGCAGGTCCGAATCCTGCACCGCCAACTAGCCGTCAGCGTACTGGCTCAGAGCCAAACTTGCAACGTATCTCTCTCGCCCGTCAAAAAGCTCTGGCTGAGTAATCAGCGGAGCGAGAGCCTGGCCGGGTCCGTGATGTGGCGCAATTGTGCCGCAGTCACATCTGCCGCGGTTAGGTTGCCGAGAATTTCGGCGAGCCTAGTCCAGGGAAGCCGCGCAAGCGGAGCAAGTAAAACGAGGCGTCGGTACACGCCTATCGCCCGCCGCCGGTTGGCAGCCGGCACCAGTACGCTGACGGTGACGCAAGACCTTTGCGGGACGTAGCTCAGGAATGGCATAGAGCGTCCGACAGACAGCCGGCACAACAGCCCCGACGACCAAGGGCCTCGGTCGGCAGCGCAGGGAATGGTCACCCCTGGGGTCAGTCGGAAGGACCGGGGTTCAAGCCCCCGGCGGCCCAGTTGGACCGGGAGTAAGGGCGGTATAGCGTGGGCGATGGGTGGCCAGGGACGCCGAATTCAGACGTCCGGCAAACCCTAACGTGCCCAGCAAGTCACCGAGCCGCAAGGCGGAGCGACTGAGCCATAGGGCCGCCCGAAGCTCCCGGTCTTTTGAAAGTTGCCCCTTGACATTCTAAACGATGGTAGTATACTAGAATCATCTAGCAGCGAAAGGACGCCGACCAAATGATACCAACTAACCGACCGAGACGACCAGACGACCGAACGACCGACCTAGCCGAAGTGAAGGCCGGCCGCCCGTTTACCTGGGGCGAAGTGATAGCCGTCCATGAGATCGGCCCCTATGCCGTGATCGAGGCCCTGCCCTGGACGCGGGACGGTGTCGCGGTGAATACCGGGACGGTCGACTATGACGCCCCCCACAACTTTCACTGCTACACCGATGGCCGGCACCTGGGCCATTCGTTCGGCAGCCTGGAGGCGGCCATTGCGCATTGCATGGCCTACAAGTTTGACGGCGCGAATAGCCAGGCCGCTTACTTCTTCTGCCGCATGATCGGAGTGAATCCATGAGCACCCTGAGCACGGTCATTGTCTCCGAGGGCGACGGCCTCCTGGAATGGCTGCGCAGCCAGGGGATCGTTGGCACCGTGGTCGATCCGGTTGAGGCGCGCATCGATCTGGGGCACGTCGCCGGCCGGCGCGTCGTGGGCCTCGATCCAGACGTAACCTTTGCCATGGCCAGCGCCGCCGCCGAAGTGGTCATTGTCGATCTAGGCGAGTATTCAGTGCGCTACACGACAGCGCGCGACGGGCGCGAGGAGTTGCGCTGGGTCACGTTCGGGCCGGCTTCCGAAGTCGCCGCCGTGGCCAGCCTGGCCACCTACTATGTCGCCACAGCGAGGCCCTTATGAAACAGATACCGCAGGATCGTCTCGATGCCCTCAAGCGCCTGGGCGTGGCCTACTACGCCGCCCGCTTCGCCATCGAGCAGGAATTCCTAGACCCCCCGATTGATCCGGCGACGTACACAACCGGCGACGTTCTTGACCGGGCGGCCTACACCGCTGGCCTGGTCGAAGTCCTGGAATACGTCGACGGGACGGCCCTGACCTTTGAGGCCCTCTGCCCGACCGAGTCCGAGCCGGATCGCTTCTGGACGGTCCAGATATTCGGCGGCCACATCTTCGAGTGCCGCCGCCGTCTGCGCTGCATGGCGGAGGCGAGCCAATGACCGCACAGCATCCCGTCCAGCCGCTGGTGACCGATAGCGCCGGCAGGGTCATGTTCAAGCCTAACGCCATCGTGCAATTTCTGCTGAATGCCGGCCCGTTTGACGAAAACATGCTGAGCCTGATGCCCTGGTCGAATGAGGACCGGGTGCAACTGGCGCAGCTTCTCGGTATGTCGCTGGGCGGCTTCGCCTATCTACCCTACATCACCGACGACGACTTTAACCGGGCCAAGGCCCAACAGATCGAGGAGTTATGGAATGACGCAGACGCTGTATAGATTCTACTGGGACGTTCACAGCCAAGGCGACATCGAAAGCCTGTTCATCGCCGACGACGAGGCGGTCGATGCTGTGCTTGGTATGAACGTCTACTTTGGCGAAGTGCTCGGCAAGCACTCCGAGGTCTACGGCACGCTCGACGCCGAGGACTTGACTATCGTCAGCCAAGAGCCGGGCGTGATCGCTGATCTTGTGCGCCTGTTTGCCAGCGATAGCCGGGCGAAGCATGGCACGATCTGCGGGCTTAACCCCCTGCACTACCTGCGCGACGATGAAGGCGACGAGGTAGAATTCCCGTTGAAACTCGTCAAAACTGACCCCTTGACATAGTGAATAGGCGCGGTATAATAAGAGGGTAGCAGCACATTAACATGATCGAGTAGTATGAGGCGGCAAAAGCGGAGGGCCTAAAAACCCGATGCGGGAGCCTTACGGTTCGACTCCGCAGCGCCTCACATGCGTCGTTCAATGAGAAGGACACGGGCCTTAAGCGAGCTGGCTCAAGTAGCCGGCAGCGCAGGGCGCGCAATGGTGGCTGAGAGTGCCACCCGCGAAATGAAAATCTGGGCGTTTAGTTCTAGCGGGAAAACGCTGGTTCCGCACACCAGAGTCACGAGTTCAAGTCTCGTAACGTCCACCTAGCCGGCGCAGTAGGCCGGTTCATCATGGGCCTGAAGGCAGTAGACGGAGGCAATTGCCTCCCTCCGGGAGCGCGCTAAGTCCGTGAGGATGACGCGAGCGGGGTTCAAATCCCCGACGGGTCCACCAAACCTGGGCGAGTAGCTCACTTGGGAGAGCGCCAGTCTGGCAGACTGGAGGCAGCGGGTTCGAAGCCCGCCTTGTCCACTAGGTCGGGAAGCGAGAGGCAATCCCTCAGCGCACCGGCCGCGCCTTGGGGTCACTGTCGAGGCGACTTCAGCCATCACCGCTCCGGCCGGGCGGCGGCTGAAAAAGGGTTCGATTCCCTGTGGCTCCACCTAGCGTTTAGCCCGCACCTGTGACTTGTCCGTGGCCTCCTCGCCGGGGCAGCGGGCTAAACGCGAAAAGCCTGGCCGGCCCGATACGTATTAATCGGCAGCCGTGCCGCCCGCGTTCAGCGCGCCGGCCGGGCATCATGAGCCAGGAGGCCAGAATGGTCTATCACGAATTCATTGTAGACGGTCGGCCTCGCCGGCACAAGACCCTTGACGAGTATCTTCGGCGGGGCCTGAGAAAGTGGCGGCAATCGACGCGAGTCGTACCCCGCCGCATGAAGTGGTGGCGCGTGACTTGAGGCCAGCGATACGGAAGCGACGGTCCTTATGGGCCGCCCCCGGTTCGATACCGCGGTGGCTTCACAACGGGGTTCGTCTAACGATAACGAGGACACAGGAGGTGATTCCTGAGATGCCGGCTCGACGCCGGCACCCCGCCAATTCTCCCGGCGTAGCTCAGTGGCTAGAGCAACGGTCTCCAAATCCGTTTGGCGGTGGTTCGAGTCCACCCGCCGTGGGCCAAGGTCAAATTGAAACGACCATATTGCGGTGCGGGACGACGACGAAAGTCTAACCCGATCTAAGCGCATTAGCCCGCACCGCTCAGAGAACGCCCGTCGTCGGGGCCTGGCAATCGGGGCAGACCAAAGCCGCCTCAGGGCCGCATAAATGACCTGCCGCGAACAGCCACCCCGGCGATGGGCAAAGAGAGACCGGGTCTCCGCCGGTTCAGACTGGCCGGCATCCCGTGGGCGTCGGCTTCCAAACGCCCAGCAGGCCCCCCGATCACCAAGCCGAAAGCTCCCCTTTTGGGTTGCCCGTCAATGACTAGGCAGAGGTGATCGGGGGCCTGCTCAATGAAAGGCCCCTATGACCAAGTCGATCTTGCTGCGTTACCTATCTAGCCGCGACGACCAGCTTTTTCGTGTCCTGACAGAGATCGTTACCCAACTCGTCGGCCTCAGGCGCGGCCAATCGTCTCAGCAGAGCGCCATCGATACACAGACGGCAATGATCGAGACGGCGACGCAGGCCGCCGGTGTATCACAACCCGATACCTGCCTTTTGTGCGGGCGGCGGGCCAACGACGTGTACAGCGTAGACGAATTTTTCAAGCTGTCATACGGCCTTTGCTGGACGTGCAGCGCCAAGCCGGCCTCACACGTCATGGCCTGCGACGTGATAGCCCGCCTGCTACCGCGAGCGACCGTCATGTCACGAAATGCTTAGTAACCATCGCCTGGTAACTTAACTGGCAAAGTCTGCGACGATCCTCACCATAAGGCCAGGGTGTTCGGCGGTGCACCGCCAGTTCAGCGGCCGGAGGAAAGAAGCGGCGATCTAGGTTCGAGTCCTAGCTGGGCGGCTTAGGGGCGGTTCGAATCCGCCTCGCTGATCGAGGACAGGCGTGAAGGGAGCCTGGTTCGACTCCAGGTGATTTGAGGCCCGCGGCAATAACCAAAAGGCAAACTCCGGTGAGCAAAGATCAGGCCGGCCCGGCCTTCAAAGCGCAGGCGGAATCCTGCGCAGGGGCACACTTCGCTCCTTAGCTCAGTAGGCAGAGCGCCCGACTGAAAATCGGGAGGCCCTGGTTCGACCCCAGGAGAAGCGACCTATGGAAATACACATCGTTTTGTCACTGATAGCAGTCGCAATGTCTGCAATCGCATTCTGCTTTAACGTCGCGACCGCCCTAAGAAGGCGGCGGCGCAACAAAGACCGCGCCTTTTAGCTCAGCGGCAGAGCGCCCGGTGACGACCGGGATACCCTGGTTCGAGTCCAGGAAGGGCGACAAGCCGAACATCTCACTAGCCGGGAGGGCAGACTGCGCAGGCCCTTGGCGAATATCCTGGCGAACTGGCTTAAGACCAAGTGGGACCGGAAGTGCAACCGGACAAACTGCGCCAGCCGGCAGGCCAGAACCTTACCTGGACGGGCGACCGTCAACGTGGGCCGGTTCCGCCGCCTGCCGGCCTTGAAGCCTCATACCTCAGCGGTTAGAGGACCCGGCTGATAACCGGGCTGCCCTTGGTTCGAGTCCAAGTGAGGCTACAAACGGGTGGCAAGCGGAGAGGCGACGCGTAGCCCGACCGCCCAAGGCCCGCCGGGCTTGTGCGTTCCCAGCCGCGAGTGGCTGCGGGAATGTCACGTCAGGCCCGTCCCGTAAGCTCACGGGAGAGCGACGGCAACTTGCCGTAAGGGTCCGGTTCGAGGCCGGGCGGGACAAATAGCACGGGCAGAATTTGCCCGTGAATGAAAGGAAGAAGGCTATGAGGCACACGAAGAAGTTTGCAATGGTCGCTGTCGGGTTCATGATCTTGGCGCTACTGGCACCGGCAGTCGGGGCTGCACCGCTCCCCCCTGCCGCGCCGGACGTAGAGCCTACCAATTACTGCACCAGCGTCACGGTCGAGCCAATCGACACGCAGGGCAATTATCGAGTTCGGGCGGTCGGCACCGGACGATGGGCGCGCTGCATCCTTTACAATTCCAATCCGGTCAACGTCCTGTGTGGCCCGACCGACTTTGGAACGGGAGCGACGGTGTATCTGTGGCCTACCGTTGCGCTGACTGCTGGCCAGGTGATCCAAGTTCAAACGTCGCATACAAGCGCGACATCTGGGTTCAGCACCACAGGCTGCATCGAAACAGTGCCGGCCCCGCTAAGCGTAGAACTTGAAGAGTACTATGCCTTGATCGTTCCGGGCGGCGCAGACGTTCATTGGACCACGGTGACGGAGCTTTACAGCCGCTACTTTACGATTTACCGGCACGCCTCCCAAACAGCACCGGGCGTCCAGATCGCTACTATTCAGGCGGCAAGCCCAGGATCGACATCGGGAGCCAGCTACATCTACAGCGACAGAGGCCCCGTCCTAGCGTCTCGGCAGGGCCGATGGTACTCAATCGAGGCGGTCAGCTCAACTGGCAACGTTACGCGGTACGGCCCATTCCAGGCAACCGTCACTCCCTAACAAGTAAGCCCTGAACGACCAGAATTCTCATGGTTTTGCCCGCTGTATGAACACTTTACAGCGGGCAAAACAACTCGTCACCATCGTCTAGTGGCAGGATAGCGGGCTTTCAACCCGTTGGCAGGGGTTCGATCCCCCTTGGTGGCACCTAGCGGCGGTTACTCACGATCCCCGCCGTGAACCTCCTATGCGGAAGGCGGGTAGTGAATGCCGGTTCACTACCCGCCGAGCATGTCGCCATCGTCTAGGCCGGCAGGACGGCTGATTGTCGATCAGCTAACAGGGGTTCAAATCCCCTTGGCGACGCCTGGCCCGGTCGGGATGTGACCGATTGAGCGGCCGCCGCCCTCCCTGGCGAAACCCCGCCCGCGCGACGGGGGCACAGGGCGGCATCTGTCGAGAGTATCGGGCATCTTTGACCGGGCTTACTGTCTTTTTGGACGATCTACCGGAGTAGCCATGCAGCGAGCAAAGGTAAGAATACAAGGGACGGTTGTCGTGGAGTTCATTTGCGAATGCCCAGGCCACCCGCACAATACCGATACCGAAACGGTCCATATCGACCAGACGGTAAACGATGACAGCCGTAAGGAGATGGCGACCAAGGCGCTTAAGGATCATTTCGGGAAGCCCCGCTTCCGCCAGATCGCCAGCTGCACATGGACGGAAGGGCCGTCTATGTCGCCGCTTCCGTGAAAAATTCCCCCTTGACATGACGAATGGTCGAGGTATGATATGAGTATGACGGTTAACATCTACCAAGTTGACGGCTACGAAATTCACATGATCGGTGGGCTTGTGGGCGTGGCCTGGCCCACCGAGCCAAGGATCGTCAAGATCACCGGCCCCGATGGTCTGGAATACTCGCGCGTCGAGCAGGTCCGTAAGACGGGGCGGTTCGCCCGCCCGTTCATCGGCTTTTTCTCTATCAGGCAGGATGGCAACGGCGGCTATTTTCTGGACGAGGATAGCCCCATAGCCGACGGCGTCTGGCCCCAAATCGCCCGGCAGCTAGCCCTGGAGCTTACCGAGGCCGCTGACTATTTCGAGCCGATGATGAGCGTATCATGAGCGAGATAACCTGGATGGACATGGTCGATGACCCGGAGGCCGACGTCTACGAGACGCTGCAGATCATGTACAGGGACAAGACCGCCTTCGAGGATCATCCTGTCGGTGCCGGCCTAGCCATGCAGCGCGCCGGCCAGCGTCTGGAAGCCGAGCTTGGCGAGGAACTGCCGGGCCTCAAGATCGAACTGCTCAGGGTAGATATCGATCTGCAAGGCTTCATCTTCCGGGCCTCGTTCTATATGCTAGGCGGCTGGACGTCGTGGAACATGATGCTGTCGGTCCTGGATATCGCCATCGGGCGCAGGCCCATCGCCGGGGCGATAGGCGATCTGATCGTGGCTCACTCGGTCGGCTACTTTGCCAACCGGATCAGGAAAGGCGAAGCCAATGGCAACCAAGGTTAGAGGCTACCTTCACGTCGTCACCCGCTGTGACTGCCCGGAGCATCATGCGGGCGAGCACCACGGCAACGAGCCGGTTAATGAGATCGTGCCCGTCGATCTGGACGGCACGCCCGCCATGCGCCAGATGGCCCTGGATATCGCCGCCCGCCGGCAGACCAGGGGCCGCCCGAACGTCGACGGCTGGTCATGGGACGAGGGCGTCGACGTCGAGCCAGCCGGCGAGGATCAGGCAATGCGCCGCATAGGCGCGCCCACCCTGTTTGACTAGCGGAGGGCCTAGCCCCCCGTATCTTTAGGATAGTTGTCACCAAGAAGGAGCTAACCATGTTTAGCAAGACGATCATTGTAGGCCGCCTCGGCGGCGATCCCGAACTGCGCTATACCCAAAGCGGGCAGGCGGTGTGTTCATTCTCGGTCGCCACCGACCGGACGTGGACCGACGCCTCCGGCGAGAGGCAGGAGAAGACGACTTGGTTTCGCGTGACCGCCTGGGGTAAACTGGCCGACCTGTGTAACCAGTACCTGAAGAAGGGACGCACGGTCTTGGTCGAGGGCGAAGTCGACGCCTCAGCCTGGATGCCGCAAAGCGGCGAGCCGCGCGCCAGCCTGGAGCTTACCGCCCGCAACGTGCGATTTCTCGGCGGTAAGAATGAGGGCAGCGGTGAGGGCGGTACGCAGTTCAGCGGCGGCGGGGCCTTCGCTCAGGGCCAGGGCGCGCCGCATATTGACGAGGAGGAGATTCCGTTTTAGGCGAAATTGACCCCTTGACACCGGGCCTTAGATGCGCTAAAATACAGGAGCTTCTTCCCTGCTCCTTGCGTTGCAGATAGGGTCCTTTCGGAACGTTGGTCCTCCTCACAGGAAAAGGCCGTAGCGGGCTGCTACGGCCTTTTCTGTTGCCCTGCGCATAGTTCATCGTATTTTGCTACAAAGCCCCGCCTAGCCCCGCCTAGCGGGCTAGCGGGCCATCCACGAGCCAGGCGGCAAGGTCGGCTTAGGCCCTGAAACCATACGGGCCGAAGGCGAGTTAGTGAGCGTCCGCGCGGCCAGGTACTCGTTGAGGCCGAAGGCCCCCACGAAGGCGAAGATCGAATAGAGGACGCCGCGCAGGACGACCTCAGGCGACGGCGGGAAGGGGAACAGGACAAGGGCGAGGCCCATCTCGATCACGAAGGCCAGGCCCAGGCCCCACCAGGCGGGGCGTCCGCCTAGCTTGGCGGAGAACACGGTCGCGCACCACCGCACGATGGGCGCAGCGATAGCCGGCGAAAAGAGCACGGCCAGGTCAGTGAGATCGGTCGGGATCGGTGTCTGCATAAAGGACTCCTTGTTACCCTATGGGGCGGGCGTTGGAATAGCCGGGCAGTCCGCCCGGATTGTGAACGGAACGATATAGCCCGACGCCTTGCCGTTGACGGCGACGTGCCAGTACTCATAAGCGCCGGCAGTGAAGAACCTGGAAACCGGGATCGGGACGGACGGCGTCCCATGGATTAGTCGATAGTCGGCCAAGGGGACCGTCTGTGTCTTGGCCAGGCTATTTGCACAGGGGCCGGATTCGCCCGCCCGACACCACGACTCGGAGATCGTGGCCTCGCCGGGGTAGTGGTTGATCTCGACGGTCACGGAATATTCTAACAGGTCGCCGGGGCATAGGTCGCTTTTAGTCGCCGGGATCACTTCCCCGTAGCTAACCGCTGCGCGCGGCAGCAAGACGAAAAAGAAGAAGCCGCCAAACATAAAAAGCGTTAATAGCCAGAGCGACCCGATGAACCGGGGATCGTTCCACATCTTGACGGCGACCTTGCTAGGAGCTTCCATTTTTCCGCTTCCTCTGAGACAGGATCGCGCCCCTCCATGACAGGGCGAATAGGGCGGCTAAATTCATGATAACCAGAGCGCCGAAGGCCGGGACGCTGAATACAAAATCGCGGGCCGCCGGAACGGCGACGGCCCCGACGATTGTCACAAAGCCCGCCGCCATTCCTACCTTGTATAAACGCACCTCAAAGGGAGGATTAACCCTATGGTCGATCCTATCGACCCGGCCTTCCAGGTGCGTGATCGCCGCCGAATTTTTGAAGGTAGTGCGGTAGGTCTCCGAAAGCCGATGGTCTATATCGGCTACGATCTGCGATATTTGAACGAGGCTGCTGTGAGCGGCGTCGGGCTGGCCATGAGAGATCGACGTTTCGAGCACCGACATTTCGGCGGCCAACTTCCTCATACTATCAGACGTTCCTGTCGGATCAGCGGGGAAAAGCTGCGGGGCATCGGCCTCCCCATACTTGGCTATGGCCTCAAGCCCGGTCTCGTGCGCGCGCCTGATCGATGCGCCCGTGGCAAAGTTCTGGCAGAACGCCAGGTCATACTCGCCGGCAGCCTTGTCGCCCACGTCCGTGGTCATGGCAACAAGGCTGATACCGAGCGCGGGGATCGTATCGGTGAAGCCAAGCGCGGCCGCGCCGGTTGAAGGGCGGGAAGCCGACCAGCACACGGACAGGAGCACGATCTTGACCTCGGCATAGAGTAGCTGGTTAGCCAGCCAGCGCGGGTCAATTGACGAGCCGTCGCTCAGTAGGAGCCGGGACGGTTCGCCGTGCCCGATCCACAGGGCCATCGTGTAAGGCCCGCGCTGCAGGCGGTTTAGCAACCGGTCGCGGGTGACCTCCCGGCCGGAAAGGATCGTGGCGTCTATACCGGAGATGTCACCGATATGGGTGGCCTCCGTTGCGGCGTCAAGGGGTTGAGCGTTTTGGACTTCGGGAGCGATGATTAAGACGCGCATACAAGAAGGCCCTTAGCTTTATTTAGTAGCCATCTGAAGCCGGGCACCGTACTTGGTTCTAAGCACGGCCTCGGACGCTTTCATCACGGCCGCAAACTGCCCAGGCGGCAGCAAGCCGAACGTACCATGGCCACGATGGTAGACGACGTGCACGGGATCGACAACCAGGCGCAGGCCGGCATCGAGCATCCGTAGCGAGTAATCGGCGTCCTCGTAGTTACCCAGGCCGAAGCGGCGGTCCAGCGGGCCGATCTGATCGACCGTCGTCACCAGCATCGCGACCCAGGTAAAATAAAGGACCGGCACCTCGTAAAGCTCAGGCGTCGGCACTACCCCGTGCATCTGGTATTTGTTGGCTATGAAGTTCGTCACGGGCGAGAGCGCGCCGATCCCTTCCTCCTCGGTGAGGATCGTCAGCACCCGCTTATCCCATTCGTAGACCAGCGCCTCAGTATCGTCGTTGATCAGGGCGACGGCGACAGCGTCCTTGTGCCGCAGCGCCAGGCCGACGTTGCACGCCTCCGGGAAGCCCAGGTTTACGTCATAGAAGGCCAGCACCGCCGGCCCGCCCGCCTGCAGCAGCGCGTCCTCGTCCTCCGGCGACGCGCCGTTGACGACAACCACGAACTCGCTCACGCCCGACGAAAGCTCCGCGTGCGTCTTGAGGCACCGCCGTACATAGCCGGCCTGACACGTAGGGATGACCGCCGATAGCCGGACGTGCCGGCCGATGTATCCGCCGCTGTTCGGGCGCTTGCCCAGGGCCGCGATGTAGGTATCGGCCGGCGCGACATTCTGCGCGCAGATGATCTCGTCGAAGTCGGCTAGCCGGCGCAGTTCGGCCAGCACGTCGACTAGGTCCAGGCCCTCGTAATGCGCGTCGATCCCGACGTGCTTTTCGTGCACGGGCCGGGCGCGGGCGGCGCAGGTAAACCACAGGTTGCCGCCGTCTTTTAGCAGGGCGACCATCTTGGCCAGGCTCTTACGCCAGTGCGGATCATGCTCCGCCATCTCGGTCGTCACCACCGTGTCATACTGCTGCAATGACACCATCTCGTGAAAGACGCCCACCAGATCGACCCCGTCGCCGGCCCGCCAGTCGACGCCAAGCCAGGACGTATGATCGGCCAGGACCGTGTCACGCGTCGAGCCGTTCATGTTCAGCGAGCCGGCCTCGATCACGTCGCCCGTAAAGGCCGCCAAGGGCCGCGCCGCGCGCACGCGGGCGATGAAGTCAAGCGGCTGCTGGTGCATCTGTCCCTCCTAGCTCGGCATTCAGGGCGTCCGAGACCTCGGCGAGCCAGCCCTCTAACTGTGGCCGGCCATAGATTAGCTTTCCGATGTGACCGATTGAAACGTCCAGGCAGACGCCTATCCGCATTCCAAGCGCCTTGGCCTGCACGCAGAACTGAGCGTCATCCGACTGCTGAGAAACCATCGGGAAGAACTGAGTCCAGGCCGGCCCCCACTCGCCGATCATGGCCTCGAAAACGTGCCGGCGAATGAGCGTGAACGCCAGCCCGGTCATGTCTGCATCGAAGACCCGATACTCCGGGCGATACTCCAGGACGTGGGCATAGTGGACGCCTTGCAGGGACATGGGCTGCGGCGGTTGATACTTGAGCCGCCGCATCGTGATCGGGCGCGGCGGGTACTGTCGCCTGGTGGCGAAGGCTGAGAGGATATCGAACTGCTGCCCTTCGGCGTGCTCACGCAGCCTCTCCAGGTCCCCGGAGCTAAAGGTCATATCGTCATCGAGCATGAATAACGAATCGGCGTCCGTCATCAGAAACGCCCTGGCCAGAGCGTCCGCCGCCCAGTGAGCCGGCATATTTGCCACCGGCCGCAGCGCGCCGTCGCCGGGACGCAGGGCGGAAAGCAACTGCTGGTAACAGATGAAGAACTCGGCCTCAGGCCCGTTGGCCGTCCTGACGCCCACCGCCACCTTGCCCCAGGGGCCTAGCTTGCGGGTCGTGGCGCGGGGGATATAGCGGCCCACGGCGTCGTAATGCACCAGCGCCTGGTCGAGCGCGCTATAGGTCAGATCGGGGCGGGTGACGATAACCCCGAAGCCCTCAAGCGCCCGACTTAGCAGCGCCGGGTCATCTACCAGCGCCTCGAAGTCGACCGACAAGACCGGGCACCGCACGCGCGCCAGGGCGGCGTCATGGACGGCCCGCGCCTTGAGATACCAGGCTTGGGCGGCCTGATACGGCTGGTCCGTGGCCGCCTCGTAGGACGCCATCACCGCGGCCGGCGAGCGCCAAACGTCGATCACGACCGGGGCGTCACACAGGGAAACGAGCAGGGGTAGACGTGAGCCAAAGGCGCAGGACTTCGCCCCCCATGTCGGGCCGGATAGTTCGCCCCGGTCCCTAATGTACTCGGCGAAGGCATCGCTCAGATCGCCCTCGCTCTCGAAAGACCCGATGAGAATTTCGTGGAGCCTTGCGTCCTCGAATGTCTGGTGTGTCCAACCGGGGCGGGGCGGGCGAAGTCTCCCGCCGACGTTACCCATCAGCACACCGAGCGCATCGTGGAGGATTTTGGCGGCGAGCGTAGCTCCCGAACGCTCGACACCGGTTACAAAGATTTGCGGCAAAGCTCTATTCTCCAATCGTGTAGGTTTCAACCCCGCCAGGCACATAGACGGGGAACGATCCGTAGCCAGGTATCACTACCTGAAAAAACGGTTTGAGCGTCGGCGGGGCCGGCACCAGCCAGACCATTTCGTCGGTCGGGGGCAGACGGACCTCAGCGACGCCGCTTTCGTCGGTCACGACGGTCTGAAGCTGCGGTAGGATTATACCACGCCATGCAGCCGAAAACACAAGCTTGATCTCGACAGGGACGCCAGCCGCTGCCGGCACAACCCGCACCCGCACCAGGACGGGAAGAACGGGCGCATCCTGCTTAGTCGGGTCTGTAACGGGCCTGATTTTTGCCATGTTACACCAGCTGGCCCAGGAACATGAAAGGCCGGGCGGGGATCGAATCGACCGTGACGGAAAAGGCCGCCGTTCCGCCAATCGTGAAAACGTAAGACGCCACGGACCCACCCTCGGCGGCGAAGCGCGAGCCTGAGTGCCAGCAATCGAACACCACAAGGCCCAGGGCGTTTGTGGTGGCCTCGTTGAGCGAGGACGTTTCGGGGTCGATGTAGGAGTTGCCGACCGACGTAAAGTCGCCCTCGCCAGACAGGGCGCAGGTCACAGACACGGCCTCAAGAGGCTCCATCCCTACATCTGCAAAGACACCGATCAGCACCCGACAATGCTCACTCGATGCAGGAGCACCGGGGACGTAGAACCAGATGAAGTTCGGAGCAGACTCCACGCCGGCCAGGATATGGGTTATCCTGTATACCGCCGCGTGTAGGGTTACGGTTACGCCCGTATCGGCATAACTTTCATGCAGCGACCTAACCTCGGTGCCGCTGGCATAGGTTCCTGAACCCATGACCCACACAACTCCGGTCAGGGTATCGGTTGACTTGCCCGACCAAGTAAAATAGGCGTCACCCATCGACCCGAAGCCAGTTGAGCCGAATGCTGTTCCGCTGACGAGAACGATGGACGTGCCGCCATAAGTCGCATCGGAGGCCAGGGTTGATTGAATGGTGGCATAAGGAGACGTTGCCGCTTGGCCCGCGGCAACGGTCGTCCACGATACCCAGTTTGTTGAGCGTTCCACCTTGTAAGTCGAGCCGGCGGCGGCATCGGGAGCGCCTGCCCAGCGCACAGTAATATCAGTCATCGAGACCTCCTAGCTCATCGTCCAGTCACATTGAAGTTGTGCTATTCGAAGTATATCGCCATTCCCAACAAAAACGCTCATCGAATTGTCGTACACAAGAATATTGCCAGCGCCAATGGTCGGGTCGTCACTGACAAAGACCGACTCGATGGTTCCCCATAACGCCTTCGCAGTCTGGAATTGAATCGGAACCATTCCTGCAAAATCATTCGTAATCATACCGCCGCTGGACAATTCCCAAACATTCGGACTGCTACCGCTTTCACCATACGCATGAACCAGGTGACGATAGTACCCGTCACCTGACGACGGTTCGGCCACGGTCGAGCCATCATCAGAATCGGTGATGGCGCTTGTCGCCAGGCCGAGCCACGTTTCAACGGTAGCAAAGCTGTTCCCTTTGAACACATGGTTAAGCAGGGCGTTCGCCAGGTACGTTGACAAGCCACCGGCCTGAAACGAGACAGTGACCTCGGCGGAGAGAACGCTGACTACGCACCCATTGGTGATGGTTTTGCTGTTCAGAAAAGCGCCAACAGCCAGGACATTGCCGTCGCCAATGGGGGACGCGTCTGTGACCATCCAGTGGGTCACGGTTCCCCATGACCCTGACGCTTCAGGAAACGTAATATCTCCGTCCTGAACGACATTGCGGCTGTCCGGGTCAAGAAAGGCGATCTGTTGACGCTCATAGCCATAGGCGGCGGTGACCTCGTAAGCGGTACTTCCGAGCGCCGCGTCTCCGGGATTGCCGGTCAGCAGGGCAAGATACCACTCACGAGGCGGGTCGAAAGTAGCCTTGTTGAACACAAGGTCCATCAGCTTATCTTCGACGTAGTTGGTCAGGCTTCCCATGATCGACTAGCTCAGGGTCCAGTCACAGTTGCCGGCCGTGAATTGGATCGAGTCGCCGTCAGCCACGGCGGTGTCAGTCATGGAATTGTCATACCACAGCAGGTCACCGACCGTTGACGCGCTGCACACAGCGACCGCCACGGCAGTTCCCCACGAACCCCCGGAAGCCGGGCCGACCGTGATGGCGTGAGTATTGTCTACGTTGCCACCGCTGGACAGGTCCCAAGTCGGGCTTGACCCGCCATTGATATTGACCTGCACCCTGGCGTAACCGTTGCCGGAAGGCTCGGTGATCGTGGAGCCGGTCATACCGTCCGTGACAACAACCGTGGTCAGGGCAATCCACGTCGCGGGCTTGGAGTAGGCGGTATTCCTGAACGCCAGATCGAGCAGCTTGTGAACTAGAAAGTCGCTCATTTGGCCGGCAGCGACCGAGACCTCGATTTGCCCAGATGCCACCGTCATCGTTGAGCCGCTGATCGGGGACTTCGATGCCGCGAACGATCCGTAGGCCAGGGCGTTGCCCGCGCCCCACGTTGCCGAGTCGACAATCGCCCAGTGGGTGACGGTTCCCCATGCGCCGCTGGCGGTGGGGAAAGTCACGGTCCCATTCTGCGAGACCTTACGGGACGCCGCCGCGCTGAAAGTGATCGCCGTTCGGGCATAGCTGCCAGAGTTGGCGACCTCGGACATAGAAGCGCCCGTGGCGGTTTCGCCGGGATCGGCCGTCGCCAGGGCCAGGTAGACGGTCGCGGCGGGCGTGTAGGCCACGTTGAAAACGTGATCCATCAACTTATCTTCGAGATAATTCGTAGCGGAACCCATTTAGTTACTCTCCTTGTACACTTACCGGGACGCTTCTGCGTTCCGATGAACTCAAACCGACAGGGGGAACGGCGGCCACGGAAGGGAAGCAGGCTACCGACCCAGGAACCGAAAGACGGGGCGAAAGCGCAAACGATGCGCCCAGGGCGTGCAGCCTGGCCGCCGGACCCAGGCCGGCCGACGCGGTCGCAAGCCGGGCCGGAATCGCCATCGGGGATGCCGGAACCGGGGAGATAGTCGCCTGCGCTAAAGAAGTACCCTTCGAGCTTCTCAATTCGGCCTCCATCATTCCAGCGGGATACGGGGCGTCCTTGTGCCGGGCTACCATCCATTCGAAGCCCAGCGAGTCCACCAGATTTCCGCCGAAGGCTGCAAAGGTAGCCGTTGCGGAAGTCGCAACCGACTGCCGTCGAGCCAGGTTCGGAACAGTCACAGATGATACCACAAGGCCCGCAATTAGCAAGGACGCGCGCTTAGAGAGAGCCGGAGTCGTGGTCGCCGAAGCCGAACTACCGGAGGACGCAAGGGCCTGCCTTTTGCCAAGGACCGACGTTGTGGTATCAGATGCCGAGCTACCTGACGCCGTAGCAGTTTGACGCCTGCCCAGGATCGGCACACCGGTACTCGAAGCGGCGCTACCAGAAGGCGCAAGGGCCTGACGCCGGCCAATGACCGGCGCTGTGGTGCTCGAAGCCCCGACCCCGCCAGCCACAAGGGCCTGACGGTTTCCGAACGCCGGAGTCGTCACACTTGAGGCCGCAGAGCCTGAAGAAGAAAGCACCTGACGCCATCCCAGGATCGCGGTCAACGTCGCAGATGAGCCGGCCCCGCTTGCCACCAAAGACTGCCGTTTGCCCAGGCCCGCGGTCGTCGTGCTCGAAGCCACGGACCCTGACGACGAAACGGGCTGACGCCACCCAAGAATGCAGGATTGAGTGGCCGAAGCCGCCGAACCGGAAGCCACGATCAACTGGCGATGACCAAAGATCGGGGACCCGGTCAGGGTTGCGGCCGATCCCGCTGTAACGAGCGCCTGCTTCCGGCCCATGACCGGGGAGTTGGTGAATGACGCCGCGGTTCCGGTCACGGTGACAAGCTGCCGCCAGCCAAGCAAGGGGGCTGGCGTTTGAGACGCTGCAACACCGGAGGCCGCCAGGGCTTGGCGTTTCCCTATGATCGGGGTGGTCACTGAAGATGCCACCGCGCCGGCACCCGTCACGGCTTGCATGTTCCCGAACATCGGGACCGTAGTTGACGATGCGACAATCCCCGATCCTATCAGGGCTTGGCGCTTTCCGAACAGAGGCCCGGTTGTTGACGACGCCGCTGACCCTGAGCCTGTCAGGGCCTGGCGGTTCCCAAACAGGGGAGCCGTAGTAGACGACGCTGCAGCACCGGATACAGACAACCCTTGCCACTTTCCAAGGATCGGTGACGTAGTAGACGACGCTCCGGCCCCTGTCGCCGTCAAGGCTTGGCGGTTCCCGAACAGGGGCGATGTCGTCGAAGACGCAACCGCGCCGGCCACGGTCAGGGCTTGGCGGTTCCCGAAAAGCGGGGCAGTCACCGATGACGCCGCGGACCCTGCTGCAGTCACGGACTGGCGGTTTCCGAACGTCGGAGACGCGGTCGAGGACGCAACGGACCCCGAAGCCGTGAGCGCCTGCCGCTTGCCGACAATGGGCGAGGAAACGGCGGAGGCCGCGGAGCCTGAGACCGTCAAGACCTGTCGCCATCCCAGGACCGTCGCCGGGGTGGATGACGCTGCCAGGGCCGACGCGGTAAGTTCCTGACGCCGGCCAATCACGGGGGAGGCCGTAGACGACGCAGCGGAGCCGGACGCCGTCACAACTTGCCGCCATCCGATGATCGGCACAGAAGTAGACGACGCAACCACACCGGATGCTATAGGGACCTGCCGCCATCCCAAGAGAGGGACGGCGGTAGCTGACGCCGCAGAGCCGGAGGCAATGACCGTCTGCCGATTTCCGAAGATCGGGGCGGTGGTGACCGATGAAGAAGCGCCCGACGCCAACAAGGCTTGGAGCCGGGCCAGGGCCGCCGAAGTCGTATTCAGCGCGGTCGCTCCTGCCACCGCCAGGGCCTGCGTGTTTCCAAAAAGGGCGGTCGTTGTCGAGCTACTGCCAGACCCAGCGGCCGCCACCGACTGCCGCTTACCTACCACGGGAGCCGTCACCGAAGACGCAACCGAGCCGGCAACGACGAGCGCCTGCATCTTGGCGATATTCGGGGTGGTCGTAGCAGATGCGGTTCCGGCTGAGACGACAAGGCCCTCGCGCTTCATGAGGACCGGGCTACTCGTCGCGGACGCAACCGATCCAGACGATACAATGGGCTGCCGCCAACCGAGAATAGCCGCCGCCGTCGCAGACGCGGCGATACCTGACGTTGCAATCACCTGCTGCCACTTGAGAATGGCCGACGACGTAATCAGGTTACAAGCACCGGCCACGACGCGCGCCTGCTGTGTTCCCGCGGCCGGGGTGGTCGTAGCAGATGCCGCCGATGCCGCTGAGGCCAGGCTTTGGCGGTTCCCAAAAACGGGGGACGTGGTCGATGACGGGGAGACGCCGGCCGCCGTAAGCGCCTGCCTTCTAGCAAGGATCGGTGAGCCTACGGAAGTCGCCGCCGAACCGCTGGCAATGAGCGCCTGCCAGCCCACCAGAGCAGGGGTGGTGGTGGACGAGCCTACGCTTCCAGAAGCGGAAAGGGCCTGCCCTTTGCCAAAGATCGGCGCGTTAGTAGAGGACAGGGCCGCGCCCGACGATATAAGCGCCGGACGCCAGCCCAGGATACCGGCCGAAGTAGACGACGCTGCGGTGCCGGCCGCGGCCAAGGCTTGACGGATGCCGTCAACAGGAGTCGTGGTAGATGAAGCCGCCGTACCGGAGACCACAAGGGCCTGCCTCAGGCCGATGGTCTGTGCGGAAGCGGTCGAGGACGTTGCCGCGCCGGATGCCGTAAGGACTTGGGACCTACGCAGAACAGGGTCGGCAATAGCGGAGGCCGCGCTGCCTGAGACGGTGAGAGCCTGGCGCTTCCCAAGGACGGGCGACGTTGAACTTGATGCGGCCGATCCCGTAACCACAAGGGCCTGCCGGAGCGCAGCGGCCGGGACGGTCACGGAAGATGCCGCGCTGCCCGAAGTAACGAGCGCCTGGCGGAGGCCAAAGACGGGGGACGTGGTAGATGAGGCACCGGAAGCGGAAGCGGTGAGCGCCTGCCCTTTGCCGAGAGTGGGGGACGTGACCGCAGACGATGCCGAGCCGGAAGACGTAACCAAGGCAACGAACGCCGCCACCGGGACGCTGACCGCCGTCGCCGCCGAGCCGGAAGACGTGAGCAGCTTCCGCATTCCCAGGGCTGGGGTGTTAGTCGATGACGCGGCGGTCGCGCTTGAAGTCCTCGGAGCGACCATGCCCAGAATGGTCACATCGGTCGTTTGGCTTTGCAGCAAGCCATTTGTGGAAGTGTAGACCGTGACGGTAGCCGCTGGGGTGGTCGTACTTGAGGCCGCGGAGCCGGAGGCGGATAGGCTGCTCGTCTTTCGCAGAGCCGGGGTGGTCGTGCTTGAAGCTGCCGAACCGGCGACGGAAAGATCGCTAGTCTTCTGAAGGACAGGGGTTGTCGTAGACGAGTCGGCGGTTCCACTCGACGTGAATATCCACGGGTAGACGACGATGATCTTGGCATTTGAGCCGCTGCCACCGACCCGGTTTGTACCAGTCGTCGTATTCGACCTCCCTGCTCCGCCGCCGCCACCACCGGGGCTTAATCCGTTATTCCCGTTTTGATTCCGCGCGCCGCCGCCACCGCCGTTGCCACCGCCGTTGGTTCCGACAGCACCGGCGACGGTGTTTGCCGTTGTTCCTGCATTAGAATTTCCGGCCGACGCACCACCACCACCACCACCAGAAGCGGCATTGGCATTTGCGCCGCCGCCGCCCGCATAGCTAGTGATGCCGCCGCCTGCCGTGTTCGCTGCGCCCCCCGGACCCGACCGGTTCCCTGTGTTATTGCCACGAATACCGCCGCCGCCACCGTTGGCACCGATGATGGTCGAAGTATTGCCCCCTGAGTTGTTATTGAATGTTGAGACGCCGGCCGCCGTACCGTTTGCATTGCCGGTTCCGCCAGCGCCGCCTGCGCTAATCGTTAGGTCATGGACGTTCCCAGGCACAAGGCCAGTGACGCTGATCCTGGCATACGCGCCGCCGCCGCCACCGCCGCCACCGCCTGTGGCGGAGTTATTGTTCGAGCCACCTGCACCACCGCCAGCGCCGAATATCTCTATATCGGCCCAGGTAACGCCAGCCGGGACGGTCCACGTATTCGCACCGGCGACGGTGAAGGTATTATTAGGCATCGAGGCCCCATGCGGTTATGACCGCTTTCAGAGCCTCGACTTTCTCAGGGACCGTGATCGTGTACTGGTGCCAAAGATAGTTGCCAGGATCGCCACGGGCCGCCAGGATATTTGTCACGGTCGTGAACTTCAGGCCGAACCGGGCGATATTGCGGCTGAGAATGTAGTCGTCTATCAGGTGATCCGGGCTGATCCCTGCCGCAAGCTCCGCATGGATCGGGAAGATGTTTGACACTGCCTCGTCGTAGGGAATATCTAGCTCGGCCCACAGATCGAGACAGAGCCGGGAGGCCACGGTGAACCAGTTGCACGAGCCGATGTGCCGCCCGTCCCTGCGGAAATAGTCATCGTAGCGCCAGCGATTGCCCGCCATATCAGCGCCGTTGTGGGCCACGGTATCGGGCGTTAGGTGCTCGGTCACGTCGAACATATCCGGGTGAACCAGAGCATCGGAGTCGATATAGATCGACCAGTCGTCGCCTCGCTCACGGGCAAGCCGGCCGATCTGTAACTTCTCGTAGACAGGGGCGAAGCCGTGCCAGCACCGGGAGTCGATCACATGAAACGAGGCACCGATCTTGGACGCGTAGTGCCTAAGCCACGGATAGGTCAGTTCCGTGATCTCAGGCGCGTACCCGTCCACGTTGAGCGTGTAGACCGTCTTATTCATGTGGAGAAGACGTTACCCCAGTCACCCTCGATGCAGGCAAAGACCTTTGCCGCGCCCGTCGCCAAATGGTCAGCGCGTTGGGCGATATAGGTCCTGCCCCCGTGGTTGACCTTGAACTCCGGGCTAGTAGGAACAAAGCCGGCGGCGAAAATCGCCTTCTGTAGCGCCGCGTTCGGGTTGGGGAAGATCACCTGCTGCTTGTCGCCCTCGGCCATCAGCACCGATGACAACGTGCGGGCAGTACCCGCCATTTCTGGAATGACCGCTTCCATCTTGTCGCCGGGGCAGGACGTTTGGTTGTTCGGCACGTCCCGATGCCCGCGCACGGGGATGCTACGGCCCAGGTAGGCCCGGATAGCAGCGATGATCTCACGGCCTGCGTCGATCTCGGCCTGCTCAGGCTTGGTGGTCATGAACGACCCCATGAAGCAGATCGCCACGTCCGGGCCATTGCCCTCCCTGGCGTGATATGAGATCACGTCAAGGTCATTCAGCAGGGAGATGGTCAGGACGCCGTTATAGAGCCTGACGCCGACATGGTAGGCAATGTCTGGCCAGCCCTTGGTGCCGACGTGATAGCCCCGCACCGTCTGCCAGGTTGTGGCATGGCCGGTCTCGGAGTGGTGAACGTCAATCGCCTTGATCGCGCTGAGCGGGCGACGGTCGTAGGTGTTGGGCTTGGAGATGTTCTCGAAGCGCGCGCCGATCTTGGTGGCCGCGCCAGCCAGGACCGCCGAAAACGTCTGCGGAGGCTGTGCGGCCGCGCCCAAGAAGGGGCCGCCTTGGGCGTCGATGTGTTGATCGATCATACCGGAAAGCTCCTCGTCAACTTCGAAATCCGACCAGTCACCGGTCGGGCCAGAAGTGAACACGGTCGCGCAGAGCACGTAAGGGTCTGCGGCCAGGCCCGCGTCGAACTGGCGAAGTTGCTCCATGTAGACGCCTTTGGTCGGGGCAAACGTCTTCCAGCCACGTTTAGGCAGAGCGACGACTCCGCCATCGACACCGCACTCCGTAATGAGCAGCGGGGGAAGGGCGATACCGGCCTCGGTCGCATAGCGCCGGTTACGGCGATACCTAAAGGCGTGCCAGTCATTCATGCCCGCCTCAGGGTGGGAGTAGCCCATCACCCAGTAGCAATGAAAGCCCTCATAGTCACAGGCTGCCAGGCCCTTGGCAATCGCCACGTAGCAGGCCAAAGCCTGCGCCTCGTCACCACCGGGATTGCCCTCGGAGAGACAGCCGCCGACCACCTTGAGGCCGGCTGCGTGCATCAGTTCTGCCAGCCGCTTGGTGAACTGACCGAGCGCCGTAGCGAAAGCAAGGTCTGCCACGGGCTGGGGTTCGTTAGGCCCCTCCCAGGCATGGACATAGGGCGCGCGGGCCACGTAGGGCTGAAGGAACCGGAACCAGACCTCAGCGCCGGCCGCGCCCTGAGACACAAGCCGGTTGCTATCTTCGTCTGGCATGTAGGCCCGACCGATAACCAGCCGACCGGGCCAGCGGTTTTCCGATGGGGGGTCCATGACCTTGACCCAGCGGGCCGCCGTGTTACCGGCCCAGCCCGGCAACTGCTGAAAGTGAAGGGCTAACTTTGAAGTCATGAATCTACCTCGGAGAGATACGAAAGGGGAACCAAGCCGCGGGGCGCACGTTCCGCAGAGAGCATCTTGAACTTGGAGCCGGGGATGATCTCGACCGCGGCCTGGTTCCCGTCAAGGGCCAGGACGTTCACCTTGGCCCCATTGTAGACGATCCCGATCTTGGGGTGACGACCGGAGCCGTCACGTAGGGCCAGGCCACCGTCTGCACCGGCGACGGTGGCCTGGCTGCCGGGGGTTATCATCAGATGCCGCACGTAACGGAGATACCGGGACCCTCGGCATCGGTGTACCCGATACCCGCTTTCTCGCTGCAAAGCTCCGACCATCCGAAAAGGCTTGTCCCTATGCACTCATACAAAAGGGTGTTATCGCCCTTGACCGTAACGACCAATTTATCGGGGTCGTTACAGATATTCTTCCATTCCAGACCGTCCTTTGCGGCGGAGACGGTCGGCTGCGGTGCCGGTTCAATCGGGGGCAGTACCGGGCCAGGAGACGGAGACGACAGAATGGTTTGTCGCGGGGGCGGGCCGGGCGGTTGCGGCGCAGAGCCGGGAGCCGGGGACGCCAGCGCCGAAGTTGCGACGAGCGCCAGCACCAAGGACAACACAAGGCAGACATACAGGAAAGCGACACGTTTACTCACGAACAGACTCCTTTGACGGGGATCGCCCGCCTTCAAAATGGTGGTTACTTCAGACCGGCGACGACCGTCTCAAGCGTGCTGACCCGCTTCTTTACCTGTTCAAGCTCGGTCAGGGTAGGAGTAGGCGTCGGGGTAAGAGTCGGTGTAGGGGTGACGGTGGGCCGCGCCGTCGCGGTCGGCGACGGCCGGGGGGTGAGCGTGACCGGCGGGATGGTGGTGGGTAACGGGCCGGGCAGCCGGCGCAGAATACGCCCGTCATTCGGTGCGATACTCACGCTGCGCACGGGCCGGCCATTGTTCACCGCCGTATCGCCGCCGGGCCGGGAAGTGGCGTCGACCGCGGCATAGCCCTCCGGTAGGTTGACGGTGACCATAGCCGACGTCGGATTGGTCAGGGCAAATCCGTTCGTGTAGAAACGGCCCCAGACATCGTCGGCCAGCCTCTCGCCGCGCGCTATCGCCTGCGCCATCGTCACGCCGTCGCGCAGGCGAAAGGGATCGCCCTGCGGGCGGCCGGCCCAGCCGAGATCGGCCGGCGAGTCGGTCGAGCGGCCGGCGGCATTCACCAGGCACTCGTCACAGGGCCACCGGTCGGGGTTCTGCCCGATATGCAGGACCGTATACATATCGGTCATCATACCAGTGGCCAGCGTAAACCGCCGGGCCTGGTTTTCGGTGGGGAAGGCCATATCCCCGCGCAGTAGAACGCCGGGCGTGCCGGCCCCTTGAAAGGCCAGGGCGGATGCCATGTGCAGCCCCCAGGCATCCCCAAGGTAGGTGTAGCCGCCCCGGCCCCCGTAAGGGTCGGTGGTGCAGTCAGGCCACGCCCCATTCGGGAAGGCCCCGTCGAAGTAAAGCGTCTCTTTGCCCAGAAGGTAGTTAGGGCTGCCGGCCCCCGCCAAGCCCGGCCCGAACGACTCGCCGCCCACCGGGAGGCCGGTCGCCTCGTTGACCGACCGGGCGAAAGCCGCGTAACCGTCCATCTGAGCGGCATCCAACTGGCACTTGGTGAGCCGGGACGGGTCCATATCCTGCCGGCCATCCCGATCAAGATCGGCGCTAAAGAATGAGCCGATCCCGTGCGGAATGTCCTCCGACTCGACATAGAAGCCGTTGTAACAGGGTACGCCGTCGCACTGCCGGGCGGCCTGGCCAATGACGAAGTTGGCCAGCCAGGTCGCGTATCCTTGCGTCCAGTTGATCCATGAGCCTGTGCCCGTCTTTAGCCTCTTACCCGCGGCGTCGTAAACGTACCAGTCATTCCCGTCGACCGCGCTGTAGATCGCGCACGTCTGCGGAAAGGCCGGATTGCCACAGCCGGACCATGGGATCAGGTAGGTGTGAGTCCCGCCGATCACGACGGCCTTCGGGTTGAGCGAGCGCAGCAAAGCGATGGGATTCTTGACCGTCGCCAGCGGACTCTTGTCATAGTCGAGCCAGTTGAACATCCACAAAACGCCGTAGTAACTAGCCACGTCGCGGATATGCGCCGCGTTGGCCTCAGCGGCGTTGTAATCGCCGTCCGTGGTCATTATCAGGGGCGCTGTGTGTCCTAAGCCGAATACGTCGCCAAAGCCCGCCGTAGCCCTTCCTACGGGCGCTACGGGCACACTAAGGGGGGCCGGACCAGGCGTCGGCGCGACGCAAGAGGCGGCGAGTAGGGCGAGGACGATCAGCCCCGCCAGGACGCGCCTCACTTGGCCCTCACTTGGTAGCCGACGTTACCCCAATCGCCCACCTTCACAAAGTAGATGCGTACCTCGCCGCTATTCAGATGCTCGGCGCGTTGGGCAATGTAGCGCACGCCTTCGCGCACGGTCTCGAATTCCGGGCTATTCGGCACAAATCCGGCAGCGAAAATCGCCTTCTGCAGGGCGGCCTGCGGGTTGAACTCGATGACCTGACGCTTCTCGGCCTCGCCTACGATCTGAGCCGCCAGCGTAGGATAGGTCGCCGCCGAGACTTGATCCCAGCGCATCACCTGAAGGATGATGAATATCGACGTATGCAGCTTGTAGGGCATCCCCATGCCGACCACCTGCTCCGACCATCCAAGGCGGGTGATCGACCACGGGCCGGGAGCCGGGGGATAGCTCAGGGACGAGGCATACATCCCGATATTAGCCCAGCCGTGCGCCTTGGCGGTCAGCGGGATAATGTGATTCAGGTTGACGGGCGGCTGCAGATAGCCCGCGCCGTCCGACGTGGCGGCGAAGCCCGCGCCCGGATACGGCACGCCGGCCGCATTCTGGAGCATCACAAAGATATGGTGATCCCCGCCGGCGTCGTCATTGTAGAGCGGGTCGCTCGGCGCGCGGTAGTAGCCGTTAGGCGGGTTTTGCCGCGCCCAGGCGTCGATCCCGAAGCGGGCTTCTGGATCGACCTCCCATGAGCCGTTGAACGTGCAGAAAACGTCCTTGACGACGTTGACCTCGGTCTCTGGGCGCATGGCGCTAGCGTCAAAGTCGCTTCGGTCCCAAATCGGTATGATCTTCAGCGCCATGCCATCCGGCCCAGCGCCCTTGCCAATCCTACGAGTAAACTCAGTCATGGTATTCTCCTAAACTCTATACAGCCTTCGTCTCGGTCAGAACAATGTCAGCCTTGCCGCGCCGGCCAACCGAGTCGCCGGCGGAGTCGATAAACTTCAGGTCCCAGCCGATTGATTTCGCCTCGGACAGAAGCGCCGTTAGGTCGTCCGTCAGGTAGACCCTCGCAGTTCCTGCCGGTTGATCTATGGTCAGGAGCGCAGAGCCTGCAACGATCCCACTTGGAAGGGTGGTGGAGCCTAGCAGGACTTGCAACCCGTCGCCAGGATCGCCAGAATTTGTAACCATTATCTGGATTATTGACGCGCTGTCAATGTCTCGCAGCTTTCCTTTAAGCGTCCAGTATCCCGTTTCCCAATCGTCTTGAATTGGAAGGCCGGAAACGGCCTCGCTGAAGGTCAGGCCGGCCGTGATCGTGAAGTATCCGGCCAGATTGGCGGGGACCTGCGTCACGGCTGAAACGTCAAGCTGATCGGTCACGGCCTTGATCGATGCGATACGGGAGTCAACCGGGGGAACGGCAAATTCCTTCAGGTCGGCCCCTACTGTACCGGCCACGACATACCCTCCCGCGTCGGACACACTCACGCCGCCTGATACGTAGTAACTTCCGGGGACGGCGCTTTCAGAGACGCCGGTTGTGGTGAATGAAACGACCACGGCGCGCGCAATCGAAAGGACGCGATAACCGATAGCAAGACCGGTCTGCGCAGGATCAAGTTCAATGACCAAAGGAACGATTTGCGTCATGGATTAGACCGTCCTCGTCTCGGTCAGGATCACGTCGGCGGTACCGCGCCGACCCACGGACTCGCCACTCGCATCGAAGAACTTCACGTCCCAGCCCAGCAGACCGCCCTCGGCCACAAGGGCGGTGAGGTCGTCTTCCAAGAAGATCGTCACCCGACCGTTGGCTTGATCGACCGTGAGCGTTCCGCTGGATGCGGAGAGACCAAGGTACTCAGGCGTTACGCCGTTGACCACTCTCAGGCCATCGGACGGGGAAGCCGGGTTAGACGCCACGATTTGAAGGATCGAGTCTGCGTCATCATCGCGCACCCGGTTCTTGAGCGTCCAGTAAGCCACGGTCCAGTCGGCGGGAATATCGAGATCGCTCACAGGCTCGTCAAAGGTCAGGAACGCCGTAATGACCAGATGGCCGGCCATCGAGGCCGCGGTCTGCGTAATAACTGCGGTCGTGTCCAGATGGCTCGTAGCCTGGCGCACGATCTGAAGCAAGCTCAGAAGGTCATCGAGATGCTTGTCGATGCTGCCCGTTGCGGGGACGCCCGGCGAAGGCGCAAGCAGGCCCGTGTCACGGGTCTCCTGAGCGGTCAGGCCGCCGCCGCCACCCCCGCCGCCGCCTTCTATGTCACCTATGGCGGAAAGGATCGCAGCGGTGGCAGCGTCGATTGCGGCATTGATGTCATCGAAGCCGGTTTCGCCGGCCATCGTCGTTCCGTCCATGAACCCGAACGCATACGGATCGAGCAGGGCCACGGCTGCGCCGGACGCCGTCGCCAAGAGCCAGCCGTAGGCAAAGGTCTCGCTCATGGACGCGTCACCAAAGCCCGCCGCCGAACCCGTGCTCAGGAACAGGCCAACGACTGAACCCGCGCCGGTCGCGGAGCCAGGCGCAGAGCCTGAGACTTCGACAAGCCCGGTTACATCGGCGCTGGCGGAACCCGCGCCAGCGGAAAGGCCGGGGCCGCCCACGACGAGGATTAGCTCTGCCGTCACCCCGCCGATGCCGGCCAGCAAGCCGGCAATCTCGACAAGGGCGCTGGCGGCAGCGGTCGCGGTCGATACGCCGGGAACCGAGCCGTCGATGAAGCCAAGGCCGGTCACGGCTGCATTTGCGGAGCCAAGGGCCGCCGCCGCCCCGCTTCCCCAGGCCAGCACGTAGGGGGAGCCGGATGCACCGCCAAGGCCATCGGCCGCGGCCGATACGCCGACGACCAAGTAGCCGGAACCGGACCCGTCACCGAGGCCACTCAAGACGGCATCAGCCCAGCCAAGCGCGAACGCTTGGGCGTCCGAGAGGCCGGACCCGCCCGCTTGGCCTTGCACTATTCCAAGACCAAGAAGATCAGCCAAGGCCGATGAGTCGGCGGCTGATAGGCCCGTACACCAAAGCAGGCCGATCACGCCGCCCGTCAGGCTCACGGACCCACCTGACGCGCCGATGATACTTCTACCCTCAGCCCCGGAGCCTGCCAGGGAGCCAAGGCCCAGCGTAGAGACAAACGCCGAAACGTCGCCGGCCGTAATGGCGGGGGCAAGACCGGAATTCGGAGCGCCGTAGCCACCGGGGACGGCGACCAGCTTTCCGAAGCCGTTTGCCCGCAGCGCGGCGACATTCCAGAACATGAGGCTATTCTGGATCGGAGCGTTTCCTGAGACAAGAAACGACGTCGCCGCGCTGTTGAAGTACCTGTTCATCCGAAGCATTGGTTAGCCCCAGCCAAGGTCAAGGTTCCCGAAGAACGTCGAATTTGCGGCGGTAGCCGCGCCAGGGAAGTACAGCCAGTTCAGGCACGCGCCGTCAGGGATCGTCGGCAGGATCGGGGACGGGGCAAAGAAGCTCCGTTCCCCAGGCACACCGATACCCACAAGCGGGATCGACAGAATCGGCTTGCACAGAACGATGCAGCCCGTGGTGGTGGTTGCGCCCGTGTAGGCGGTCGAAAGCTGAAACGTGTTCACCCGCTTGATCCCGGTATCGCCTGCGTTCAGGGGCAGGAATATGCCGGGATGCCCTGCCGCTGGCGCGCAATGCACGATCTTCGACACGGGGGGGATCGCCGCTGCGCCGGCCGTGAAGTTGATCGTCGGGCCGGAGTAGGCCGCGTCATTGTCATCCTGGTCCCGATAGTTGAACACCGACATGACCGGGGTCGATGCGGGCGTGCCGCCTGACTGGGTAGTGACCACGATGTAAGGCCGCAGCCCTTTGCCGTTGGTCCAGCGGGTCAAGGTGGAGCCGTTGACCATTGTCTGAAGGGTTGTCGCCTTCAGGTCGATGCCGGGGTAGTAGAGCGCCACATCGACAAGGATCAAGATACCGGGGGCCGAAGTACCGCCCACAGCCAGGGCCATCGCGTTGAGAACGTGCTTGGTATCACCGGAAACATCGCCGCCATGATAGATACCCCAACCTGTTAGCTCGGTCGGCACCACCGCATTGAGCGCCGTCCCTGGATACGTGTTAGCCACGGGGACCCCGGTATTGAGCGAGAGATCGTAGGCGTTCCCGGCCACATGCGCGGCTGCACCGGATAGCTTGAAGAAGTCAGAGCGATACGCCTTCCCTGCCGCAAGCTCAGAGACCATGTCATCGGTCGAAGTGTAAGCCATAATTTTCCTATCCCCAGATCGATTCGATCTGGCCTATGATTGTCGCTGGCGTCTGCGCCACTGTGCCACGGGCGATGGCAGACAGGTAAGCGCCCGTCTCGACCTGAGGCATTTGGAGCGTTCGGTCGGCCAGAAAGTCAACCTCGATAGAGGCGACCGTGGCCTCGAACATCGTCATCGAGAAAAGCGGCCTGACGATCACAAAGGCCACTATGCCGCCGCCCGCTGCCAGGAACTCGACTGTTTGGATCGACTGAACGCCTTTGTCACCCGTCGCCAGCGGAAGGAACGGGCCTTCTGGATACTGCACCGCGCCGGGAGCGAACGACGATGCCAGGGAGCCAGCGTTATACGCCATGTTCAGCGAGCACGTCACCTGCCGACCGGGAGTGCCTGCCGAATTTGTGTAGGTTACGGTCGCGTTCACGGTCGCCGTACCTAAGCCCTGGCTCACGACCATGACGCGCGAATTGTGAGCACTCCGGGGGATGGCGACCGTGTTGAACAGATTCTGCGATCCGCCGTCACCGTCTACGAATGGGTAGTAGAGCAGCACGTCCACAAAGTCAAAGGTCAGGATACCCGTTGCGGTCGGGGGAATGAGCATCACCCGCCGAATGTACTTGGTTAGCCCGCTGGCGGGAGCAGGGCCTAAGTCGATCCCTTTGCGCCCGTCCAAGACGGCAGCATAAAGAGGCTCGGACGCGTAGTAGTTCGCGACCGGAATACCGGCCGCGTAGGAGAGATCAGCATAGACGTTGGCGGCCATTGCGGGGCCGCCGCGGCGGTAGTAGCCGAGCCATGAGCGCCCGGCCAGTTCTGCCGCGACGGCCTCGGAGACGGAACGTATCGCCATTAGTCCTCGGTCACGACAAGCTCTCCAATCCCGAACTGGGGTTGGATATTATTCGCCACAGAAAGCGACGAACTCAGCGCACCGGAGTACAGGATTTGCCCTGCACCGCTTGCCGTGGTGACCAGAGAGAAGTGCGTGATCGTGTTGGTTCCACCGGTACACTTGGGGAACTGGATCAGGCCGGCATTGCTGAAAGACGAGCCGCCATCGGTCCATGCGGTCGCCTTCGTCAGGGCAACACGGGCATAATCCGTGTAAGTCGCCTCGGAGGAAACCGCTGTGCCTGCATCGGTTGGGTCAGCCGTATGCAGGGCGACATAGAGAGTCGCGCCGGCCCGCCATCCTGGATCGGTCCCTTGCAGGACCATCTTGAGCAGATCATTTTCGGTCGTGTTCGACTTGGACATTTTTCACCTTCCGTCAGGATTATGCCATCGTCTGAGCGATGGCCTTTGATAGCTTTTCGTCGGGGGGAGACACCCGCAGGGCGAAGCGCAAGCGGCGCTTTTCATCCAGCGAGATGCCAATCGACTCGATATGCAGGTTCGTTCCTACGTCTATGCCCAGCGACGGGAAGGCACAGGGGAGCGTCTGCCCAGCCCTCAGGCCAGCGCGCCGGGTCTCGGTCGTGAGCCGGGTGGGCGAGTAGGCCCGGTTCGCAAAGATCGAAGCGACATACTCAGCGGCCTGAGTATCATCGCTGATCCACGGGGCTTCCACAAGCTCCCAAAGCGTCTGCCCGTAGTACGTTTGAGAAGCAGCGTGATCGCCTTCGTAGGTGTACGGGAAGTTATAGGTGTAGATGACCTCGACAGGCTTACCACTTGGGGGAGCGGTGCAGAAGGAAACATACCCACCGGCGAAATGCACCAGAACGTCACGCTCGGCGCAGGTATGATACCCGATGGTTCCCCAGGACTTGGTGACGCCGTCCACCTTGATCGACGTGATCGAGGCAATCGGATGAACAGCAAGATTGAACTGCGTCGTAGTGCCATCGCCTGTGAACGTCTCGGTCGCGCTGTTGTTTCCGACGCCGCCCGTGAGAAAGATGGCATTCGTGACGGAGGCCCCGTCAAGCTCACGCACCGCCTGCTCGACAGGGTAGAGCAAAAAATAGTCGGCCTCAGACGCTTCGCACACGCCAAAGGGAGCAACGTCCTCGCCCTCAGGCCCGATGACGATCACTTTTTCCCAGGTCACACGCCAGCGCCAGTTGTATTCATCACAGAGTCGGTCGATATTTTTTGCAACCGACTCTGTCAGGTCTTTGGTCCAGTAGGGGACGGTCTGCACGGTTGCCTGAACGGTGAAGCCTGAGACTTCGCCATCCGTAAGCAGGTCCTCGACTATCGTTTGAGCCGTCTGCGCCTTCCAATACGTCGAGAATGGCTTAGACCTAGTCAAGAGCGTTTTGTAGCCCTCCGCCTTGATGTCGTGAAAGACCTCAACACCGGAAGCGGAGAACGTTCGACTATCGCGGGTCACATGGCCGGCAAAGATGCACATCTGGTTGACGAGACCGTAGTCAAGGAATATCTGAAGCTCACGCCACTCGAAGGGATCAGTGGTCGCCGGGGTACGCATGGTAAAGCCGGTTGTCTCAAGCTCGATACCGCCCGTGTCCTTGATCGAGACACTTCTATAGTCCACATACTCGGAAACGTCCACACCGGAAAGCCAGTAGGACACATCATACCAAGGGGCCAGGCGCAGCCAGGGTGCCACAGGGACGGGCGGAAAAATCATCTGGCGGTTTTGAAACCACGGAGTAATAGGAAAAAAGTCCCCGTCTTTCACCGTCCCACCAAGATAGGACGTAAGCTCTGCACCGACCATCACGTCCTTGACGCTTTCTTCAGCGACGACCATCGGCCAGTAGCGCACAATCGACTGAGCAGCCACGGTCAGGGAAGGCGCGCCATTCGCCAGGGACAGGGCTTGAGCGGCGGAAAGCTCGGCGGCCCAAAGGCACAACTCGCTGATTTGAAGACTTGTGGCGGGCAGGGCCTCGGCGGCATCGTTGCCGACCCAAATGTTCCCAGGGCTTGGAGAGACAGAGAGATTGCCAACGTCCTGAACGTCCTGCGCCCCATTGATGTAAATCGTTCTGGATGCGTAGGCAAAGACAACGCAGATATGAACCAGATTGCCATCCATTTTTGTAGATGGCGAAACGGCAGAACGAACAGACCCATTGTCAGCGACCGCCTGGATATAGCCACTGCTATCCGTGCCGACCAAAAGACCGCTGCCGTAATCCCCGATATGAATAAACGTCATATCGGACGCGTTGTCTGCTGCGGCCCAAAAAGCGACGGTCACGGGTTGAGAGCCGATCCCGCTGTTTGTGCAGGAGTAATAATCTCCGGCAAGGTTTATCATGCTACTCCCCTGCCGACTTTTCCCGAACGTAGATGCGGGCCAGGAGCATGTCACCGGAAGCCGTGTCACCCGCATGGTCATGCTTGCGCCGGAAGCGGATCATTGCCTCGCCCTTGGCAGGAACGAGATCAGCCTGAGCGCCGGTAAAGATGATCGTCCCTGTCGCCTTACGAGCCAGGGAAGACGGCACGGTGACGGTCACGCCCTGATACGAGTAGGTATGAGACGCAGCGAACGACTCGCCGGGGTCCAGATAGCGCACGGCGGCTTCAAGCCTAACAGAATTCGTGGTGGCTGAGACCATTGCGAACTCTACCTCGAAGGCCATCCCGCCGCCGCCGTAGTGGCCGGGGATCGTCACCCGCCAATCAATGTACTCGGTCGAGGACGCGTCGAAGGCATAGAAAAACAGGTTTTCCTGCGGGCTTGACGACGCGTAGGCCACGTAGACTCCGGCTGCGCTTGAAGCCGGCATAATCCCAAAGGGAGCACGTAGATCGAGAAGGGCGTCACCTGCTGCCATACTTAGACTCCTTGCTTCAGTTGGCGACCTAGCTCACGGGCCAGCTCGCGCATTTCGTAATCCGTCATCTTGGGCAGGGCGTCACCGCCTTCGACCCGAATGACGACTTCATGCTCAATCGTGTTGTTCTGAGCGAACGTCGGGCTGGTAGACGACAGGTTAGGCCACAAGACCGAAGGCCGGTCGCCCAGCGACGTGTACTCAGCGGCCACAGCGTCTGCGACCTCACGGGCGGCCGATACTGCATTGTCCTTACCGGCCAACAGGCCCAGCGCCAGGCCATCCGACGTGAACCATCCGGCCTCCATGGCCAGCCGGGACGGGGAGCCGATCTGCAGCGAGCCTTCCAGGCCGTTGATGATCGCCTGCCCTATGTCCCAGGCGACTTGGTAGATATAGTCCTCTTGGTCGAGCATACCCGCACCGATAGAGAGGACCACGTTGGAGCCATCCTCGAAGAACAGCCGGCCGTCGAGCGCCGCGGCGTGGTACGAGAACCAACCGTGTACATTATCCACGACTTGCTGGCGCAGGTCAATCGAGGGCTGCACAAGGGAGACCGAGCCAAGCCCGGCGGCGATGGCGGTCGGGACCAGAACCGCCGCATCGTAGAACAGGTGCCCAACAGAGGCAGCGCCGTTGGTCGCCAGCCAGCCGGCCAGGTTGACCGATAGCTCGGTTTGTACCGCCAGGATCGCCGTATGCAGCGGGGTCGTCACCGAGGCCAGGCCCGTATTGAACGTGGTGAAGACCTGCATGATGGCGGCGACGAAAGCCTCAATCTCAGCGGTCGAAGGCATCCCTGACGTACCCAGATCGGTGAACAGGCCCAGGGCGTCCGACAGGATACCGATCACGGTTTCGAGCGCCGTGAAGAAGGCATTGGCGGTGGGCGTCCAAGACGTGAGCGACAGGGTTGCGACCTCGGTGCCGAAGCGGGTCATGGTCTGAACGATGGCCTGGAACAGGTAGCCGATCACCTGCATGGCCGCGCCCGTATTGGTCCCCGTCCCAGCGCCCGCGTTCGCCAGCCAGTCGATGGTCCGGTCATCCAGCGAGGCCAGGCCCTCGAACAGGTCAAGGGCGTCCGAGAGGCCACCCGCGGTGGCAGAGATAGCCGCCTCGAAACGCTGCAAGGCGATGACCCGCGCGGGATCGAGATGCTGGGTAGCATAGGTCCCGACAAGATCGATCAGGAATTCCACGTTGCCAAGAAACGTGTTGATGGTCGTCTCGGAGACCGGGATATAGCCGGCCAGGTTAGAGAAGAATTCAAGCGCCGTTTGCAGGCCGCCCGTCACCGCTTCCACCGCATCGCCAAAGGCGGCCACGGGTGCGAAGGCTGCGGCCGCGCCTGCATCCATCGGGAAGGCTGCGATGATCCGCAATCGCAGGTCATCCATGAACGTGAGCACCCAGCCGATGAAGTCCGACCAAAGCTCAGGGTCGGGGGGCGTCCAGACGAAGTTCGTAATCAGGTCGATGGTCGCCATGAGGCCGCCCATGATCGACTCTAACGCCGAACCGAACGACTCCTCAGGGTCGAAGTTCAGGGCGGTGGTCGGGTCGGTGACGAGCGACTCCACGTAATCGTACACGGTCTGGAAGGCCGCTATCACCCAAGCGATAAAGGCATCCCATTGACCGGGGTCGGGGGGCGTGAACGAGAAGCCCGTGATTAGCTCCATTGAAGCCAGCAGCCCGCCCATGATCGACTCCAAGGCGGAGCCGAACGACTCAACCGGGTCGAACTCGATGATCGAGGCGGGATCGAGCCAGAGCGTTTGAACAAGGGCGTAGAACGTTTGGAACGCGCCCCAGACCCAGGTCACGAAGGCCGACCACTGGTCGGCGGGCGGAGCCGTAAAGACGAAGCCGCGCGCAAGCTCAAGGCCGGCAGAGAGGCCGCCCATGATCGACTCTAGCGCGCTTCCGAACGCTTCCACCGGCACGAAGTCAATGATCCGGGTCGGGTCACTCCAAAGCGTTTGAACGAGGGTAAAGAAGGTCTGGAAGATACCCCATACCCAGGTGACGAAGGCCGCCCACAATTCGGGATCGGGCAGCACGAACTCGAAGTTACGGGCAAGCTCAAGGGCAGATGAGAGCGCGCCCAGGATAGACGACAGGGCCTCGGCAAAGGCCACAACCGGGTCGAAGCCAATGATCCGGTCGGGGTCATTCCAAAGCTCTTGAACCTTGGCCCAGAAGAATTGGAAGATACCCCATACCCAATTTTCAAAGTTCAGGAATACCTCAGCGTCAGGCAGAACGAACTCGAAGTTACGAGCCAGGTCCACCGCCGCCGACAGGGCATTCATGATGCTTTCCAAAGCACCGGCGAACTGAAGAACAGGATCGAAGCCCAGAGTATTCTCCGGGTCGTTCATCAGTTCCTGAACCTTGTCGTAGAAAAATTGGAAGATGCCCCATACCCAGGCGACGAACCGGTCCCAGATACCGGCGTCGGGCATCGGGAAGTCGCCACGTTCAACGATCTCCATTGCGACCGTCAGCCCGTCGAGCAGCGCCGTCAACACTCCGGCGAAGGCTTCCACCGCGGCGAGACCATCCTGGTTCAGGGTCAGGATGATCCGGCCTAGCTGGTCTACGATGTCGATCCACTGGCGGCCAAAGCGCACCATCTTGTCAACGAAGTCGGGCATGATCCTGAATGCCCTCATATTGTCGGCAACCTTCATTGCCGTTTCCCAAGGGGCCAGGACTTCAGACAACAGCGCGCCGACCTTGGCGGCCTTCTTGAGGGTGCCCATGCCAATGTCGTCGGCCATACCTGCCAGGGCGTTGGCTAGCAGGATCATGGCAGCGGTCACGTCCTTAGCGGATTTGTCCACGCTGCGATAGATGAAACCGGCCAGCGCGCCCAGGACGGTGATGGCATCCTGCCAGGGGGTTAGAACGTCGGAGAGCAGGGCCGCGCCTTCCCGCGCCAGGGCGATTGTCTGCGGGCCTAGATGAAAGGCCACCTGAGCCAGCTTGAGCGCCAGGCCGCCGACTGCCAGGATGATCTTGTCAGCGATACCGAGAATGGGCCGGGCGACATAGCCCGCCATTGCGTCGAGGGTGGTGATAGCATCCTGCCAGGGTACGAGGACGGCAGAGAAAAGCTCCGCGCCTTCTTTGGCCAGGGCGATGGCCTGCGGCCCGATGTGGAAGGCAACGTCTGCCAGCTTCAGGGCCAGGCTGCCCACACTGAAAATGATCTTGTCTGCAATCGGGCCGACCGGGCGGAAGACGTAATCGGCCATCACGTCGAGCGTTTCGACCGCGTCCTGCCACGGTTCGAGAACTGCGGCTATGAGGGCCGCCCCGTCCTTCGCCAGGGCGATAGTGTCCGGTCCAAGGGTATCGGCCATGCGCGCCAGCTTGCGCGCAAGCCCTTCAACCATGTGGACCATACGGGACGAGATCGGGCCAATCGGCCGGAAGATAAAGGCGGCCATTGCGGAGAATGTCTTGACCGCGTCTTCCCAGGGAGCCAAGACCTCAATCATGAGGGCCGCGCCGATCTTGGCGCGCGCGATCATGTCGGGGCCTAGCCCGTCTACGAGGAAGTTCAGCTTACGGGCCAGACCCTTGACGGCGTTTTTCATCCGTTCGGCTGCGGGGCCAACCGGGCGGAACACGAACTCGGCCATCGCTGAAAAGACCTTGATTGCGTCTTCCCAGGGAGCCAGGACGGAAGCCATGAGCGCAGCGCCGTCCTTGGCGAGCGCCATCACATCGGAGCCAAGCCAGAGCGTCACCCAGCGCAGTTTAGACGCCAAGCCCTTGACCGCGTTTTTGATGCGTTCCGCGGTGGGGCCTACGGGCCTGAATACGAATTCGGCCAGTGCGGTGAAGGTCTTGATTGCATCTTCCCAGGGAACGAGCACGGCCGCCATCAGAAGCGCGCCTTCTTTGGCGAGCGTCATGATCTCAGGACCCAGCCGGTCAACGATCCAGCGCAGCTTACTCGACAGGCCGATGACAGCGCGCTTGATCTTTTCGGCGGTCGGTCCAATAGGCCGGAATACGAACTCGGAGAGGGCCACAAAGACCTTTACCGCATCTTCCCAGGGCTTGAGCACGTCAGCCATTAAGGCCGCGCCATCTTTGGCAGCCGCCATCAGCACAGGGCCTAGACGGTCAACGATCCACGTTAGTTTGCGGGCAAGACCGAACACGGCATCGCTGATCCGTTCGGCGGTCGGACCCACGGGCCTGAACACGATTGATGCCAGAGAGACAAGGGTATCGACGGCATCCTGCCAGGGCTTGACGACCTCAGCCATGAGCGCCGCGCCCGTCCTGGCGTCCTCTACCATTTGCGGGCCTAGCTGCTGGGACAGAAAAGCCAGCTTGCGGGCCAGGCCATACACCGCGCCTTTGATCTGTTCGCCGACCGGGCCAACCGGGCGGAACACGAACGATGCCAGGGACACAAGCGCGTCGACGGCCGCCTTCCACGGGGCAACGACGGCGGTCATGAGGGCCGCGCCGGCCTTGGCGTTCGCCACCATTTCGGGACCCAGGTCGGTGGCCAGCCCCGCCAGCTTACCGGCCAGCCCCTGCATGGCGTTTGCGATTAGCTCGGCTGCGGGGCCGATGGCGACAAAGACGAAGCGGGCCAAATCGTCAAGGGTATCAATCGCCTTAGACCAAGGCTCGACGACTTCCTTCACCAAACCCGCGCCGGCCTTGGAGAAACCAATCGCCTCCGGGCCTAGCTTCTCAGCGATCCAGCGCATTTTTTGCGACAGGCCCAGCATGGCGTTAGCGATCTTCTCAGCCACCGGGCCAATGGGGCGGAAGGTGAAGCCGGCCAATTTATTCAGGGCGTCCACCGCGTCTATCACGGGGTCGACCACGGCGGCCACGGTCGAGGCGAATTCACCGGCTGCCGTCTTGGCCTTTGCGTCGATCTTGCCGCCCGCGACGGCGAATGACCGAACCAGATCGACCACGAAAGCGACCATGTTGTCGATGGGGGCCTTCATACTGCCGAACACGGCCACGTCGCCCATCGAATTCAGGGCCTCGACTACGCTCTTGATATTGCCTGCGATGGAGCCGGCCACGGAAGCGAGCGCCACCGCCTCCGGCCAGGCTTCGTCCTTGAGAGCCTTGGCGGCCGCAGCGAATCCGGTCACGAGCAATTTAGCCGCGCCGATCAGTAGGTCGATCACCTTCTTTGCATCGGTGAGCGTTCCCTTGAGCAGTTCGGGGTCAAACAGCGACTTGACGCCTGAGACGATAGACGAAATTTCGCTGAAGATTTCTCCAAGCGGTTCGAGGACGGCTTTGGCGGAGTCGAGACCGCTGTCCTTTTTGGCATAGACACCGGCCAGAACTTTGAAAGCGGCGACCACTTGCTTGATCTGAGCCGTGAAACCGCTTAGGTCCATCGCCTGAACCTTGAAGCCACCCAGGTCACCAAGGGCCTTGACGATGTTCGAGATCGTCCCCATGATCTTGTCCATCAGTTCGGTGACGGCAAGGATCGCCTCTTTATCGCCCTTCTTGATGCCCTGCAGCAGGCCCATGATGAAGTCCCAGCCAACCCCGGCCATCGCGGTCGACGGCGAGTGAATACCGGCCGCATCCTTGGCGGCCTGAACCGCGCCGGCCACGATCCCCGCGGCCGCGCCGGCGGCATCCGGGCCTTGATCCTCGACGCCGATAGAGAAGCCTTCCCCGAAGTACCCGCCTAGCTCCATCATGATCCTGGACGGGCTTTGCGCCATTGCCGCAGCCCAAGCGGCAGCGATGGCCGCCTGCACAAGGGCAATGGCTGCGGCGATTGCCGCGCCGATCTTTGACTCGATACCGTCGGCGAGGCCCTGACCGATGGCCGCGCCGACGCCGGCCATTTCGCCGGCATAGCCGCGCAGTTCACCGACCATGCCAGACATTTGCGAGTTGACCTCACTGCGCATCGATGTAAGGCTTGATCGGGTCCCGCCCAGCATCGAGAGCCAGCCGGCCTGCATAGCGGAGGCCATGGCTGCCATCTGCGTGACGACGTTCAGGTACATCGTATCGAATGACAGGGACACAGCCGGGATCAGGAGGACGGTCAGTAGATTGACCAGCCACAGGTAGAATTCACCGAACCGGGTCTGCACCGTCGTCGTCATGGCGAAGGCGTGACCCTGGACGCCAGTTGACATGGCCTGCCAGGCGGTAAGCGCCCCGGTCACGAAGGTCTGAGTAGCCGTCGTGGCGTTGGTCTGGTAGGCCAGGTCTTGAGCGGTCAGGGTTGCATAGAACGTTTGTTGCCCGGTCGTGGTCGCCGTCTGGTAGGCCAGGTCCTGCGTTTGGAGCGTCGTGTAATTCGTGGCCGCGCTGGTCTGAAGCGCGGTCAGGCCCGTGCTCACGGTCGTATTGAGCGCGTCCATCTGCGTTGTGGCGTTCAGGTTCATGGCGGCCAGCGCCGTGTCACCGGCGAACTGCACCGCCTGAAAGCCCGTGCTGGCTGCCGCGGCGGTCGCGGTCAGGGCGTCCGTGGTGATCGGGGCCAGGCCCTCGACGCCGGTCTTCCAGCCCGCCGTCATCGTTTGCCCGGCCACAACCGGAGCCGTCGCCATTTCGGTGAAGGTCGAATTCCAGCCGGAGAGCATCGTATCGAGATCGGTCTGGATCACGGCTGACGAGCCGGATACGGTGGCCTGAAGATCATCGAATGTCTGCCGCGGCCCGGTCACTTGCCCGGCGAGGCCGTTCATCTTTGCCAGAACGCCGTCGATTAGGCTGGTGGTAGCCGTGTCCGTACCGGTCTGCGCCGCCTGCGCTGCGGTGGTCACCCCGCCAAGGGCAAGGGCCACCTCAGAGCTTGCCGCCGCCGCCGCCGGGGGTAGGTTCCCGAAGGCCGCAATCATCTGGTCGGAATAGCTCTGCGTCGTTCCGGCCGCCTGCGTCATGTAGGTGCTTGAGTAGCCGGCGAAGTCGGTGTAGCTCGTCTTGGCGGTATCTACGGAGCCGGCCACGGCGGTGAGCGACCCGCCGATATTGGCCGACGCGGTCGAGGCCGAAGTCGCCATGTTACCCGACGCCGTAGAGAGCGCCGTTGAAGCGGACTCGGCCGACCCCTTGATTTTGTCAGCGCCGAACTCGAAGCCGCGTGAGACTTCCTCCCAGGCCGGCAGGGCGACGCCCGGTATGCGGTTGGCGATCCCGGTCACCGAGTCGTAGATAGCCCCGAACGCTCCGAGGATGATATTCCCGATCCCGTTAAAGATACCGGCGATCCCTTCTTTGAAGGCTTCGAAGGCGGTTAGACCGGCCTTCGTCGCCCCGTCCATGTCGCCCTCAAAAATCGACTTGACCACCGAGATAAAGGAGTAGAAGATCGAGCGCAGTACGTCAAAGACGCCGGCCAGGACCTGGCCGAAGCCGCGAATGATCGTGCCGGCATTGCGGAAGATACCCGACAGGATTTCGCCAAAGGCGACCACCGTCGCCACGACCGAGCCGCCGATCACCCCCAGGATGATACCGGAGACGGTCAGTAGGGCGTCCCGCAGCCACAGCAGGCCGGGCTTCGCTACTTCGAGCGCGTCCTTCAGGCCCTCGAAGGCCCCGCTGAGAGCCTCCTTGATCGGGGCCAGGGCAGTTGAGACCGGGCCTAGCTCAAGCAGGAATTCCTGGAAGCCGGTCTTGATGTCGCCGAAGACCTTGGCCAGTAGATCGAATACGGGTTGAAGGGCCGTGGCGATAGGCTCGATCTTAGCCTTGATCTCGTCAATCGCTCCCGTTATCGAAGCCTTGATCTCAGTGAACTTGGTGACGATCCCGGTCTTTAGCTGGTCCCAGGACGGCAACGTTGCGCCGGTCAGATCGTTGATCGTATTGACCACCGAGTCGTAGATGCCGCCGGCGACGTTATCGACCACGACCAGCAAGCCCTCAAGGCTGGCGACGCTGCCGGTCACGTAATCTTCTACGGTCTGCTTGGCGGCTGCCCATGCGCCGGCCCAGTCACCAGCGAGCAGGGCCTTGACGGTGGTCACGATCCCCATGAACGTGTTATTGAACGTCTCGACTTGACCGGTCACGAAGTCGATGACGCCGCCGATGATCTCAGGCAGTCGCTCGATGGTTTGGGCGACTAGCTCGCCGAATACCTTGGAGATAACGACGCCGACGATTGCGATCACTTGCCCGATCACCGAGGCCGGCCCGACCAGGCCCATGAGCGCCTGGCCAAGCTCGTCGAACTTGGGCTTGAGTAGGGCGATTTCGTCGCCAAAGCCTTTGGCCGCCGCGCCGATCCTGTCAAACGTCGGCTTGAAGACCGCCTCTAGTTGCGCAATCGCTCCCTCGATACCGGACATGATGGCATCGGCCTTGGATTGCCCAAACAGGGTGACCAGGGCCTTGTTGAACCCGGTATAGAGATGCGAGGCCAGAACCGCGCCGGCCTCGTTGATCGAATTCTCCATGCGGGCGATACCGGGCAGGATGGCGGACGCCATCAGCTTGTCTACAAAGATTTGCCCCTTACCGCCCTCCTGGAAGCCGGCCGCCAAGCCCTGCACCAGTAATACGCCGGCCCCCAGGATCGTCGGCACGCCGGTTCCAATGATCCAGCCAATGATCTGGCCTAACAGATCGGCAAGCTGCGGGATCACATTAGCGGCGAACGTGGTCACCCAGGTGATTGCGTTCTCGGCCCACTGGTAGAAGGCGTTTCTGATATCGGGTGCCCGGTCGCGTACCCAGCCGGCGATATTCTCGAACAGCAGGCCAAAGGTCTCGGAGACGATTGCGGAGATGCCTTCGAAGGCGGCCCGGAAGCCCGACCAGTCGGAGAAGCCGGTCGAGAAAAAGTCGCTCAGGTCATCCTTCATGGCCTGCGTATTCTCGACCAGAACGTCGTTACCCTTTGATATCACGTCGCCAAGCGCGGCCACGAATGAGACGATCCCGGCCAGGACCGGATTCATGAGCGGGTCGATCTCGGTCAACCATTCGGAAAGGGAGTGACCGTCCTCGACCACGGCTTGCAGGGCCTGGCGGAAGTTGGCGAATTGCCAGGCCGCGCCCTGGATCGGCTTGGGTAGTTTGTAGAGCGACTCGACCGTCAGATTGCCCGTCTCTGAAGCGTCTTTCAAATAGGTCTTGAAGCCGGCGAAGCCGTCCTTAGCGCCCTGAACGAATTTATCCGTGGCCTCCTTGAGGCCAAACAGGTTCTTCTTGTAGGCGACGCCGAATACCATCACAGCGCCGGCCGCAATCGCCAGCGGGCCGGCCAGGGCGGCGATAGCCGGGACCTGGACCCCGAACAGGCCCAGCAGCGGGCGGAGCGTGTACTGCGCGCCCTTCAGGGCAAAGACCAGCGCCAGGAGCGCCGTGGTGATAGCCTGTACCGGTTCGGGCATACTCTCGAACGCCTTTTGAACCGCGTCGAGACCGGTACGCAGCGGGGGCAGAAAAGACCGGATCAGGGGAATAATGACCTTATCCATAAGCTGCGTCAGGGGCGGAATAAGGGTCAGGCCGATCTCGATCCCCAGGACGTTGAAGGCGACTTTCAGGCGCTTGATCTGTGTTTCGAGGCTCTTGTATTGCTCGGCCCGCGCGGCATCGACCGAGCCGTCGATACCCTTTTTCCACTCGGCAAACGCCTCGGTGCTCATGGTGGTTTCGTTGGCGGTCAGGGCCATGACGCCGCCGATGGCGCGCACGTTGCGGAACAGGTCCGCTATACCCTCATTCGAGCCGTAGAATTCTTTGACCAGCTTCTGCTGCGCCGGGGTGGTCTTGGCAAGCTCGCCCTGGTACTGCGTCATCGTCGCGTTGAGCTTGTCCATCGACAACCGCTTCTTTTGGGCAGCGATAGACCCTTCGCCCTCTTTCTCGGTGATCTTGGCCAGTTCCTGCTTGTAGATATCCATCTGGTCAACGAGGAACGGGTACTTGAGGCTCATGGTCGTCTGAGCCTTGGACATCCCGCCGATAGACTCGGTCGACTCAAAGACCGTGGTCGTGATAGCTTTCAGGGCGGGGATCATTCCGCCCATGCCCTCGACCATCGTCGTGCCGGATGAATAGCCCAGCTTTTCGATCACCCCTTGCAAGCTCTCGGAAGGCTTGATTAACTGCGTGAAGATGGCATTAAGCCGGGTCGCGGCCTGCTCGGCGGTTAGGCCGGTCTGTGTCATCTGCGCGAACGAGTACCCGACTTCTTCGAGCGGGATACCCAAGTTGGACGCCATCGGGGCCAGCCGGCCCATCACGTTTGCTAGATCGGGCAGCGTCACCAGGCCCGACTGAACCACCTTCAGGAATACGTCGGTGATATGGCCGGCCTGAGACGCGTCCTGCCCATAGGCCCGCATAGTAGAGATGAGGAGCTTAGAAACCTCGTCAACGTCCGCCAGGCCAGCGCCGGCCGCGCGGGACGACGCCTGCATCACGGCCATGGCCTCGGACATTTGCACGACGCCGTCCTTGGTTTGGACAGCGACCGACTTGACCTTCTCGTCTAGCTCAAGGCCAGCAGAGGCGACTAGGTACAGGGACTTGGCGACGTTATCCGCCGACGAGCGAGTCGTCAGGGCGAATGAGATCACGTCGTCCTGTAGCTTCTGGAATTGCTCCTCCGGCAAGTGAGCCACCGAGTTGACGTTGCGCATCGACTGTTCAAAGGTCATTGCGCTTTTGACCGAGGCGACGCCGATCCCCACAATCGCGGCTGACGCGATCCCCATAGCGGAGTTGAGGCCCCCGGCGGCGTTCTGCCCCCCTTTGGCGACGCCGTTCATTTGCTGGGAAACCGAATTAAGGCCCTGTGTCGCGCCGGCGGTATTCGCGCCGACCATGACTAGCATACCAGCTACAGGAGTAGCGCCCGGTCCCAGCATAGCGGTTCTACCTCATATCATTTACGTTGACGGTTACGCTGCTTCTGGAGCGCAGCCTCGGCCTCCAGTTCGGCCGACTGCGCAATCTGCGCCCAGAGCAGCCAGAACCGGGGCAAGACAAGCCCGGCCTGAGAGGCCGTGAGAAGCTCCCAGGGCCGGGCATTGAGATAGCGCGCGGAGCGGATAATTGGATACCAGTCAGGGCACTCGAACGAGTCGTCCTCGCCGCCCGTCATTAAGTAGCGTCGAAGCTCGATCTTGGCCGCTTCGATCCCTGGCGTCTCTGTTCCGTCCGGCTCAATTTTTTTTGGCCGTCCTGCATGTCAGCCGTCATGGCCTGGAAGATCGAGCCTCTGAGCGGCACAGGGATGGCCTCAAGCGCGGCGTCCTTGTCCATTGGCCGGCCTTCGTCATCCTTCAGGGGCAGATCGACCACCACCTGTTTCAGGGCGTCAAGGATATACTCGGCGGCGTTCTGCTCCTTGATCGCGACCTGAATGGCCTCCACGATACGCTCGGCCAGTTCTTCGTCGTCGCCGATCACACCGAGCACCGCGCCGATCAGGTCAGCGCCTTCGCCCGTGTTGATCCCGTTCATCAGGTCATCGTTGAAAGCGCCCGGATTGTAGACGAATTCAATCTCGCTCCCGAAGTACGGCGCGAGGACCCTGCGCCGCTGGTTCAGGACTTCCGACAACGAAACTATTTGCTTACCCATGATGTTTGTTCTCCCGGAACAAGCGAATAGAGGGAAAGCCTCCCTCAAGGGGCTACTAGGTCAGCGTTGCGGTCGAGTTGGTCACGACCACCGAGATTGCGCCGGGGTTCGTGCCGTCGACCGTGTCATCGTGAATGCAGTTGAAGTTGAAGCCCAGGGCATACGCCCCTTCGTCATCTTCACGGTCGCCCGGATTGGTGAACTGCAGCGGAAAGTCGAAGTGCATTCCGTAGGTGTAGGTGCCGGTGATGGTTGCGCCTACGGCCTTGATCCGCATCCAGCGAGTATCGCCGGCCCGCATGGTGGTGCGATAGCCGTAACCGGTCGAATTGTAGAGCGTCATGATCCGGCCGCCGACGTCGGGCACGGTATCGACGATATCGGCGAACGTCGAGACGGAGCCGTTCAGCGCCCACCAGGGGGCGTACTTGTCGGTGTAGTGAATCTCGACGCCGGCCAGATCGGTGAGCGGGTCGGCTGAGGCCAGCCCGGTTCGGGTCGTCGCCAGATAGACGTAAATCTGCGAGCCGATCACGGGCTTGGGCGTAACGGTCTTGGTGACGGTGGTCAGCACCTGATTGTCGCTGACCTTACCGGCGATGCCGCTGCCGGAAAACTCGATGGCGTTACGGCGGAAGTTGGCCGTAAATCCGGTAAAGAGGCCATAGGGCATCTGCGCGCCGGACCCGGACGGGCCTTCCTGGATCGTGAACGTCTTGATCGTGTCAGCCACGGACGTATTCGGCACCCACGTCCACTTGTACGCGCCCGACGTGAGCGTGCTCGGCGCGGCGTAGCCCAGGCCGGCTAGGAGATAGGGGAGCGTGTTGTAACACAGCTTCCCGCCCAGGGTCAGATTGGACATTTCGTCACCGCCGGGGATGACGAAAGAAACGTGCTTGTAGCCGGCCGGGCGGAAGGCTTCGCCTTCGCCGCCCGTCGTCTCCACTACGATCTCCATTGCCGGAATCTTGATCGGGCAGGCGACCGCGGTGCCGGGCGTCGACTCCAGGCCGATACGAATGTCCCTAAAGACGGTTGGAGTTGCAGGCATGGTTATGACTCCTTTGCAAAGATTCTGAAATACCCGCCAAGATGCCGGAACTGGCGTTCGCCGTCAGCCTCGGCCATTCGGAAGGGGCCGGTCTTAACGGCCCCGAAGACTACTCCATCGCTCGTGCTACCCTCAGCACCGTCCAGCGCGGCGGTTATGCGCTTGGCGATCTCCTTCAGGGGTACGAAGCTCCCGCCTTCGCAGACCCCGCGCACGATGTAGTAAAGGTCCGACCAGATATGAGCGTTACCGAGATGCGTCAGGTCAGCGCCGGAATAGAAGACCACCTGCACGGCGGGATACCCCGCCTGCACGGGTAGAATATCCGTGTAGACGCCATTTGCGCCGTCTGCCAGATAGCCCACCAGCGCGGTATCGCCGCGCAAGCGGGCGTTGATGAACTGCTCGGCCACCAGGCTCTCGATGGTCATCCTACCACCGCCGGTCCGGCTGACTTTAGCACGGCCTCGACTATGTGCCGCGTCATGGCCGCCTTTAGCTCCGGCAACGTCGCCTGAACAGCCGGGCCGATGAAGGGCCGGGCCGCCATGAAACGGGTGCCGAATTCGGGAAACATCCAGTAGTCTTCCCGGCTGCCGATCCCGACGTGGACGGCGGCCATTCCGTTGATCGGGTTGATGTACATCCCATCGCGCAAGGCCCCCGTCGCGACCGGCGCGCGGGCCTTGATATCGGTCAGGAGCTTGCCGGCATAATCGAGTGAAGCCTGCTTAGTCTCGGCGCGGATCATGGCGTCAGCCTTGGGTAGGTGGTTATAGATGATCCGCACCGACATGGTTAGCATGGTCTAAAGCTCAAGCGCCAGGGTAGTTAGATGGGCCTCGTTCGTCAGGCGGTCCTGCATATCCATGATCCGATAGGTCACGCCCGCGATCACGACGTTGTCTTTACGTTGAACGAGCGTGCCGATAGGAAAGCACAAGGCCCACGTCTTATCCTCGGTGATCCGCAGCGTCTGCGATCCCGTCTGCACCATTGACGCCAGGTTCTGCACGTCCCGCAGATTGACGCTCTCGATTCGGCACGGGACGTTAGAGGCGACGGTGGCGTAGGTCTCCGTTCGCCCGCCTGCGCCGTCGTCCGAGAGAGCGGGCCGGGAGATCACCGCCCTCTCCGGCATGTTCCGTTCAGAACGACGGCGCAGGCGGACAAGCGAAAGGGCAAACGCCGTTGTTGTCATAACACTTTGAATACAGCGCGCCGTGTGTTAGGCGAGTCGGCAAGTGTGAGCGTCGAGTCAAGGGCGATGGCGGTCTGACCATAAGACGAGCCGGCCAGGCCCGTGCCGGCCTTGGGCTGCTCGTAGCGCAGCCGCGTCTCACGCGTCGACTCTTCTGTCACCCGCGGGTCGGCTACTGAGACATAGTGCGCCGCAAGCCAAAGCTCGATCTGAGTTAGAATTTCATCGGTCAGGCTTGCGAGCATTTCGCTCTTTGTGCCGATCAGCGAATTCGCGGCAGTGATACAGGCCGCCAGGCCTCCGTCGCTGAGTGACGTATCGATGATCTCCCGGACATCGGTGACGGTCACTCGGTTAGCCATTGGCAGGCTTTCCAGACGGCTTGCCGCTGGCGCGCTTGACGGCGGCCTTCTCGGTCGGGGCGTCCGGCGGCGTCTCCGTATCGGCGGGGGCGTCCTCGACCTCGACCTCGGCCTCGACCGCGCTCGGAGGATCGGCGGGCGTCTCCTCCGGGGGTGCCGAAGGCAGATCAGCGGGGACAGGCTGGAGCTTGTCCAGGAAGCCCTGCGCATCCGCCTCCGGTAGCTCCACGATATCGCCCTCGCGATACGTGCCGAATGCGCCGAAGGTGTAGCCGGGCTTAACGCGGTACTTTGTCATAGGGACACCGCCTTAAGCCACGGCCAGCAGGACGGCGACATAGTCGTTCGCGGACAGGTTGCCGGCCGCCGATTGCTGGATTTGATCGGTAACGGTGACGGTCGTCTCGAACGACGCCGCAGCTGTGCCCAGCGCGCCGGCCGTGATCCCAAAGACGGCCAGGACCTTCATCCCGACCACCGCGCCGGTGGCGGTACACGCGCCCGCGCCGTTGCGCCCGTCGAAGGAGATCGTCTTGATCCCGGTCAGGACGGCGCGCAAGTTTGCGGCGGTGATAGCGCGGGCGGTGTCAGTCCCGGTCTGCGCCTCAGCGTTCGTCGCAAGCTCGACCTTGCCCTTGGTTGTGGCGTCGGCATCGACCGTAGTGCCCAGGCTATCCACCAGATCGGTGTTGTGGTCAAACGGGTCGGTATGCCCGTGCTGCGCCTTGAGAGCCGCAGAAGATTTGTTAGCCATGACTTTTCCTTTCCCTTGAGAGGGTGCCGCCTACCGGGGGGATTAACGCCCCCCGGTCAGACCAGCTTAGGTAAGCGCCGCCTGGTCGGGAGCCTAAGCCCCGGTGATATGGCAGACGCCCAGATTGCCCGCGTAGTCCTGCTTGAGCCGCGGGGCCATCACCATCATGACCTTGAAGAAAAGCTCCTCGCCGTCCGGGGCAACCCACTCGCGGTTTTCGACCGTGCCGGCCTGGACCAGATCGATCACGTCCGAAGTCATCTGCACCAGGACAATGACGCCATCGCTCAGGAAGTCGGAGGGCTGGACGCTTGCGATCTGCGGCAGATCGAGCACGGCATCCAGCGCCTTCTGGCCGGAGCCGTCCGTGTAGCGGGCCAGCATCTGAATGTACTGGGTCCCGGCTGCGTAGACGCTGAACGGGCCATGATAGCGGTTAGCCGCCATGGCGGAGATTGCGCCCAGGAACGTCGGCAGAATGTTCGAGATTGTGCCGAAGTCACCACCGCCGAAGTTGGCGGCGGTATCGGTCTTGCGCGCGCCGTGGGTGGTCAGGCCGTAGATGGTCGAACCGCTGACCACGATCCCGCTAGAGCCGTTGAAGACCATGGTCTCGGCGCTCTCGATCACGGCGGAAGCAGCCGCGGCGGCCTCGGTCGTGTCCAGGCTCGCGCCCAGCGTGCGGCTGGCCAGCAGCTCGCGCCGGCCGATGGAGTAGGCGTCATGGATGATCGGCACAGGGACGCCAAACGTCTGCTTGTCGGTGCGGTCACGGTTCGACCGGGTCCGACCGTCCATCGAGACGGTGGCAGCCGTGCGCTCGCTGGCCACACGCCACTGTGAGAGCATGTTAGCCAGGGTTGTTTCCTGCGTCAGGCCGGCGGCCCGCAGATCGGCAACGATGTTCAGGCGCAGTTTTGCGCGCTGAATGACGGCGGCGTCCAGGACAGCCCACTCGGCTTGGGTTAGCTGCGAGTTGGTGATGAGGCCGGTGCGCTGATCGATCAGGGGCCGCTTGGTGTTGGTGGAGAAAGCGAGGGCGTCCTCGCCCATCAAAATGGTCATAGTTGACTCCTTGTCAGATTAGAACGTAGGGCGTGACGCGCCTGCTAGGCGATCATGACACGGCAGCGATGCACGCTGCCGTCGCCGGTGACGGTGTCCAGGGCAACGCCCACGACCGCTCCGGTGACAATGGACGCGCCCATTGTGAGGGCTTTGAGCAGGCCGGCGGCGTTCGAGCCAAGCGGCGTGACTCCGGCGACGGTGCTCTCGCCGATCGCCAGAACCATGTAAAGCACGTCACCCGGCGCGGCGACCGTGTAGTACACAGTATCGCCGTTGGCATACGCCACGTCGATGGTCTTCGAAGACGCGCTATCAGCGGTCGGAGACTCGACGGCCACCAGGGTGGGCTTGGCAAGGCCGGAGTCGGTGTTGTGCGTCACGACCGCGCCGCTGCTGATCTCCAGGAGATAGCCGGGCAAGATCGAAGCCTCGCCGGCCAGGCGCTCCTGACGGTTGACGCCATCGAGAGCCGACTGGATCACGATGGTCTTGTAGGTAGTATCTGCCATGTTAAAAGCCTCCGGTGAAGTTGGCCGGCAATGCCGGCATCAAAAGAATGAGCCGGCCGGCCTACAGCGCCGGCATCGGAATTTCGACGATCATCGAGCCGCCCGCCGGCACCCGACCATTCGGCCGCGGCCGCCCGCCGAAATCGACGGACTCCAGCGAATCCTCCAACAGGCGCAGGTTCTCGGTCGAAAACGTCGCCAGTTGGTCGGGCGTAAAGGCGCAGCGGTGGTTTGCCGCCAGCGCCGCGATCAGGCTCGCCCGCTCGGCCTGGGCGTTGGCCTGGACGTTGTTCAAGGCCGCGATCAGGCCGGCCACCCCGCCGAACTGACGGACAGCCGTCAGTAGCTCGGCAAGCTCGGACTCGTTGGTCGCTACGGGCGCTACGGCGGGCGCTACGGCCTCTTGGGCAGCCGGAACGGCTACGGGGGCCGGCACAGCCGTTTCGACCGGCACGGCGGGCGCTACGGCCTCTACGGGAACTTCGGTGACGTTGGAGACGGGGGCGGTGACTTCGCTCTCCATGCCGGGCATGAGCAGCACGTCGCCCGCCGCGGTCACTCCAAGATCGGCGGCCATCACCTTGAGATCGTCAAGCGTCATGGCCTCCAGGACGGCGCGCTCGCACTGGCAGTCGGCATTTGCCAGCAGCGCCTCGATCAACTGGCGTCGGTCGTTCATGGTTTCGTCTTCTCCGTTTTCGGCGAGAACTCCCTCGCCAGGGGGTTGGGATTCGTCCGCCGATTCGGCGGCGGCTTCGAAGGCGGCGGGCACAGGCACAGGCTCCTCCGGGGGATCGGTGACGGGGGCCTCGGTGACGGGGGCCGGGTGCGCCTCGCGCGCCAGGGTCAACATTGCGGTGAGATCGGCATAGGTGATGAAACGCTCCGCCGTCACGGCGGACTCGTTGACGGCCTCGGCCAGCGGATCGGCGGGGGCGGTGCGCATTTCGCCGGCCAGGTTGAAGACGATCTGATCCTGCCCGACCGTCACGCCCAGATGCGAGAAGGCCGCGCGGCCGGCCGGCGTGATCGCCGGGGTCGCCTCACCAGCCGGCAGATAGGCCAGGATCAGGTGCATGGCCTGAACGTCGATCTCCGGGGCTTCTTCCTCGTCCCCGCCATAGGCGAAGTAGCCCAGGTACTCGCCCAGGTCATAGGCCCAGCGTTGGATGGCCTGGCCGCCCAGCGTCAGGTAAAGCACGTCCATGGCCTCGCCGGTGATCAGCCGGCCAAAGCCGGTGATCTGCGCCGCCATAACGGCCGTCGAACGGGCGACATAGGCTAGCTCGCTCGAAAGGAACTGCAGGGCGTCGCTGCCGCGGTAGGTCAGAAGCGGCACGCTCAGGCCCGCCGGTTCCAGGACAATCGAGCCAGGGGGCAGGTCGCCCGGCGAAAGGGCCAGGGCGGCGGCGCTTTCGTCGGCAAGGAACAGGGCCACGGTGGCAAGGCGCTCGTCATTCGTCTCCACCACGTCGACGGCCTCAAGCTCCGCGACGGCCTCAAGCTCGGCCTCGTCCGGGGTGATACCAAAGAAGTCGGCTAGCGCGGCCATCAGCCGCTGGCCAACCGACGCGTTTACCGCGGGCATAGGGCTTGTCGGTTTCGTCATACTTTTCTCCTGTCGAAAATTAGTTCGGGGGACACCGCAGCCGTCGGCCCAGTTGCAGGCTCCCTCAGCCGTAGGTAGCAGGGCCAGGTGATCGGGCCGAATATTGCGGGCGATAGTCTGATAGCGCCGGCCTTCGTGCGCCCCATTCGCCCGCTCGACATCCCGAAAGTAACCGGTCGATACTTCACAGCCGCCGCCGTCAACGATCTGGCTCAGGACCATATCGCCCGCGTCGCCGAACTGCTCCAGCCGGTCCAGATCGATCCATACGTCACCCTTGAGTCGCCCATCCTCGAAGCGCACGTCGTACAGCCGACCACAGGCGAAGGCGTCCAGCGCCTCAAGCGACCGGGCCGAAATGTACTCGCGCCCGTCGTGCGGGTGACCAATCGTAACCGGCGAGTCGTTCCAGACCGGCGTATAGCGGCCGATCTCGTCGGCAAGCACTAGCTCGCCGTTGAGCACGCCCGGCACCAGCGCCACAACAGGGGCCACCAGCCACTCGCGCCCGTCGCGCTCACAACGGGTGGCACCAGCAATATTCGTGCGTTGGACGGTGAGACCGATCAAGGCGGTAACTCCGGGAACAAAAAAGGCCGCTTACCGGGGGACGAATCCCGGTAAGCGGCACTAAGGCACTATCCTCGTGAGCAGTCACCTCCCGTGGCCATTTAAGGCACTCCGGCTAGGCCGGCAGGGGTCACCGCTCACGTTTTGCTTTATAAGAGGCCACCTTCCCGCAGGGGGAAAGGCAGGAAGGCGGCCCGTTCGCGCTGATACTAACAGATATCAGATAGCTTGTCAAGTTATAAACGATAATCGGCGGGCGAATTCCGGCAGCCTATTCGCCTCCCCACGCGCCCGCGCTCTTGCCGGGCGGCCCGGTCGGCAGCGCCCCCAGGTCATCGGCCATCAGCGCCCACCAGTCGGCGATCGTGAACGGAACGTAGACGCTCCGCTTACGGTCATAGAACAGGATCACGCCATCCTTGAGCATGGCGACGAAAGCGCCATCGGGGGAAAGCAGCCGGCCCGCCTCGTCCACCCTCCAGCCGGTTCGGTGGGCCATGCGTCACGGTCTACCGCCCTGGTGAATCGGCGATGGCGACGGAAGCGGCGGCGTTGATATCCTTGGCGATGGCGCGCGCCATACCCGCCACCATCACGGCGGGGAAGTAACGGGCGGCGTTTCCGCCATCATCGTCGGTCACCCGCTCCAGGTATCGCATGATCGATACCGCGACTTCCTCAGCCTCGACGTGGTACATCCGCTCGCCTTCTTCGGGGGCCGGCGTCCAAGTCAGGGTATTCGTGCCTGACGTACTGACGTGCCCGCTCGTGGCCGCCCGATACGCGGACGCCGCCGCATTATAGGCGTCGGACGTGCCGGGCCGCGCCTGACCGGATAGAATGCCGCCTATGACGGGGGCGTGCCCTTTGGGATCGGTGGAAGTAGTCATTTCTTTAGCACCCGCAGGCTAGGTGGAATAGCCGGACACTAAGCCCGGCGGCGATGCCGACAATGGGCAGGAGCACCAGGATACCGACCGCCAGCACGGGGATACCCGCGCAGCCTGGTATGCTCGTGCGCTTCTCGGAGGGCGGTGATAGCGGTGCTAACGGCGCGCCCGAAGTCGTCTGCCATTGCACGGAGTCGTCGCTCGGTGGTTGCGTCATCGTTTTGGCCTTTCATCGTGAGGAGTATAAGCCCTTCCTCGATCTCGGCACGCTTTGCCGCGCGTGCCCGCTCCTGCTCGGCCTCGGCTAGAAGGGTGATTAGATGCCGGGCCTCCGGTATGCCGGCAGCCGCCGCGCCGGCCAGGATAGAGCCGGCCATTAGCTGCCGGCCGATTGGCGTCTCGTTAGGTTGCGATCTCATTTTGCCAGGTCTTCCCGGTGAAGCTCGACCGGTATTGTATCTCGCAGGAGCAGGCGTTGAGGCATTGCCGGTCGCCTATGTCGATTAGCTCGCCCTGTGGCTGCCAGCCAAGCTCAGACATCCAAAGACAATCCTCGCAGTTTTCAGCGCCGCCCAGGATATTCATCTCCATGTCGTAGCCCCGCTTGAACATCTCACTCCCGGTAAGATGCCACCAAGCCTTGCGCAGGCTCTTTGGGTACTGGCCGACCCGCTGCCAGAAAAGGCCGTCGACCGGATACTCGGCGCTCTCCAGGGCCTGCGCGAAGCCGTCAAGGTACTCTAACTGAAAGTCTATGCCGACCTCGACCTCCGCCCAATCGCTGGCCTCCAGGGCGGCCCAGCCGCCCAGCACTAGCATAGCCGCCGTGCCGTGGCCCATCTTCACCGTTTCGGCCATGGCCTCCTGCCACTGCCCGATGGTGATCTCGCCGGCCACCATGCGCTCGCTCTGCAGCCGGGCCTCAGCCTCCAAGGCCAGCCGCGCCGTATCCCGCGCGCCGTTCACCAGGCTCCACGATACGCCGCGGCCGTTTACGTCGAAATAGAAGCGGGTGGCGTCTGACCACGTAAACGGCGGGACCAGCGCCTGCTCGGCAAAGGCCGCCAGGGCGTCGTCGGCGACACTCGGCCCGCCTCGATTGGCGGCGGGTGCCGGCGTGCCCGGCAGCGCGCCAGAGGCGTGAATGAGCCAGGCCGGCGCGCCCGGTACATTCGCCGTATACCATTCGGTCAGGCGCACGATCTCCTGACCGTCGAACCTAGCCAGGCGCGTCCGATCAGCCGCGGCCCACCGACGCGCCCGGCCTTTCATGCGGCCTCGAAAGACCGCGTCCGTTCGTGCGGGGGCCGCCAGAGCGAACGCCAGACGCGCAGGCGCGAGAGGGTCGCCTCGCCGCCGCCGGCCCGAATACGGTCGATCAAGGCCGAGATAGCCTCAGCCTCCGTGTGGCCACGTACTGACATATTCTCCGCCAGCCGGGCCTCAACCATCGGGGCCTGGCCCGGCCTGGTGACAGGGGCCGCGATCAAAAGAACGTAGTACAGGCCCTTGCCCTTGTCCTCGCCGTCCTCGGCGACCGGCCTTTGAAAGGCGCTAGTATGGTGGGCGGATTGTCTGGACGGTGGGCGGTGGCCCGCTTGATTGGCTGTTCTCATCGGTCTGCGCTTCTCCTTCAGGGGTTGGTGTCGTATCCGCCGGGGGGGGCGGTGGCTTGACGGGCGGCGGGGCCGCCCAGGCGGTGAGGGCCTTAGCCTCTTTCTCGGTAAAGCCGGCGACCAGGGCCGCGGCATAAAGCGACGCGCCTGAGTCGGTCAGCGTCTTGGCGATACGCGCCAGCACGGAACGCAGGCCAAGCATCTCGACGGCGGCTTCCTTCGGCGCGCGCCCTTCGAGGCCCAGCCAGTCCCGGAACTCGGCCGGGCTGATATACACGTCGGGCGACGATCCGCTCGATACCGCCGATACAGCCCGCCCGCGGGCCTCGGCCAGGTCGGCGCGCTCAAGATCGGATAGCTCGATAATGGGCTTCCAGATTAGCTCGATCTCGTCAACATCAACCGCCGGCAGGATGCCATAGTCCACCAGGCGCTCGATCATGGTACGCACCAGGGGGTCGGCGAACTGCCGGCGACGCTCCTTGATGACGCCCGCCCATTGGCGAGACTCCTCGGTCTTACCCACGTCGCCCCGGTCGCTGCCGATCAAGATCGAATAGGGGATTTGAGTCGTGGCGCAGATCAGCTTGACGGCGACGTTGAACAGAGCCGAAGGATCGATCACCTGCCCCGGTAGCTTTTCCAGATCGATCCCCTCGGTGCGGATCACGCGCCGCAGCCCGTTCAGGAAGTCGTCAATCGCCCCGGTTAGCTTCTCCTCGTCAGCGGTGGTAAGCTCGTAGCCTTCACGAACGTCGGCATGGAAGGTGCCGACCATATCATGCCAGACGGTTTCGGCCCCGCCGTGCACGACCTTCATTAGGGCCTCAAGCAGATTGTAACATGCCTCCAGGCGGGGCGTCCCCATCACGTCGTCTTTCTCGCAGTCCTCGGCGACGTGGATCACGCGGGTCCAATGCGTCCGCATTTTCTCGCCCGCCGTATTGACCTCGTAGTATTCGGGCAGGTTATACCGCTCGCTCTCCCGGTTGGTGTCCAGCGCCTCGATCCTGGCGTCGATCTCATCATAGACCGCCAGATAGACCAGATCGGCGGCAGTAGCATTCGCCGCCGCCTTGCGCTTCAGGGGTGACGGCCACGATCCCCGCCCCTTCATTCCCAGCACGATCACGGAGTACTGGCCCAGGCCGGCCCGCACGTCCGCCCGGCGCAGGCGCTCGTACAGGCGTACCCGTTTCGCCATCGAAGCCCAGGCCGCAAGGAAGGCGGCCTGCGCCGTCTCGCTCGTCGCGGCGTCTTCGACAAAGCGAAGCTCAGGATCATCCTTCCACGTCGCGCTCGGCTTGGCGGTGATGATCGGCCGGGCGATATCCTGCCGGCGATACTTGATCTCGAACTGTGCGAATGAGATATCGACCGGCAGGCCCAGGACGACGTTATAGTCTCTATCCCCGCCGAAAGCGGTCATCGACTGGCCGCCGCGCGACGTGAGTAACCGCCCCATCAGATCGGATAGGATGGCGATATCCTGCGGGGAATATCGGCCGCGCGGCGGCCTGGTATCAGCCGGCATTAGGCCGCGTCCTCAGCCGCAGGCTCAGCGACCGCGGCCTGCTCGCCATCTGCGGCCAGGTCGATCAGCACACCGGCGGCCTTGGCGCGCTTCAAGCAGCGGTCAAGGATCACCATGGCCAGCTTGACATCGTCGTCCAGGTCAAGCTTGGCGAGCATCGCGCCGTCAACCTTCAGCGCCCGTGTCAGCAGGATCATCGCAACTTGTAAGCGCCACATCAGGAGTCTCTCCTTTAGCCCCATGCGCCGGCCCGTTTCTTTTGAGCCGGCTTCTCTTGGGGGCAGAACACCATCACCACCGCGTCGCCCGCGTCCGGCGACCGCCCGATCCGCTTCTTGACTTCTTCCTTCTCCTCGATACGGATCAGCCCGCTCGAAGTGGTGCGCCACATCGGCGCAGTCAGGTCACCGATCAGTTCGTCGTCGGGCGGGAGGGCGATATCCAGCCCCGTCTGCGGGTCCAGGGCCTCACGCATCGCCCACCAGGCCAGGCTGCGCCGGTTGAGAAAGCCTAGCTCGCCTGACTTGTCCTTAATGTCAGTGCGGGTTGAAGCGTTGAACGCATCGACCGTATAGCCTAGCTCACGCAGCCGATCTACCACGCCAGCGCCCATATTGAGCACGTCCACGACGGCGATACCGCGCTTCTGCGCCGTGAGCACACCGACCACGAAGCCGGTGGTTTGCATAGTATCCTGTTTTCGGAAACGGCGCAACTCCGAAATAACGTTCTCGAAGCGTAGGGCTAGAATCGTGCTGTCCGCGCCATAGCGGGCCACGTCCACGCCCACGCCAAAGAACACCAGCACGGGCTTCTCATCCTGCCAGGCGTACCACCGCTCGTTAGCCGCCTCGACCCAGGCCAGCGGGATCACGGCATCCTCCGAGCCTTCGCTGAAGTTGCCTAGCACGCGGTTCTGGAAGACGGGCGACGACTCGGTCCACTGCGTGCGGCGGGCCTCCACCCACTCGGCGCTGATCCGGCCGGCCGCCACCGCCTCCTCGACTTTGACGTGCCGCACCCACCAGTCACCATAGCCGGGCTTACGGGCCTGGATATCGTAGAAGCGGCCAGCCGGCCCGCCCGGCGTCGAGACGCACAGCCACCAGGCGTCGCCGGTGCTCATCGCGCCTTCGGCGGCGTCCCAGGTCTCAGAGGGTATCGTCTTGGACTCGTCAAAGATGTAGAGAATGTTATCGGCGTGCGCGCCTTCGATCAGGGCGGGCTGGTTCGAGGCCAGGGCGAACGCCTCGCCCGTCGCCAGCTTGAGCGAGAGCATCAGTAGCTCACGGCCTTCGGCCAGCGGGCCACGCCCGACCTTGGCCCAGTCCACGCGGCCGGCCCACTTGCGTATCTCCGGCCACAGGAACTTGGTTAGCTGCCGCCAGGCGCTCGCCGTGGTCGGCACCTTCCAGTCCTCCCCGTCGCGCGTCAGGGCGAACCAGAGCACGATCCAGGCACAGAGGGACGACTTGCCGAGTCCATGGGGTCCGCGCACGGAGACGCGGCGGCGCTCCTGCAGCGCCGTCATGATCTCTAGCTGATAGGCGCTCGGCCCCTCGCCCTCGCCCCAGCGAAAGCAGTCGTGCACGAAGCCAGCGGGGTCATTGCGATAGCGGGCCTTGAATTCGGCGCGCACCTCCTCATTCTGTGAGCCGGCCTTGGCGGTCTGGCGCTTGACGCGGCCCACTTGGGCGGGGGGCGCTTTGCGGTAAGCGGCGGCGACATGCTTATTCGTCGGCATCCAGATTCTTGAGTAGCCCTAATAGCTCATCCACCGCCAGGGCCTGCGCCTCAGCAGCCGAGGCGGCTTGGAACACGGCAGCCGCCGACCGGTACATCGCTGCCAGCGTCGACGGCCGCATAGGGGCCGCGGCGGGATTGGCGGCCTGGACCTTCTCGATCTGCTCGATCCCGACATTCGAGACTCGTAGCATACGCAGGCCGCCTTCCTGCAACGTCCGGGCCACGCGCAAAGAACGGGACCGGAACTGCTCCAGGTCGGCCATGTGCTGCGCCTCCGCCTCACGGCGCGCCCGTAGCTCCAGGTAGGCGTCATACTGCCGCGAACGATTGAGCCAGTCGTGCTGAGCCGACCAAAGCGTCCAGCGCCCGGAGGGTAGCCTTTTTTCTCCGTCCGCAACATTGCCCTTGCCATGCTCTTTTGTTGCCGCGGTGAAGGCAATGGACAGGCTGCGAAAGGGGCCAAGGTCACGATAGACGCAGAAAGCGGCGAAGGCGGGGGCGGTTTCGCCGGCCAGCATATCCCAGGCGAAAAGGCCATCGGCGCGGCGGAAGCGGTCATCCCATTCGGCCATAGTCAGGCTCCTTTGCCCGCCAGCCATTGCTCGAAGCGGGCGGCGGCGGTCACGCCAGGATCGGCGGCCAGCGTCTCACGGTCTACGATCACGGTGTAGCCGTCGAGGGCGGGGCCGATCTGGAGCAGGTCGGGGCGATAGAGGGCCGGCTGGTTGAGGGCCGGTTCCCAGGTCACCATGGCGGGGTCTTGCGGGATACGCACGATCTTGCGGTGGGCGATATCGGTGATGGTCTGCTGGAGCAGGCGCACGCCCATGGCTTGCAGGCGATCCTGCCAGAGCCGGGAAGCGTCCCAGGTAGGGGGGATAAAGCACCAGTCTTGGGCGGCGATGGGGCCGCCGTCGACGGTATCGTTCAGCCAGTAGACGGTGCCGCCCGTCACCCGTTCGCCGAGACGGATGGCCCACTTGATGGCGTCGCGGCCGCGGTGCAGGGGCAGGAGGGACGGGTGGAAGCCGATAGCGCCGAAGGTAGCCTTGTCGCGCGTCTTGCGCCCGATGAAGTCGTGAGAATGAGCCGCGACGATCAGATCGACGCCATCGGGCAGGGTGGCCTCGCGCAGGGAGCCGGCGGGAAGCAGGGGGATATGGCGGTCGAGGGCCGCGCCATAAAGGCGGTCGATCTTGGAGAAGGCGTCTAGCGGGGCCGGCGCGGCGACGCCTACGACCGGGTGCCCGGTGTGCTCGATGATCATATCGAGCACCAGCTTGCCAAAGTAGCCCTGGCCGGCGAGATAGATTTTCATTTGGGCTTTGTAGTCCTTGCCTTGCGGGGCATCTGCTTGGGCTTTGCGCCGAAGCGAAAGCCCTGCACGGCCCTGAAGTGTCCGCCATAGCCGAGATTGGTAACGCTCACGCCCGGCTTGTTAGCGAGTGAGGCTATGAGGGTTGTCGCTGATCGTTTCTTGTTACCGCCGTAAAGGTTGGCGCTGACTTGCGCCCAGCGGGGGTCACGGCGCAGGGCGGCGCAGAGACCGGGGTGGGACGTATGGAAGTAGACGACTTTGACGCGGTCGCCATAGCGGGAGTGCCCGTCGACGTGCCACTGGCATAGCTCATTAAGAAAGCGAATGCCGATGCCCGCGCCCTGCCATTCGGGCATCACAACCATACGGCAGGCGCGAACGCCCTGGACTTCCAGGCGGGGGGAGAAGGCCAGGTGAACGACTGGCTCGCCTTCGACCGTGCCGACGAAATAGGTGGCGGCGACCATCTTGGGCAGCTTCAGATAGTGATGCGGTTCAAAAATGTGCCAATAACGGGAGTCCGTCTGCCAAAACTCAAGATCGAATCGTGGCCTTCGCCAAAGGCCCCTCCCCGCGTACCTACCGGTTGCCGTGTCAAATACCCAGTCTGGCTCCAGCCATTCTATGATATCGTAGTGGCAACTAAGCAGCACGCACTGGTTGCCGCTGGCTTTGGCCAGGCGCTTCCAGGACTTGGCGAAGGCCAGCGCGCCGAACTTGGCGATCTGGCGATCCACGACGGACGTGAACTCGTCGATGACGATTTTGGCGGGGGCCTCGCAGATCACGCGGGCGAGATTGGCCCGGAACTTTTCACCGTTGGATAGGACGGGGAAGGGGCGGAGCCAGGTCGGGACGGTGCCGAGGCCGACCGCGGCAAGGGCGGCGGTCACTTCGTTGAAGTCGCCGGTCGGGGCGATAGCGTCCACGATGGGCCGGTCGGCGGGCCAGTTGTCGAAATCGGCGACGGCCTGCGGCCCCCACATCTGCCGGCCCATAGACGTCTTACCTGAGCCAGACGGGCCGACGATCAGGCCCAATGACCAGCCGGGGTCATCGATGGGCAGGGTAGCCTCAAGATCGAAGTTAGCGCCCGACTCGGCGTTGAACAGGGATTTGACGCGGGCGGCGCGATAGGAGTCGAAGTCGGCGCAGTTGTTATGAACCGTGATTTTCATGTCACCACGACCTTGACCTCATAGCCGGCCTCCTTGAGATCGTTATAGACCTCCTCCTGGTGGGCGGCGTCCGTGCAGATGATAATGACGCCATACTGCTCCCGGTAGGTCGCCTCCTGCTGCTCGCCGGCCTCGCTTGAGCCGACTTCTTCCTCGATCTCGGTGAGAAGGCGCTCTAGCTCATCGCCTTCGAAGCCGGTGTAAGCTCCGCCGAATTCGGCGGCCTCGACGGCGGAGGCCAGGGCCTCAAGGTTCCAGGCCGAAAGGTCGCCGGTGCGATTGTCGGCTATGCCATAGCCGGCCGCCTTGGCGGGGTCATCCTCGACCCAGACGACGGCGATCTGCGTCCAGCCTAGCTGACGAGCGGCCTGCCACGTGCCGTTGCCTTTTTCGATCTTGTTGCCCTGTGACCGGTTGACGACCAGGGCGACGCGCTGGCCATACTCGGTTAGGCTGGCGGCGATCCGGTCGATGGCGTGCCCGGTGCGAGCGTTGGCGGGGTCCATGTGGACCGAGTCGATGGGGACTGCCAGGGGGCGCAGGTCCGGGATAATGTAGGGAATAGGGGCGGGTGCTGTATCTCCCATGACTGGCTTTCTCCGAACGGGAAAGCGCACGAAAAAGTGCGCGGCTTATGGTAGGTGAATATCCTACCATAAGCCGCGCACTTTGAAAAGTAGACGATTGAGGGTTTAACTAGTTGAGGGCGAGAATAACGCCCTCCAGGGCCGCCGAGGCGTCGGCGGCGGCCTCAGCGGTCACCCCCGATTCGTATTCCCCAGCGTCGATATCGGCCACGATAGTGGCCATGGCCTCTGCCACCGCCGCCTGAGTGGTGACGATGAAGCCGGGGAAGATCGGGCTGCCGTGCCATTCACCAAAGCGGCGGACGGCGCGGTTGACGATGAAGGTCTGACCGTTGACGGTTGCGAAGCCGGTCTCGGTGGTCCCGTCATTCGCAATGACGGTAACCTCTCCATCGAATTGAACTGGTACGGTGATCTGAGACATGGTGACTGGTGCTCCTTTGTGCTACTGCTGAAAGATGGTTAGATGCGGCCCGGCGTTCCGGCGCTCTTAGGTGGCTCGGTTAGGCGGAAGGCGATCAGCCCATCGCTTCCGAACCGAGCCACTTAAGAGGGTCGGGACTTGGCGATATCGCTGGTGACTAGGTCCTTGGCGGCCTGGATGGCGGCGGCCCGTGAGGAGGCCCAAAAGTCGTGGGTCAGGACGTGGCGGCCGGCCTTCTCGATGACGGCCTGAGAGAGATCGTCGCTGCCCTTGAACGTTACCTTGATCGTGTAGCCCTGGAAAGGCCGGGTGTAAGTGCTGGTCATGTCGGGGTCCTTTGCGCTCGCCGTTCCGAATTTCGATCCTATAGCTCTATTATACTCCTATCGTTTAACTTGTCAAGCGGTTTATGGCCTTTTGGCGAAAACTCGTAAAATTTAAGGTTGGGCGGCGAGGCGCGTTGGCCGGCCCGAAATCGCCTTGACGGGCCGGCCATTCGTGCCCGCTACGGCCCAAAAACGGGGGGTAGACGGGCTTTTAGGGAATAGCCGGCCCGGTAGTATCGGCGGGGGCGTTACAGGCCCCTTGGGGCGCTCACGGGCGGGGCGGGGGGCGCTTGATCGAGGCCCGGTACATACGCCAGGCCAGGAGCGAAAAGACAAGCTGGAAGATCATAGCGGCGGTGGCGATCATGGCGACGGCTAGCAGGGGCGGGCGGTCCACGTAGACGGCTCCGCCCGCGCAGACGATGCCGGCGATCACCATGCAGGCGCAGAGGATCATGTAATGAGCATAGTCGGCGTCCTTCCATTCCGCCAGGGGGCGGTCGCTGATACCGAGCAGGCGATGGCGCACGAAGGGCCGGAGCTTCATCCGGCCTCCACGTAGAGATAGATGACGGCGACCGGCTCGTTGCGGGGCATCACGCCCGGAACCTCGACCGGGCGGGTGATGATCAGGCCCAGGCGCTCGGCAGCCTCGGCGCGCTCGCCCATCAGGCAGGCGGTCAGATAGCCGGCCATGAAGCCGATATCGGGCAGGATGACGTGCGACGCGCCTAGCCCGTGGCGCACGAGCGTATCTAGCTGCGGGGTCAGGGGCTGGCTATAATCGAGGATGGCCGGCCGCGGACCCTCCCGGACCTCACAGTCGCCCAGTAGGGCGGTTAGGTTGGCGCGGTCCTTCATCGACAGGGGCCAGCCGTAGTTATAGACGACGGGGGTTGACATTGATCCTTAATTCTCCTTATTCGGGACCGGGTGATAGCCTTTCTTGATCTCGCCAAGGTCGGCGCGCCCGCGCAGGCTCTGCGGGCGAAAAAACGTCCCGACCATACCGGGTCGACCAAACAGCGGGGCGTCGGCGTCATAGTGCGCCCAGTGAGCACGGACTTGGTGCAGCCGGCGCTTGTGGCCCGTCGCGCCAGACGCCGCGACGTCGTCATCGACCCGCTTCTGCAACTGCTTGATCCGCAGCCATTTGTAGGCGACCGGCTCCTGGCCGGCGCGCGCCATACGGCGGCGCTCGGCACGCTGGTGGCGGATCGGCTCAGGCTCCGAGAGCGTCACGTTACGGCAGTTCATGAGCGAAAGAACAAAGGCGAAAGGGGAGATTAGTTTCTGCGCGAGTATCTGGTTGAGGAGATGAATCTCCGGCCGCTCAGGGTCCTCGCCGGCAAGGGAAAACGCGAAAAACATGCGCGTACCTATATCCTTACCGGGAAACGCCCGCCCGTCCTCGGTTAGATAAAGCGCGGCGAACGCCTCGGCCTTGACCGCTCCCATCATCATGACATAGGCGCGAATCCCTAAAATAAAGCCGGGTACAATACCGTCCTCTAAGGCACGAGACCGGGCGGCCTGAAGCGTAGGTAGGCTCAAGTTGTCCTCTAGCGACTTCCGCGCGTCCTTTCTGTCGCCGCCCGTCAGAAGGTTAGAAAAAAATCGCTCTAACGTCTTCCTCCGCACCGCTCCCGCGCGCCGCTCGACAGGGATAGGCGTGCAGACAATATGTGCCCCTATGCGCTGAATACCGGCCGGCAGGCCGGGTCCCTCCGCCGCCATAGACGGCGGACACGCGAACTCGATCCATGTCTCCTCGCCGGGGGCGGTAAGCCGATGAAAGTCATCAGAAAGTGACCAAATCCACTGGTCACTTTCCTCGAAAAACCAATATGCCGCCTCCGTGGCGTCAACCAGCGTCGCCTGGTCTTTGACCCAGGCCAGATCGGGGTCAAGCTCTAGAATTCCTAACATCGCTGCTTCTCCTTGGGATAATTTGGGATAACGTGGGATACTGTGGGATATTCCGCCTCACAGGCCAGGCAGATATCGCCGGCCTTGCTCATGGCGTAGTGGCCGACCCAGCGGCCGCAATCGATGCAGCGCAGCACGCGGCGGGCGTCGACGGTTAGCTCCCAGGCCAGCCGCCATTCGACCAGGCCGGCCGCTTGGGCGGCGGCGAGGAAGCCCTGATCGCCGCCATCGGCCAGCGCGGTCATCAGGGCTTGCCTCTCGCCGATTGTGATAAAGCTAGTCACCATCCTCCTCATTTGCGCCGGCCACGTTTGCGCCCTCGAAGGCCGCAATGAAGTGCATGAACTGAGACGACCAGCCGGTGACCTCAGCGGTCCAGACTCCCGCATAGCTCACGCCGCGGCTATGGCCCGAAATGTCGGTGATGTAGTTGCGGGCGGCCCATGGCTCCGGCATCCGTCCGCTATCATCCATATCCTGCGAGTCGCTGAAGACGATCAGCCGGTCAGCCGGGGCACCGCGCCGATCCGCCTTGATGAAGTCCAGGGCCTGGCGGGTGAAGATACCACCGCCGCCCAGACGCCCGGAGGCGCGCCTGATCTCGTCCATCAGGGCAAAGCCGCGCCGACGCTTCAGTAGCTCGGTCTGGTGCGTCTGCCCCAAATCGCTGCCGGCAGTAGCATAGACCTGGACCTTGACCGCCTGCTCGGCCGCCAGCATGGCCAGGGCCGCGGCGGCGTCCAGCCAGGAAAGGTCGCTCTGCCCGGAGAGCCTGCCGTGCTCCATCGATCCCGATACGTCAACAACGAGCACGGTCTCGCCGGCCAGCTTGGGGGCGGTCGCCAGCGCCCGGAACATCATAGCCTCGATCTCGCCCTGCCAGCGGGGCGCTGCCCGGCCGGCGGCGATGAAGTTGATCGGCAGCAGCCAGCGCGCCGGGGCCGTCTCGAAGTAGGCCGCGATGGCGGCCCGGTCCACGCCCTCCCGCTCCATCAGGGCCAGGTTACGCAGGAAGGCCAGGCCGGGCAGCCGGCGCTCGGCCATCAGGCGCTCGAACGTCTCACGCTTGTTCGCTCCGGCGCTCAGGGCCACCTCCCAGGTATCGGGGGGCGTAACATGGCCGGCCTTTAGCTCGGCCAGGGCGCGGGCGTTGCGCGGCGTCGGGACCGGGTGCAGCAGGCGCGCGGCGTCTCGCAGGGTGACGGCGTGCCCCTTGCCCTGGTACTTGGCCAGTTGATAGTCATCGAACTGAGCAAAGGCGTGAGCCAGCCCGGTCTTGAGTTGGCTGGCCAGCGGCGCGCGCGGCTTGCCGGCGGGGGTCGGGTTTTCCATGGCGTAGAGCGTGAGGGCCTCGGTGATGCCGTCGGCGCGCCCGACGATCACGGGTAACAGCTCGGCCACCAGCGCCCGGTGGGCGGGGTACTTGAGCATCTGGATTGCCACGAACAGGGGAACGTGGCGCAGGCCCTGTTCGTTGCGCGCCTGCCAGGCCAGACGGGCGACGACCGCCGGCTCGACCTCAGGCACCAGCTTGCGGATCACGTCCGCGGTCACCGCGCCGCGCTCATAGAATTTGTCCTCCCAGAGCAGGTTAGAGAGGATCGCTCGCGCCAGCAGGGCGTCCGATCCCTGCAGGGCGGCCGGCGCGCCCGCGCCTCCGGCCACGCGCGCCTTGGGGTCCATCGCGCCCTTGCGGCTCGGCTTGGGGGTTGGCTTGTTGGTTCGCATCGCTGACTCCTTGGCAAAAAAATACGGCCCGCAGATAAATCCGGGGCCGTGCTGGATACTTGCTGCGGCAGGAACTTTCAGCCGATACGGGGAGACGGGTTTGATCCCGTCAGCGGTTGCCCGCCCTTGACCGAAGTAACCGTATCGTCACCATGCCGCGCGGCCCGTTGGGGCCGGCATACCGAAAGCGGGAATTTAGGGTGGCTCCTGGCCTACCCGCCGGCACGCGGCCGGGGGCGAGAATTTTTCAAGATTCGATGAACAGGAAACCTTCACCACGCTTCGGGATAGCCAGCCGGGAACTTTGAGACTGTGACGGGAACACTCAAAGGCGAAGTAACCGCCACAACACCACGACTAACTGACCTAATGATACCACAACCATTCGACTTGTCAAGGGCCAGTTTTAGCCGACTTCTAGCGCCCGATCCCATTCATAGACCAGGGCCTCCCAGTCGATATCGGCCTCGGTTGCGCCGATCTCCTTTAGCGCCTGACGCATCTGATCCTCGATCATGGTGACCTGACAAAAGAGCCAGAAGTACTCACGCAGCCTGATCGACCGGGTCCGGCTCGTGCCCTTGAAGCTGGGTATGAGGCACCGCATCGCTTCATTGGACAGCCGATGCTGATCGACGATTGTGTGTGCATACCACGTCGCAAAATTACGAAAGCCTTGAAAGCCCTCCTCTGACCAGGCGATATCCATCTGCCTTGGGGGTGCCGTCAGGCGGTCGATGATCCGGTCGACAGCGCGTAGACTTCGCGTTAGGTTACGCGCAATCAAGGCCGGGTCGGTGACGACCTCCGGGATGGGCGGCTCGGTCGGCTCGTCGGCCGCGCTCCGGGCGGCCCTCAGCCTGGGCGTCAGGCTTTGATCGGGGCTATACCAGGCCAGGAGCGTGTTTGCGCCCGTCCCGCTTTCCCTGAATGAGTCTGGCGGAAGCTCGGACGTCTTGAACGCTGCCCGAAGCTCGGCTATGGCCCGCTCCTTGCGAAAGGCCAGCCCGGCCGGCGCGATCATCATCATTTGACCGCGCGGCGTGAGCAGGCTCTTGGCATGAGCGAGATGCTTCGCCCAGGCCAGCTTGTCGCTTTCGTCGCCAAAGGGCGGGTTGCCTACGATCAGATCGTACTGGTGATCGGGGCGATATCTCAGGAAGTCGTCGGCGACTAGATTGACGCCGCGATCCTTCAAGGCTAGCCGGTTCAGCGGATTCTTTTCGGCCACATCCACGCGCGCCGCCGGCCAGCGCCGCCCGATCTCGTTTAGCCAGGCTCCGGTGCCGCAACTTGGCTCCAGGATCGTCTCAGGCTCATAATCGGTGACGGCCAGGGCATCCAGGGCCTGCGTAATGACCGCGTCCGGCGTCGGGTAGAAGTCGTACCGGTTAAGGGTCACCGCCGCCCCGCCGGCCAGGACTCGCCCGACCAGGGCCTCGACTTGCGCCAGGATTTCGGGGTCGCGTTCGGCCTCGCCGGCGGCCGCCAAGGCTTGTAAGTGGGTCAGGTCAATCGTCGTCGCCATCGCCGTCCCGCGTCCTTTCGCGCCATATTCGCTTTAGCTCGTCCTGCCAGCCGGCCAGCAACGATACGCCCTCGCTCGTATCGCGCCGGGCCAGCTTGGTCCCGTTAGCCGCGTGGGCGGTGAGCACTTGCCCGTATAGGGCGAGCCAATCTCGCTTACCGGCGATTTGCTGGCAAGCAGCGACCAGGGCATACCATCCGACCTTGGTATATACCGGCTCGAATTTTGTACCCGTGGCGATGCGCGCCAGGCGTTCTGTCCGGCGATTGACGCCGCGGCTTTCGCCTTTTTGGCCGGTCGGTTGGGTCATAGGACCGACTCCGCAGTGAACGCCTGAAGCTCGTCAGCGGCCCGCCAGTAGCTCTCCAGGACCTGGCTCACGAGCGAGTATTCGTCGTGAGCCTTGCCCAGGATATTGCCCTCCTCGGCTCGGACCAGGAACGTTAGGCGGGTGACAGTGAGCAGATGGACCTCGCCGCCCGGCGCGTCGGCCAGCGCCTGCAGCCGGTTTAGTTCGCGCCGGCAGGCAAAGAGCACCTGCTGGTAAAAGACGCGCCGGCACTGAGCGTCCGAAATTCCGAACTCGGTGGCGACGGCGCGCACGGACTTGCCCTCAAGGCAGGCCCGCACAGCGTCGCGGGTAACGCTGGCCAGCTTGCCGTTATCGGCGGCCTTGCGCCGCGGCGGGGGGGCGGCCCGTACCTTCAGGGACCGTATCTCCGCCAGGATGGCAAGCTCACGCGCTGAGACCGTCGCGCCCTCCGGGGCGGGCTTGCCCAGGGCCTTTTCGATCTGTGTCAGTAGGTCATCCAGATTCACGGTCACCCTCCGGCGCGCGCTCGATATCCTCGGCTAGCTCAAACCTGATCCAGCCGGCCGCGCCGTCATCCCATTTGATGCGTGCGGCGTTCGCCTCTACCTCGGTGACCGTCCCCAGATCGGCGGGGTTGCCCTGCCACGTCACGCGGTCACCGACCTTCAGGCCGGCCGCCTCGGTATACGTCATCCTGTTACCTCCTGTGTCATGGCCGCCCGTAGGCGCTCGATTAGCTCGTCAACGACGGTCCCGGCCGCCTGGCGGTCAGCGATGGCTTGGTGCTGCCCGTTCGGGTGGTGAATGATCAGGCCGGCCAGGTCAAGCTCGCTCAGTAGCTCGGTCACCTGATCGCCGACCGTGTCGAATTGGACGTCCTTTGGCCAGGCCGCGCCGTGCAGGGTCCGCATGGCGCGCACGGCGTCCTCCATGTCCCACATCGTAACGGTGCCGGCGTATGGCTCGAAGTAGGGGGCGAGTAGCGAGTCGTCCTCAGAATCGGCGGGGTCAACGGTGCCCTGAAGATGGACGCCCTTAATGAAGCCGGTCACGGCCTTGGCGGCGTTGTATGCCTTGGTCGGGCGCGACGCGTCACGATAGGCCGGCACGGCGTCGGCGGCGGGGGGCGTAATACCGTCCCAGGCGCAGACGCACAGATTGACGGCGGCTTTGCCCGAAGTCGTCCGGGCGGTGGTCAGTTCGATCCAGCGGGAAAGATGAGACATAGATAGCTCCTTTAGTAGCTAGTCCAGCGGGCAAACTCGGCCCGCAGGCCAGGTAGGCGGCCCTCGAAATAGGCGGCCCGGTCACGCTCGACTTGGGCCAGGTGATGCAGGCCGGCGGCGATGCCGGGGTCGGCATCGCCCACTTGGGCGGCGAGCGTGAGGCAGTCCTGCACCCTGGCGGTCGCCCGGCCGATAGTCTCCAAGTAGGCGTCGATGTCTGCCTGAATGGTTGCGGCAATCGCCGCGTTCGAGACGTTTGTCATTTTGTCGCCGAGGCCCGCAGGCCGGTTACTAGCTCGTTGATAGCCAAGGCGGCCTCGGTCATGTCGATAGTTTCCAGGACCCTGCCGTCGATATCCCGAACGGCGACTTTGACGCAGCCGGTGACTATGGCGAAACGGACGCACTGGACCCCGAACGAGACCGGCTCGCCGTTGGCATTGGCCAGGCGTTGCAGGCCGACCGTGAGGCGCTTTAACTCGCTGCGCATATCCTCGGCTAGCTCCAGCGTGATATCGGCCTCGACCAAGTGAACCTTGATCTCGCCTTCACGCGGCTGCGTGTGCTCGGTGATGAAACCGGTCAGGGCTGTGCCGGCAATGACGCCTGTCAGGGCACGAGAGACAAGGGGGGTTGGTAGGCCGGCCTCGTTGGGGTCGATGGCGACAACTCGCGCCTCGATATTGGCCCATCGCTCGCGGCCGTAGTGCGATACGTCAAGTCGGCGGTAAGTCATGAGGCCCTCCGGGCTGGTGACGGAATAGCCGGCAAGGCCGGCAGGGTGTACTGGTAGGCGGCGGCGATCTTGCGGGCGTGTTCGGCCAGATCGACCGCCTCACGCGCGCTGTTCAAATGACGGGCGTCCCTGGTCCGCTTGTAGGCGACCAGGCCCTTGATAGCCTCGGCCTTCATACGCTGATAGCTATTCAGCGCCAGGGCTAGCTGGCGTTCGGCGGCCAGCGCCTCGGCCTTGACCCGCTCCTCTTCGATGTAGGCCGGGTCCGCCCGGCGCTCTAACGTCGCTTGAGAGAGAAATCCTCTAGGCATGATCGGCCCCTTTCTTCAGCGCCAGCTTCTGCGTCCGGCGAACCTCCCGCCGGAGCAGGGCCTTGCGGCCTCTCTTGCCCTTGTTGCAGCACGAGCACTTGACGCCACCCGCTCCGCAGCGGGCGTCCATCGTCTTACGAAAAGTGTCAGCCATGGTCGGTGAGTCCTTTCGGAAAAAGGGGCTTGCTTACTCGCAGGCTCCCTTGATGTAACGGGTATCGGCGGGCAGCGCCCAGACCGGGATGGTTGAGGGGGTGGGCCGGGCGATGGCGGCGAAGCCGTCGATACCCTGCTCGTCAGTGGTGGCCTCGTCGGCAATCTCGTACCAGATCGCTGCGGCTGCCCAGTCGGTGTAGGTGGCGACCGTCTCGGTGCCGGTGACGATGACGATCCGGCGCTCGAAGGGGTTGTCTAGGGCGGTATAGGTGGGGGCGGTTGCGGTGGTCTGGGTGGTCATTTCGGCTGGTCCTTTGGGTTTCGCTTCGCTTATCTAACTATAAGAATTATACTCCTATTCGTTCAGAATGTCAAGCAAAAATGAGAATTTTTAAGGTTGGACGCAAAACTCGTTTTTTTTCTCCCCCCAGGCGCGCGCTACTTCGGCTCGTAGCCGATCAGGCTGGCGATCTGGCGTATCAGATCGTAGCCTTCCTCGGAGTAGACGTTGACCCGGCGCACGGCGTCGCCGATCCCGTGGACGTTGGCGCGCATCCACATCACGCGCTCGACGCCGGCGGCATCCAGGACGGCGTCGCCGGGGGTCTTCTTGTTGACCTTGACGCCATTCTCCAGGACCCAGCTTATCTTAGTTTCGGCGACGACCTTCAGCGGGGCGTAGCACTCGCGCTCGATGATGCGGCCGCGCTCGTCATAGCGGCGGCGGTTCCCGTCATAGATATAGACCGTTTCGCCCAGGCCGATTTGCAGTGTCATAGGGTAGCTCCTTGTAGGCTTGCGGGCCGGCCTCATTCTAGCCGGCCCGGTGGATTGATTGACTAGCCGACCTTGATCTTGGCTGCGCCGTGGGGGAGGCCCCAGTTCTTAGCGCAGACCGGCCCATAGCCGTGGGTGGTCGATGCCTCGTCGGTCAGGGCCTTACCGCAAAAGCAGCACTCGCCCTGAGCCTTGCCCAGGCGGCCCAGCGCCTCAGCGGGGTCGGCGGCGATTTCGGCCAGGACCTTGGTCACCGCCCCGCTGAAGTCGCGGCCGGGGTGAAAAGCGCCGGCCTTGTCGATGCGCCCGTAAAAGCGGCTCTGGCTGTAGCCCTGGCCGTCCGTCACCATCAGGTCGCCGGCATAGCGGCTGGCCTGGCCGGCTCGCTGGATACGCACGGTGCCGGCGCTCGTTGCGAAGGTCACCCGCGGGTATTGCAGGCTGCTCGATGCGTGAGCGAATAGCTCAACGATTGCGCCCATGCCGGCGGACTGCTCGACCTTGGGCTGCTCGACCTTGGGCTGCTCGTCAACGATCCGGCCCTCGGCCTTCTCGACCATGTAACGCGCCCAGTCCTCCTGAGCCTTGGTCCAGACACGCGTCCGGCGCAGGCTGAGGGCGAAGTCGCCGGGGACTTTCTTCAGGCCGTTGACAACCTCGACCTCGCTTAGGTTGCTGGTGAATTCTACTACCCGATTATTGTCTCGCTTGAGGGTGACTGAGTAAGTGCCCATTTTTGCTGCTCCTTTGTCCGGTCGCTACTAGCCGATGATGCTCTGGACCAGGCCGGCCTTCGGCCCGTTCTCTACGATGAATTCCATAACCTCGTCGTCGCTGCAGGCCATAACGTCGAAGCTATGCTGGCGTCCGTTGCTGGTCATTACTACCTTGAAGGTCCTGAGGCTGCGGTTGCTGGTGGGGGTCATTTCGGCTGGTCCTTTTGGTCTCTAACTCTTTCGCTTCGTTGATCTCATTTTACTCCTATTCGTTCACTTTGTCAAGGTATTCAACCTTAAACTTTGGGGCTTTTTCAAAACTCGTCGAACGCCAAAAAGCCCGCGCTCAGGCGGGCCTCCGGGGGTGATCGGGCGGGAATAACTCAGGCGGGCGGGGGGATCATACCCGCGCCCAGGACGGCGGCGCGGACGGCAGGCACCCTGCGCGTCAGATGGACCTCGACGGCGGTAAGCTGGCCGGCGTCGAACATGGCCAGGATCAGCGCCTCCTCACACTCGGCAATCTGCGGGGTGACCTGCTCGATCCCAAAATAGGCGACGGCTAGCTCGCGGGCCTGAAGCTGGTCCTCAAGATTAAAGGTGATTCCTGTCTTGCGCGCCATGTCCTCGATCCCATAGACGGCGCTATTGGCCCGCTCGATGATCCCGGCTTCTAGCCGGCGCGCCTCGGCTAGCGCGCTCCGTGCCTGGACCAGCCGTACTGATGCGGATACTACTAGCTCATTCACTTGGGGCCTCCCCGGTCGGCACGGTCGCGCCGATCTTGTTCAGTAGGTGAACGATCAGATTGATCGTTCCGGCCGTGAGCAGGGGTTCGCTCACCGTCTGGCCGGCGTGAATACCGCTGCGGGCGACACGCTGCGTCGGCAGGGACGCTTCCAGCAGCGTCCGCGCCATCGCGCCGGCGGCTTTGATCTCGGCGGCGTCGAAGGTTCCTGTGGTCATGATTCTCTCCGGGTGGTGAACTCGAAACTGATCGCCCAGCCCGTCTCGGCCTCGTCTACATAGACCTGGGCAAAGGCGCGGCGGCCGTCGACCATATCCACACTGACGCCAGCCACGTCGCCCTCGGTCCAGGTTACGGCGGCGCTCACGGCTCCGCCATGATCGACGGCGGCCTCGAAGGCCCCTGCACAGGCGGCCTCCCGCTCGGTGACTGTCATTGTATCGGTGGTCATTTAGATAGGCCCTTTCACGCTGTCCGGGCGGGGAATTCCCCGCCCGGTGATTGACTAGAAACGATGGCTGCGCTCGAAGTGGCGCTCGGCCATCCCGGCCTCGTGGGCGGCGGCGGCAGCGGCTTCGTAAGCGGCGAAGGCGGCGGCGGCCTCAGGGGACTCAGGCCCGAAGGCGGCGGCGGCTCGGCTGTGGGCGGCGGCGGCGCTTATGGCGGCCCCTTCGGCAAAACTGGCTCGGCGGCTGTAGCTCGTCATGTTCGGGTGGTCCTTTCCTGGTCGCTGCGGCTGACTTACTTCACTATAGCCATTCTACTATAGGTCGTTTAGTTTGTCAAGCAAAAAAGGCCCTTTTGGCAAAAAGTCGTAAAGTTTTAAGGTTGACGCAAAAAGGACGCCGCGCGGCGTCCTTTTCATGGTTCCGGGGGTCCGGCTCAGGCGAACAGGTAAACGTCGCCCCCGTCCGCCAGGACGCCCTCGCGCCGCCAGGAATTCGGCCAGGGGGTAGGCTCGGCGGCGGGCGGCTCATCGATCATGATATGCACCTCCGGGGCTAAGGCCAGCGTCATGTCCAGATCGCCGGCCTCGTGCAGGAGCTTGGCGGCATCATACCAGCGGTGGCGTAGCTCCTTCCAGTCGATAGTGTCCAGGCTCCAGCCGGCATCGGCGACGGCGGCCTCGATCTCTACCAGGATATCGGCCGTCGTGACGATCTCGGTCCAGATCGCGCGCAGGCCCGGCAGGCTGCCGGAGCGAACCGTCCTCAGCACCCAGCAGGCGTTGATCAGCGCCCGGCCGGCGGTCGGGTGCTCCATCGTCAGCTTGTCCACCAGCCACTCGGCGGCCGTGGGGAAGTCCTCACGCTCGCACCACTCGCAGCAGGCCGCGCAGGCGACCAGGGCGCACTCGCAGCCCGTCTCCGGGACGCTGCACCATCGCTCGTGATCGGGGTGGACCTCGCCCACGATTATCTGACCGCAGGCGTGGCAGATATCATTCGTGGCGCTCAGCACGGGCGGTAGATCAGCCGGCCCGGCGTCCCATCCGTTTGTGTTTGTGTTCATCGGTGTATCCTCTCACAGAATAGGCTAGGCGCGCGCAGCGGCGGCCTCGTCCTGGGGCGTTGTATCGCCCATGGTAAAAACCTCGTCGCCCTCCGGCAGGACGCGCTGATAGATCAGCAGGCCGGCGTACCTTCGCGGGTTGGCAAAGAAGCGCAGGCCGGCCCGATCCGGCGCGGTGACGATCCTCGACGGCGGGTCGGTGATTCCGCTGGCCCAGCCGCGAAAGATCGCCCATTCGCCGATCTCGGCGTCGGCGTGATCCGTCAGGACTACTAAGGCGCTAGGCGGCCCGTCCGGCGCTCTTAGCACCGTATAGGCTACACCAGGCCGTAGCTCGGCTAAAAGCCCGTCCAGCGGCCTACGGTGGGCGCTAGCGGCCCCTACGACGTGCACCGACCGGGCGATTTCGGCGTCGATACTGAGAGCCTCCGCGCTCAGTTCGGCCAGGATCGCCCGCAGGCTCGCGGCCCGCTCCGGCTCGGTCATATCCGGCCAGGGCACGGCAAACGTGAAGTTCAGGGCCAGGATCAGGGGCGTCCTCATTCGGGACGCGATGATCGGCCCGCTCACTTGCGGGCTTGCGGGTTGACGGTCAGGCCGCCATCGTTGACCGCCAGCGCCAGGCGCTTTCTGCCTATCGCCAGCCGCGTCGCCTCAAGCCGGTCGGCGGCGTCGGTATCACCGACCGCCAGGGCCTGCCGCTTCAGACGCAGGCAGGAGGCCTCGGCCTCCAGCAGGCCGACCTCGTCATCGGGCGCGGGCGCGTCGCCGCGGGCGACGGCGTCAGCCGCGACGCGCGCCACGACCACGGCGCGCACAGCGGCGGCCCGTGACGGGGCGACGGTCGCGCGCAAGTGCTCGGCCTCGCCGACCGAAAGCATCAGGGGCACCGAGACGGTCTCGGTGCCGGTGGGGTATACAGCGTGTCTACCGGGCATTCTCTTTCATCCTTTCCTTCTGTTCCGCCTGCCGGATATCCTCCTGGACCTCCGGCGCTAGCCAGACGAGTCTGGTGCCCAAGGGGGCGTCGATTTCGGCCTCGAAGCGCGCCAGCGCGCCCGTGCCGGCCGTACTGCGTAGCTCGCCGTTCACAAGGCGCAGCGGGTGCTCCGGCTTGAGCCAGGGCTTCCAGTTGACCGTGAAACCATGCGCCGCCAAGAAGGCGGCCATCTCATGATTGCGCGTGTAGACCGTGACCAGGCCGCCCGGCACAACCAGCGGGTCGGGGCCGGCCAGATCGACCACCAGCCGGTGGACGTTGCGCGCAATCGAATAAACCGCTTGTGGCTCCATAGCTTAATTTTACCACCCTCATTCATCCTGTCAATAGGCAGTTTTTAACCGCGCCGCTCGGCCTCGATGGCGGCTAGCTCGGCCTGATAGCCCCGCTCCGCCAGCCACTGCTCGACGGGCATCCGCCGGCCGCCGGCCCGCACATAGGCGGCATACTCGAACAGCCAGTCAGGGACGTTGGTCACCACCACAGACTCGCCGTCCGTGGTGGTTAGGATCACGTCTTTCATTTAGTCACCTTGGCGACCAGATCGGCGGCGTTGATATCGCTCAGGGCCAGCGTGAGACCGACGATTGTGTCCAGGATGCCCCGGCGGATTTCCATGTTATAGACTTCCATCAGGTCGACCAGGGCATGGCCAGCCTTGATGCACACGGCGTCGAAGATATACTGGCCGGCCTTCAGCACCGCCCACTCGGCCTTGATCTGACCGTATTCGGCGACCAGCAGCGGGCACTCGTCCTTCTTGACCTTGAAGCCGGCCTCGGCCTGCGCCCGGCGTAACTCCGCCAGGTAGGACCGAAAGTCGCGCTTGGTCATCATGTAGGACTCTTTCGGGTCCGCAACGTAGGCCGGCACAACTCCGCCGCGCTTGATGTAACGCTGCGCAATCGCCCGCGAATAGGGGAACCGGCGGCGCTCCAGGATGGCGGTCTGATAGCCGACCACGGTCGGCCGGATGGCCTCGGTGTATGCCTTGGCGATAACCAGGGCCTCGACGGCGGCTTTCAGTTCGGGGGTGATCTCAGGCTTGGCAAAGCGGGGGGTGCGGGTCATGATGGGAGTCCTTTCTATCGCTAGCCCGGCTGGTCGGCCTCGTGATGAGGAGCTTGCACCAGTCCGGGCGTTTGGTTGTTGGCTTTAGACGCCTTCGCCCTCGAAGCGCATTCGGGCATCTGCGACTGCCTGATTGGCGGCGGCCTGGTTCCGGCTGGCGGCCTGCCAGGCGGCCTCGGCGGCGTTGACCTTTGCGTCGTCGTCGGCGTTGCTTGGGTTACGCTGCATCCGGGCCTGCGCCCAAACCTTCCAGGCTGCGTCGGCGGCCTGATTGGCCTCGAAGCGTGCCTGCCGTGCTGCTCTTACCTGGGGGTGCTGGTTCTTGGCTGCCATGTTCGGGGGTCCTTTTCGCTCGCTGCTGAATGACTTACTTCACTATGACCATTTTACTACAGGTCGTTTAGTTTGTCAAGCAAAAAAGGGCCTTTTGCCAAAAACTCGCAAAGTTTTAAGGTTGGGCCTCATTCAGGCGAATTCGAGCCACGACGGCGGTGACGTGTCCCTGATAGCGGGCATAGACGGCGGCCAGGCGCTTGGCTTGTTCGGCGGCGTCCTTGGCTATGCCGGCCAGCCAAAAGGCATCCTCGCGGCCCGGCGTCGGGCCTTCGCCCTTGGTCTGCTCGGCCAGGGCGACCGTCGTCGCGCCCATGTTGGACAGGATGAGGCCGGCGCTGAGTAGCGCCTCCAGGGCGGCGGCGATATCGCGGGTATCGTTCACCGCCCGCTCGGCGTCCGTTTCGTCGGGGTGCCGGAAGGACCGCGCCAGGCGCTCGGCCTCGGCCTGCATCCACTGCGTCTCCAGGGCGGCGATGGCGTCCCGGCGGCGGCGCTGGAAGTCGTACACGGCACGGCGCGAGACCGGCGCGCCGGCCCGGCTCAGGGCCGCGACGGCTGAAGCGCCGGCCCGCTCATAATCCAGCGGGCAGCGCAGGGCGCGATCCGTGAAGCGGTGCTCCCGGCCGACCGCCCACTCCCGGCTGGCCAGAAACTCGGCGGTGAGGGTGGCGGGGTCCGTATCGGGCGGCAAGACGCAACTGGCCTCGTAGCCTTCTTTACCGGCCGGCCAGGTCGCAAAGACCAAGGCCGGCACAAGCACGTCGTCATAGATCGGCGGCTCGAAGATCAGATCGACCAGGCGGGCGTCCGGCACCGTCTTGACCTGGCGCAAGGACCGCCAGACGCGCAGGGGCACGGTTAGCTCAAAGGGCAGCGGGGTAGCATAAATGTTATTCATAGGGGGTTATACCTCTCACACAGCAAAAGCCCGGCACGGGCCGCCTACGGCCTTGACGGGGCAACGTAGGCCCCCTCCCCCGATAGCCCACCGGCGCGGGCCAAGGGGGAGGCTTCCGTTCAATCCGTTGCTTCGTCGTTGACACAATCCGCCTACAAACCGCTCGACCGTCGTCACCCGACCAGCCGGCTCACTGCCGGGGATCATGCGCCGGGGCGCGCCTCACGGTTACATTCAAACGCCGCGCCGGCGGCGTAGATGCCTAATAGACCGGGGGTGGGTCAGGGGTGATCTGCTCCAAGGCACGGCAGAGCTTATCGCCGGCCTCCTCGATATCCCGGCGCAGCGTCTTCTCGGTGGCCGGAGCGAACAGGTCCACGTTGTCCAGGACTTCGACCGCGGCGTGCACCGCCAGCTTGAGAATAGCCAGGTCGCTCCAGGCCCGCGATAGCTGCGCCTCGATGGCCAGGCGCTCGTCATTGGAAGCCGGCAGCGGGGCGTCGTCGGGCAGGAGGACCGCCTCGTCTAAAAGCTCGATGGCCCTGCGCACAAGCCGCGCGTCGCTCATATCCCGGATATGATACTCCGCCTTTTGATCCGGCCGGCCGGCAAAGCGGCTGACGCGCCTAACCTCGATCACGGCGTCGCTGGTCACGTCCACGGCAGCGGCCCGCGTCCAAACCCGCGCCTCGACCGTGACCGTGTACCGGTCGCCCGGCTGGCTCTCACGAAAGAGGACCGACAAGACGGCGTCGGGGTGAATGGCGATCATACGGGCACCGCCTGCCAGGGTGCCTGCTCCAGGGCGACGCGCGCCACGTACCGCCCAACCACACAAGCCTCCGGCCCCTTCCAGTTATCGGCGTTGGCGTATTCCGCCAGGGCCGCGCGTAAGATCGCCTCGCGCTCCTGCGCGGCCTGCAAAGCCGCCTGCAAGGTCGCCTCACGGCCCGCCGCCGCCTGCAAAGCCGCCTTCAATCCGTTGATAATACCTTCTGAAGTTGCCATCGTCGTGTCTCCTCGGAGAATGGGGCGGGGCAATTGCCCCGCCCGGTTGAATGCTCTAGCGCGGGCTGGCCCAGACACCGTCGCCAATGTAGGCCACCGCCCGGTGACTGCGGCCGGCGCTCGACGGGCTATTGTACAGCTTGATCCGCCCGCCCAGGTGCCGGGCGACCGCTGCAATCGTGTGGCTGCAGGCGCAGCCCTCGCCGATGTTCTGGCCGTATTCACAGGTGCAGGTACAGACCAGCGTCGGGCGGGTCGCGCCTTCCATCACGCTGCTGATCTGGCTGACCGTCACCTCGTAGATTTCGCCGGAGTGGCCGGACCCAACTACGAAGTCGCCGTCGCCGACCATATCCACAACGTGGGTGGCGGCCTTGGCGCTCATGCGGGCGACGTCGCGCTCGATCTCGGTGCCTTTGCGGTTAGTTCGGGGGGTGAAAACTGTCTTGATGCTGGCCATGTTCGGGGGTCCTTTGTGCTAACGGGGCCGGAAAGTCCGGCCCCTGATTATCTGTCTAGTAGCGAATGCTCGCCTCGTTGCGGGTCTCAGGCTCGTCGCCGTTGTCGAAAATGATACCGCTGCCGTCGCAGTCGTAGCACCAGTTGTAACCGCTGGCTGCCGGGGCCTGTCCGTCTCGGCTGCCGCAGCCGCCGCAAGTCTCGCAGATCGGGCTGTCGCCTTCGGCTGCGTCGGGGGTCATTTCGGTCGTCTCGGTCCAGATTGTGCGGGTCATTTTCGGTGTCCTTTGCGTTCGCTGCGGCTGAATTAACGTATCTAACTATAAATCATTTTACTCCTAGTCATTCAATTTGTCAAGGGGCTGAACCTTAAAAGATTCGCATTTTTCAAAACTCGTTTGAGCCAGGCCGGGCGGCCCTCATTCATAGTCGCCGGCCCGCCCGACCAACTCGACCAGAAAGGCGATGGTGGCCTGAGCGTCATTGTAGACGGTGAACTCGTCGCGCCGCGGCCAGGAGATCGGGTTAGGCGGGGCGACCGCGTGCATCGAGTCGTACAGGCCCTGGGCGGCCCCGTGGTGCCCGTCGTCCTGGCGGACGGTGACCTTTTTCTCCCGGCCCAGCTTGACCGAGAATACCGCCATGCAGGCCGGATCATCGCTGCTACCGCCGCCCCAGCGTGCGCCCTTCAGGCTCGTGTAGCTGATCGACTTATGCGCCCAGTCGGCAAAGTACAGGCCCTTGCCCAAGGCCCAGCCGTTTGAGTATGACGGGCGGATAACTAAGCCCTGCGTCATGATCGACCAGAAGTTCGGCGTCTTGCTACCGTGAAAGAGCAGCCGGCCTTTTTCGCCGGGCTTCCAGGCGTCATACTTGGCCTGCGTGGCGAAGTGGATCACCCGCCAAATCCGGCCGATGTTCGGCTTGCTCTGAGCCTCGACCAAGGCCAGGACTTGCGCCCGCTCAGCCGGCGTCGCCTCCCGGATATCGAGGCCGATGGCGTCCAGCACCGTTTGATCGGCGGCGGTAGGCTGCGGGCGTGCCCTCAGGCTGGCGCGTAGCTGATCGACTAAGGCTTGCTCGTCGGCGAGCTTTGCGCCGATCACATGCCGCGCCGCGCCGGCCGGCAGTAGCTCGTCGGCGACCTTGCGCATCTTACGGGGCAAGACCCGCCATAGCTCGACCAGGCCGGCGTTGACGGCGCTGACCGTCATCTGCCCGTTGAGGCCGCCGATCCGGTCCAGGATGCGCTGCGCCTCGACTAGCTGCGCCTCGGTGATGCTCTCAGCGTCCGAGTAGCTGGCGGCGATTGAGACGCCCGCCTTTTGCTGCAGCCAGTCCACCAGCCAGCCGACCGAGCCGGCCAGGGGCTTGAAAGCGACCGCGTCCAGCGTGCGCTTTTGCGCCGTCATATCCCGATAATCGTGCTTCTCCCGCGTCCGAATCGTCGGGTTCCACTCCGACATAGGGAATACCTTTGACTGGCCCGCCGTGCCCACCCGGCCCCAGCGCGCCGTGAAGGTCGATCCCGCGGGGTCGGCCTTCATCTCGTAGAATTTATTGGCGTTGGCGTCCGCCGCCACCTTGATCCCGTACCAGAAATCTGTCGTCATGTTACGCTCCGAACTCGGCGGCCATCCGGGCGGCCCATGGCTTTGCAGCGGCGCACTTCGGCATCTTGGCTGTGGCGCTCGCCACCGTCATCCGCCCGCCGCGCACCTTGTAGTACAGGCCCTGCGCCTTCAGTTCGGCGGGGCTGATCGTGGCAGCCGGGCCGGTCTGCTCGAACATTCCGAATATTTCCTGCTCGGTCATGGGGGCGCTGGTGGTCTGGGTGGTCATGGCTTGGGTGTCCTTTTCGCTCGCTGCGGGTGAATTTGTGCTATCTAACTATAAACCATTTTACTCCTACTTGTTCAAAATGTCAAGCATTTTCAGGGCCTCTTTTGGCCTTCTTGGAAAGTTTTAAGGTTCGGAAAGCGCGCCCAAAAAGAAGCCCCGCCCCTATTTCTCGTTTGAGTAAAACCGACGCGCTTCTCTTTTTTGATCGAGAAGCGCGTCGGACCCTAGCGCAGCAGCAGCAGGATCGTCACCACCAGGCCGGCGATAGCCAGCAGGGCCAGGCCCTCACGCGCCCTCAGGCGCAGCAGCAGGCGGGCCGCGCCCTCGGCGGCCTCCGCCTCCGCAAAGCTCGGACCCGGCGCGTCGATTAGCTCCTCGGCGCGCGGGAAGGTGAAGGCGATCACCTCCTCAAGCTCCACCCTCGAAGGCGGGCGGCTATACCGCTCCATGTATAGCCCGATCACGTCCTCGAAAGCCTTACCCATCACGTCCCAGGGGCCGTCGCCTACGCGGTAGCCCGTATCCCTGCCCTGCTCATCAATCAAGGCTTGCCAGCCCATAGCCTGCCTCCTTTAGCGCCAGCCGGCGCTCGCTCGGTCGGTGATTTGCTCGATGGCGACACGTAGATTGTCGCTGATTTTTTCGGGCGGCAGATCGAACGTCTTTGACCGTTCCACGTACTGCGCCGCCCAGGCCGTCAGGGCGGCGACCTCGCCGGCCTCCACCACGCGCCCGCCAAAGCCAAGGCGCTTGGCCGTCGCCAGATTCGTCGCCTCACGCATACACTCGACCGGCCAGGCGGGGTTCCAGGTCAGGGCGTCGAAGTCCAGCGACGGGGGATTGCCCGATGACAGGCTCTCCAGCGATGATAGCGCCGGCACCAAGAACATCAGCCAGTCCTTGACCGTCGCGCCCTCCGGCCAGCCCTGCCGTGCCTGGTTGCGCGCCTGGCTGGCGTAAGCCTGCACCAGGGCCGACCGGCGGTGGATCATGTACCAAAGATGAGCCACCGACTGGCCCAGCGGGGTCGTTACGTAGAGCAAGGGGCTGGCCAGCCATTCCAGGGCGGTCGGGTTGGACCGCAAGACCAGGCCCAGGAACTTGGTTAATTCCATGCCGGCGGCGTCGATTGTCGCCGGCACGCTCAGGCCCAGGACCGCCCAGTCCAGCTTGTCCAGGACCTCACGCGTCGCCGTCCGGTCAACCCGGAAGTACCAGGCGGTCGGGGGAACGTACACGAAGCGCAGATCGTGGTCGCTCGTCTCCGCGCCCAGGCCGCGCGCCCGTGAGCCGGCGTCTACCGCATAGATCACGGTGTAGCCCGTCGCCTGCTCGATGGCCTGTAAAAGGCCCTTGATTTCGTCTCGATATGTCGTCATAGCCTACTCCTTTCTAAAAGCCCGTAGCGGCCCGCCTAGCGCCTCACAAGCCCGCTAGCGCGTCCCTTGCCCGATTGATTGCCCAGGTTAGCCAGGCGTCAGCGTCGGCCTTGCTGACCGCGCCTAGCCCGCCGTGAGACGCCAAAGCGATGGCGTCGTCGTAGAGCGTGCGGGTCTTGGTTGCCCGCACCAGGATATCTCCGACCGACCGGTTAGCCGAGTCGGCGTAGAAGTCCCAAAGCGTCACGAACCAGCCAGGCGGGGCCAGCCGGTCGTCAGCGTTCATCGCCTCGACCTCGATCTGGTATCGGGCGAATACGATGGCGGCGGCGACTTCGCCGGCCCGCAGCGGCGAGAGCTTGGGATCACGCTGGCCAATCGACACGGCGAGCAGGGTGGTCACCGCCTCGATCAGGCCGTCAGCGTAGGCCGCCAGGATTGGATAATCGGCGGGGGTCGTGTTCGTGGTATTCATTTTACCTCCAGATCGATCCGGGCGAGCAAGTCCTGCACGCTCGAAGCGTTCATCCAGAACACAAAGCGGTCACTGCCGGTCCAGGCGTCGAAGTAGACGACGCGCCCGTTTGAGTCAACCTTGATCCACCAGCCCTCGGTGAATAGAACCGCGAAAGGTTCCAGGCTACGACCGCGGGGAGCGAGGCCTCGAAAGCAGCCGGTGGCCCGATCCGCTGCGCCCAGGATAACGTCGCGCCAGTCGGAAGCCGGCCCGGAGTCGGCGTTCACGTCCCTGCCCCGCAGCCGGCCCCAAGGCTCGGTGACCGAAGCGGGCGGGATCACGGCGTCGGGGAAGCGAGCCGGCGGCGGTGCCATGAGAGGATCGACCAGCGGCCGGAACTGGTCAGCGTGGCCCCAGCGGTCCAGGCCCATGACAGGCCGGCCGCCTACGCTTGCGCCCTGATCGAGACGAACGTCGAAGATCGGCCGGCCGTCGTCAAAGTCACCCGTGCCCGTGATCGTGCCGGGCAGCCAGTGTTTGCTGTATCCGCTGTTCTTGTATTCCACGCGGTCCCCAAGTTGGGGGGTGTAGCTGTCGCTCATAATCTGATCCTTTCGTCTGTAGCCTACGCGGCCGGGGCCGGGCGGAACTGATCGTCGTAGCCCCACCTGGAGTCGCCGGAGTCCAGGGTGACGGTGTAGCAGCGATAGCCGCGGTGCTCGAAGGCGTCGGCGCTGACCGTGCCTGGCTCCCAGGCGTGGGTCTTCCGGTTCAGGTACTCGCAGCGGTCGCCTTTGTGAAGCTCGGCCGGTTCGGCTTGGTCGGTGGTAGGGTAACGGTCATACATCGTCTGGAGTCCTTTGGCCAGCCCTCAGGCGACCGGCGCTGCGATCATCTTGGGAGCCAGGTCGGGGTGAACGTAGATGCGGATACCGTGATCCTTACCGCAGAAGGTGATGTGCTCTACCACAAAAACGGTTTTTGACAGTTCGACCGTCCGGCCCTCGTCACCCTTGCGGCCGGGTGCGAAGGGGCGTGACGTTTCGACATAGACGCCGTCGGCCTCGGCCTCGATGACCTTGTAAATCGACCTCGTGCCGTCGCCGAAGCCGGTGTCCCACATCTGCATCGTGGGCCGGACCTCGGCCCTGATCGTGCGGCCCTTGTACTCCGGGAAGGTCGCCGCCAGGATGGCCTTGACGGCTTTGTTAGTCTTGCTCAGGGGAATGGCTGGGGTCAACATAGTGGGGGTGCCCTTTCGTAAAATTCCGCCTGCCGGTCGGCCTCGGTGATTGAGGAGCTTGCCCGGTCAGGCGGCTGGTTTTGAGTGACTAGAAGCTGGCGAAACCGTTGCTGCAGTCGGTCATCCAGCGGCTGGTGGCCTCGGCGCTGAATGCCTGCGCCTGTGCCTCGGCGTCGGCCTCGAAGGTGCCCTCGGTGCCGAATTCTGCGAACATGGCCGCCATACGGGCCATCTCGGCCTCGATGACTTCGGTCTGCTCGGCGTCGGCCTCGGTGGCGATACCGCTCTCGATGATGAACCAGCCGGTGGCGGTCTGGAAGGTCTGCTCGGTGCGGGCAGCTTGGCGGGCTGCCTGGCGGGTGGCGATGATTGCGGTCCAGTCCTGGGTGGTGGTTTGGGTGGTCATGTTCGGCGGTTCCTTTCGAGAGTTTCGCTGCGGCTGAATTAACTATCTAACTATAAATCATTTTACTCCTACTTGTTCAATTTGTCAAGGGGTTGAACCTTAAAACTTTGCCTTTTTTCAAAACTCGTTTGAGCCGGCCCGGCCCGAAAAGTAACCCCCAAAAAGGCTATATTGCTACTTGACAAACTGAATGATATCATGATATAATGGGCTTAGTTAGATAAGCCAAGCCGAACCGAAAGGACGCCCGCCGAAATGAAGATCAGCCCCGCAGCAGAGACCATCAGCCGAATAATCGAGACCGCAGGCGGAAGCGCCTGGATCACGGGCGGGGCCTGCCGCGACGAGATCATGGGCCGGACGCCTCGCGACTTCGACATCGAGGCTTTCGGGATCACGAAGGAAGCGGCCTGTGAGGCTATCCGGGCCGCAGGCTTCGCCTGCAAGATCGCCGGAGCCGCCTACAGCATTATCATCGCCACGGTGGACGGCGAGGATATCGAGATTAGCATCAGCGCCGGCACGATTGCCGAGGCTGCCGCCCGGCGCGACTTCACCGCCAACGCCATCTACTTCCGCCCGGCCACCGGCGAGTGGGCCGACTCCTTCGGCGGCCGCGCCGATATCGAGGCCGGCATCATTCGAGCCACGCCCGGCTTCGCTCAGGACCCCGGCCGCATGATGCGGGCCGCCCGCTTCGCCGCCCGCTTCGGCTGGACCATCGAGCCGGCGACGCGTGACATGATCCGGGCCATGGCCGGTCGTATGAGCGAAGTGGCCACGGAGCGCATCTGGCCGGAATTCGCCAAGGCTTTCGAGGCCGACCGCCCCGGCGACTTCATCCGGGCCATGGCCGAGATCGGCATCATGGGCCACTTCCCCGAAATCGCCGCCATCTGGGACTGCCCGCAGGACCCGGCTTGGCACCCTGAGGGACCGACCGGCCCCCACTCCGCTCACACGATGGACGCCGCCGCCGCCATCTGCCGGCGCGACGGTATCACAGGCGAGGATCGGATCGCCTTCATCGCCGGAGCCATGGTGCACGACTTCGGCAAGGCTACGACGACGGTGACGCGGGAAGACGGGCGCATCGCCAGCCCCGGACACGCCGAGGCCGGTATCGAGATCGCCGCCCGCTTTTTCGCCCGCTGCGGCATCGCCGGCAGCCCGGTGGCCGAGCGAGCCATCGCCATGACGGCTGAGCACATGAGCCACACGGGCGAGATCAGCCCCCGCACGGTGCGCCGGATCGCCGCCCGCATCGCCCGCCATGGCGCGACGATCAGCGACATCGCCCGGATCATCGAGGCCGACGCCTCCGGCCGCCCGCCCATCCCGGCGGGGATGCCTGAGGGTGGCCGGCGCATGATCGAGATCGCCGCCTCCATGGCGATTGTGGACGCCGCCCCCGTGGCCATCATCATGGGCCGGCACTGCATCGCCGCCGGCATGGCCCCCGGTCCCCGCATGGGCCGGATCGTGCGAGCCGCCTTCGAGGCTCAAATCGACGGGGCCTTCGAGGACGAGGCCGGCGGGATCGCCTGGATCGCCGAACACGCCGCCGAAATCGCATAGGGCAGCCGCAAGGCTGGGGGGAGGCCCAACCTTAAATTTTTTGAATATCCCCAAAGAGGCCCCTTTTTTGCTTGACAAATTGAACGACCTGATATATAATGACTATAGTGAAGTAGATCAAACGCAGCGAGCGAAAAGGACCCCTAAAATGTTCAACGACAATGCAATCATCGACAGCCTGACCAAGGGACAAGAAATCGAAGTTATCAACCCCGACACCGGCCGCCGGGAAACCGCCACGGTCACGGGAACGAGCGAGCACAAAGGCAACCCGATTGCATACGTCATATTCGCAAACGGCGACGAAAAATACATCTTCGCCTCCCAAATCTGCTAAGACCTCAGCGCAAAGGACCGCCCGACAATGACCATCACCAAGAGCATCTTCAGCGAAATGGCAAGCGACGATCAGCGCAGCGCCTGGGACGCCATCGACTCCCTGTACCCCGGCACCGAAGGCGACTATGACTTCGGCAGCAAAATCCTGACGATCACCCTCTACGCCCCGGTGGCTACGGTCACCGATATCGAGACCGACCTCAAGGCCGCCAAGGTCGAATGGACCAGCTACACGGTCAAAGAATACGGCGGCTTTTTCACTATCACGGTTCAATAAGGACGCCCGCTATGAACGACTCCCTTCTAAGTGCCGCCGATCTTCTCAAACTACAATACGCCCGCGCCGAATATCTCCCTGAGCCGGTTACGCTCGACTTCGCCGCCGTGCTACGCCTGGTCGAAAACCATCTCGACTTCGGGCGCGAGGCCGAGGCCCGCGAACTGCTCAACCTGGCCGACTCCGAGCTAGCCACGCTTGAGGCCGAGGACGACGGCCGGCGCGCCAATATCGAGGCCCGGCTAGAGCAAGCCTGGCAGCGCCTGAACGGCGACTATTCCGAACTTGAGGACTGACCCCATGAACGCACAAGAAGCCCATATCAGCCTGCTCCGCGAGGCCCTAGACGAAATCCTGGGCCAGTTAGACGATATCGACCTAAAGCAATTCGGGATCGCCCGGACACGCTCCGCCGAAATTCGCGCCCTGGTCAACGAAGGCCCGACCGCCGAACAGATCGCCGCGCGCCGGGCCGAATTCAGCCCGGACGGTGCGCTGGAGCCGGACTTGCCCCTGGTCGAATTCCTGCCCGGCAACGGCACCGGCGGGATCATGCTGCCCGTGAGCTACATCGCCGACTTCCCCATCGGCCGGCACCACCGCTGCGCCTTTTGCCAGGGCGACCCCTGCGCCGAGGCTAGCCCGCCCGACGCGCCGATCAGCCTATATTTTCAAGCCAGCCCGCGCGCCGAAGCCTGCCCGTTCTGCCTGGGCCGCGCATCATAAAGGAGCCGAAATGACTAACCACGAACACGACCCGCGCGGCGGGTATCACCAGGAGATCATCGCCCTCATGGGCATTGTCGCCCGTGCCGAGGAGCTGACCGGGCCGGCCACGATCTGGACCGACCCAGCCCTTCGGCTATACCTGGAGCGACTTGAGCCAGGAGACGACTTCGAGATTGTCGAGGCCCGCCGCCGTTACGTGCTGGCGCGCGGCATGATCGAGGAAAAGCTGCGCAATGCCGCCCGCGCCTCTCTACGTATGGCCGGCTTGCCCTCCTCACTGGACGCCGACGAATTGCTACCGCGGCCCTAAACCCGCCGCAGCATAAGGTCATACCGGGCCGCGGCACAAAAGCCCGCTACGGCCCGCCTAGCGCCCCACGCGGGCAACGTGCCCGCCCCTTACAAGGAGCCAACCATGCCGAATATCACCGTCGCCATCGTCAACGGCAAGCACTACTTTGATGACTGCGACGAGGCCCAAGCCCGCCTCGCCTGCCGGATACACAAGATCGAGATCGTAACCCTGGAGGTCAAGGTCATGGCGAAGCTGCAAGCCTACGGCCTGGCCGATACCAAGCCGGCGACCGAGTTCGCCCCCGGCGACGTGCGCCTGTTCAACTATGGCCAGCGCGCGACGGTCAAGGCGGTGCGCCGCGCCTCCCCCCGCTTCCTCGAATTCGAGTATGATAACGGCAGCACGCAGCGTTTTCGCGACGACGTGCGCCTGGCCTGGGCCGCGCCGGCCTGAAACGAGTTTTAGAAAAAGGCCAAAGTTTAAGGTTGTATATCTTGACATTCTGAACGAATAGGAGTAAAATGATTTATAGTTAGATAACGAAATTCAGCCGCAGCCAAAGCCCAAAGGAACCCCGAACATGACCACCCAGACCAACACCACCTACCTGAGCAACGAAGAGATCACCGAACTGGCCGAAATGACCGGAGCCTCCTTCGAGGTAGTATTGAAGGTCACGAAGCAGGTCGAGGCGGGCTGGAATTTCGACGTAGAGCCGGATTATGCAATGGTCACCGACCGGATCATCGAGGACGTTACCTACGAAATCTCGATGGGCCGCGGCCAGTAGACCACAGACGAAAATCACAAGGGGCCGGCCTTCCGGCCCTCACAGCAGCGAAAGGGCACCCCTGACATGACCACCCGAACTTATGCCGAACAAGCCGAAAACGCCGAAGACCTGGGAGCGATATGGGTCGAGCGCGAGACGGAAGTCATGAATTTACAGGCGGCCGCCGACGAGATCGGCCTGAGCAAGGCCGAGTGGCTGTACCGCCAAGGGCTGGTCGACCAGGCCAAGGCCGCCAGCGAGGCCGCCTGGACCGCCTTTGACGCCGCAATGATCGAAGCCAGCCCCGACCGGTAAGACCCCCGGTCGGCCCGACAAGGAGGCCCCTATGAAAGCCTAAGCCCCGAAGGGGGACGCCATGAGCGGCGACGGCTCCGCAAACAAGACCAGCGGAGCGCCGCCGCCTGTTTGAATGACCAACCGCAGCGAAAGGACAGAAACGATGGCCCGCCAAAAGCGCCAGCTAACAAGCGAACAGTTACTCGAAATACTTGACCAGGCCCGGATCAACCTGGAGAACGCCGAACGAACGAACCAGACGCTAGCCGATCAGCTAACCGGCGCGGTCGCTCACAACCGCGCCCTGAGCGCCGGCCTTGAGGCCGCCCTGCGTCACTTCCGCCTGGCCCCGTTTGCCTACGACTCGGCGGACGGCTGGGCGTCCCACGCCCGCCTGCTGAAGGAACTGGAGAGCCTGCTATGAAAGAAACGTCCGTATCGATCACCGCCACCGGCCGGACGGTCTGGCGCGTCAAAGCTAGCCGCGCCGGGCTGCGGCCGACCTTCCGCTACTTCACGACGACGGGCGCAGCGGTGAAGTTCGCGGCCTGGGAGATCGTCTCTGCCCGTTACCCGATCTACGACTGGAGCTATACGGTGCGCGGGATCGCCTGCGAATGTCACGACCCCGAAAGCGGCCCCGGCTACTACAGCGCAGGCTGGGAAGGCTGCCCCCTGCACGATCACCGGGACGGCTACTATGCCCGCCTGCATCGCAAGATCGCCGCCCGCCTGCGCCGTGAGATCGAACGCCCGCCCGCGCCGCCATCGCTGCTCGATATGGAGCGCCAGGTCCTTGGGAGCCTGGGCGACGCTATGGAGATTCTGAACGTCAGCCAAATGGAAAGCCCCAACCTTGTAGAGGCCGCGTCCCTCCTGGGCAGGGCTATAACGCAGGTCGAGTGGGCTATTCGCCAGGCCGAGCAGGGCGGTGCCGTATGACGACGATCACCGAGGATCAGCGCCGGCAGATCGCCGGCCTGCCGCAGATGTTTGTCTATGGCCGGCCGCGCTGGCCAGTCGGGATCGGCCCCGACTGGATCATCCTGAACGGCCCCGGCTTTCTCTATGGCCAGCGCGTCTGGGAAGGCGACGGCGCTTTCGGCCGCTGCTTTGCAGCCCTCGATCCTGAGGACCGCGACACGCCCGACTCCCTGGCCGCCAATCTGGCCGGCCGGCCGGCGCGGGTGACGGTCGTCAGCGAGGCCGCCGCTGCCGAGGATTATGACCGCTGGCGGGCCGCCAAGACCGCCCGTTATGCTACCGCCGCCGCCATGCCGGAAGATGCCCTCCGGCGGGCTTGGATTGACGAAAGGCAGGAATCGGAATGCCGCAAATGGCGCAACCAACCGACCTAACCCCCACCGGCTGGCGGCCCTCACCGACCGACTGGGATATGATCCCCGGCAACGAACACGTCCGACGCGCTATCGAGATCGCCTTCATTGGCGGGCACTCGATCTTTATCGTCGGGCCGCGCGGGTCATACGCTGAGGACATGGCCCACTTTGCGCGCGGCCGCGGGATGCGGGCCTACGCCGCCTGGCCCTGCGCCTGCGGCCGGTCGACCGGCGAGTTCTGCGATACGTGCGGAACTAACACGCAGGACGAGTATATTCGCTCGCACTATCCACCCGCCGGCGCGGTGGATATCTACATCGAGGCCCGCGCCGAAGTAGGACCGCGCGGCCCCGGCGAGGCCTGGCGCAACGCGGTACACCGCGCCAATGACGCCGCGCCCTGGATGAATGAGGACGGCGCAAAGATGGAGCTTGATGCCGCCGGCGTCTCCCTCCTGCGAGCCGCCACGGCGATGCTGGCGCTAGACGAGGACGCCTGCAGCCGGATCAAGCACGTCGCCCGCACGATTGCCTGCGCCGCCCACTCCGAGTTTATTCGCACTCCGCACCTGGCGGAGGCTATTCAGTACAGACCGCCGGCCTATGTAGTGACCGTCACCACGCCGGCCAAGGAGGACGACTAATGCCACGCTTTGCCGCCCCTGTTAGCCAGGAGACGCTGCTCGATTGGGTCCGTGACTTCGTGACCCGCCCGCAAGTCGAGAGCGACCGCCGCGGCGGATGGGCACCGGTCAGCGACGCCGATCTGGGCCTGCTGGACCGGATCATCGAGAATATGATCTGCATTCACTGGGCACCGGACGCGGACGGCGACCGGCCCATCGAGTCCTATCTGAATGACCGGACGCAGTTCGAGCCATGGCCCTGGGTGCCCGTGCCCTACTGGCACGGGGCCGGCGACATAGAGGAATTCGTGACGGCCACGATGCGCAACGCGCAGGCCGCCACCGCCCGCTTTGCCCTGGCCCTGGAGTTTGCCGAGAGCCGGCGCGAGGCCGCCGCCAAGGCCGACCGTGAGGCCGCCGCCGCCCTGGCCCTCGCCGACATAACCGACGCTTCCCTGCCCTGAGAGACCCCGGCCGCCGGCCCCGCCTCAAAAAGCCCGCTTGACAAGAGCGGGCTTTTTCGCGCCAACCTTAAAAGTTTGCGACTTTTTGTCAAAAGGCCCAAAACCGCTTGACAAACTAAACGACCTGTAGTAGAATGACTATAGGATAAAGAAAGGCATTAACAACCGCATAGGGAAAGGCCCACGGGGCTGCAAGGCCCCACTCGCTAAGTAGGCTGCTAGGACAACACAAGCCATAAGCACTCGAAGCCCGGCAACGGGCGGCCCTCTCAGGGTAAGTCAGACAAACGGCGGCTAGGCCCGGAAGACCTCACAAAAGGCAGGGTATCGGCAGGCAGGCACTGAGAGTTCGGGAAGGCGGGATGAAGATACTAGCGGAGACGTTGACCGGATAAGAAGCTGAGCGCCAGGGGACGAACCGGGCGAAGGTGAAGGACCAACAGCGGAAAACCAAGGCAAGGCGAGAGGCACCCCTAAGCGGCGGTTAAGGCCCCAAGGATCAGCGTAAGGACCAAACCAATGACCACCGACCCCAGCAATATCTACACGCAGACCCCGCCAAACGCGACGACGCTCGGCTACTGGATGCGCCAGGCCGCTAATGACTATCCACGCGTCACGCGCCAGATCATTCAGGCCGGGGTCGACGCCGTCGACGCGGTGGCCGCTCAGGGCGCGGATGCAGCGCCGGCAATCATAGCCGCCGCCTGGCGTAAGATCGTGGAGGCCATTGACGAGTATCGCGGGAACACCTGCACGAGCTGCCGAGGGCGCGGGCGTTCCGAAAACGTCGAAGCCTTTTGGCCCTGCCAGGATTGCGCCCCATTCGCAGACGAGATGAACTAGGAAGGACCCCCGACCATGACAGACCTACTCCCGATCGGCCGACTACATGAGCTTTTGATTATCAAGAATGCGTTTGACGCTGTGCCGCTTTCGCCTGCACAGCAAAGGCTCCACGACGCGATGAAGGCCCGCCAGGCCGCCAGCACAACTAGCCAGGCTCGCTGACGACGATCACAAAGGACCCCCGTCCCCATGCCGCTCACGCTAACAAAGACGATCACCGTAACCCTCACCGCCGAGTGGTGTAGATACGAATTCCTCCCGATGACGCCGGAGTTCAGACGCCAACGCCGCGGCCTGGACGATCCAATGGATAAGTGCTTTTTCTGCGGCCATCGGTTCAAAGATGGCGAGATGATGTCACTGGCCAGGATCATCGGCCAAGGCGGCAACAGGATTCTTTGTCAGGAATGCGCGGGTGAATTACTCGCCAGCCAGGAAGTTACCGAAGGAGCGATAGAATGACCAGAGCAGACACGTTAGCTACCCCCGCCCGGATCGACCAGGCCGCCGCCCAGGAACTGATCGACGCCATCGAGGCGTATACCGCAGCCGCGGAGCGTATGGTGCTGGCCAACGGAGAGGACGACGAAGCCGTCGATACAACCAACCGCGAATGTCTGACGGCGCAGCGCCGGCTAGAGGCCGCGTTCGTCGCCGCCACCGGCTGGACCGTAACGTTTCACCCCGCCGAGTATGGACGCAGGGAGAGTGAGCCAGTCACCGCCCGACCAAGCGTCCCGCCCTACTGGACTATCGCATAACGCCCAAGGAGAAGCAATACCATGGCCAGAACTAACATGCAGACCGGGACCGTCGCGGAAGATGTAACCGTTAAGCTCGATCAGGGCGGCGGAGTATCCTACTCGATCAACCTTACAAAGGGCAGCCCGATCACCCTGATCGTCATCGACAATTCGCCGCGCGGCTATCGCCAACCGGCCGCGCCCAAGGAGGATACCCCATTTTGAAGTCCGAATACAAAGCCCTACTGTCAGACGTTCGGAGCGCCTACGCCGAAACCACCGAAACCGCCCTGGCCCTGTCCAGAGCACAAGACGCTTATGCCCGCGCGGCCGCGCGGGCGGACGTCGCCGTCCAGGCCCTCACACGGTACGTCGAAAGCCTGGAAGTCCAGATCGAGGACCCGCCGTCATGAACGAACAGGAAGCCGCCGCCTGGGGCCGCCTAGAGAACGCCCTGCGCCTGCGCGACATGGCCGGCATCACGAGCCAAGCCGGAGTGATGGTCGCTCAAAAGCGCGCCTACAAGCGCCGCACGCTGGCCGGCCTCACGCCGAACGAGGCCGCCAGCCTGGTACGCGAGGCGCAGGCCGCCGAGGACCGCATGATCCGCAACCTGACGCCGGAGGACTATGTAGCCTCCGACAAGGCCGCCCGGACGCTGGTCCAGGAAGGCGTCTGCGTCTACTACGCCGGCAAGGCCGACCTACTGAGCGCGGTCTTGCGCCGGCAAGGCGAAGTTACCCGGCACGCCGTCGGCGACTCGCTGCTTGGGATCACCTACCGCCTGGAGGCGCTTGAAGGATGAACGATAAGCTGAACGATCATATGATCGTTGCCGTCTTTTATCAGCGCGGGGCGAGTGGCTTCTATAAGCCCTACTCGATCTGGCGGATCGATCAAATGGGCCGGCCGGCCGGCCTGTGGACCGTCGACTCGACGTGGAGCGACGCGACGACCAGTGACTATTACCGCGGCTATCTAAATCCTGGCCCGCAGACATACTCCCGCCGGGCGGAGGCCATCAAAGAGGCCCGCCGCGCCGCCAAGCTTTCTGGCCTGGCCGTCGACGTAAATGACCGCCTGTACAGCGACCTGTTCGGGCCGGCTGTCGTCTGCGCGATTTGTGGCGCGCAGCTACCTAGCCGCGGCTGGGAGCCAAAAATCTGTAAAGGCTGCCAGGTGATCCACGAGCACGGACTGCGCGCCCTGGGCGACAAGCAGGCGTATATGGTCGGCCCTCACCCCGGCAACGGGCGCGCCATGGAAGGGCACAGAGTCCTCTACCCCCTGCCCGATCTATTGGCCGCCCTCACCGGGTCCATCGTGCGAGAAAAGCGCAGCGAACGCGCCGAGAGGTTCGGTGATTCTCCGAAGAAAGAAGGCCCTAAGCAGACGGTCGGCTATCGCAGAGAAGACTCTTACTGGGGCGGCGACATGGTGGTCGATCTGACGCCCGCTCAGGCCGCGGCATGGACCGCGGCCGTCGAATGGATACAGGCCGAGATCGATAGGACCGAACGAGTCGCCCTCGATCAGGGCACCCGCCTGCTGACCGGCCTGGCGGCCGGCACGCTATCGCCTGAGGACTTCGAGCCTCAAATCATCCAACTGAGAAAAGGACGCCCGCTGCGATGACACAACCAACCCCCGGCCCGCATAGCGCCGGCACACAAGACACCAAGATTGCCGACTGCATCCTGGCCCCCGGCGCGCTGCTGCTGGGTATGGCCTTCTTTGACGGCGACCCCGACGAGAACCCCAAAGACGAGCCGGGCGTGCGCTGGATCACCAGGGAGGAGGCCGTTGCCAACGCTCGCCTCTGGTCAGCGGCCGGCGACCTGTTGGCCGTCGCCCTGGATCAAACCGCCGTCGAGGCACGCGTCCGCGCCCTCACTGAGGTGATCGAGGACTGGACGCAGGCGACCCCCGATCAAGTCACCGAGATCAAGGTCATTGGCGAGGAGGTCAGACGCTTGAAAGATGCCCGCGCGGCCGCTATCGCCAAGGCTATAGGAGGCGCTGAACTATGACCCGCAAGAACGCCGCAACGAGGTTTGTATTCGGGATCGCCCTGGTGACAATCCTTGCCATCGCCGGCCATGGAGTCGCCTTTGCGCAGCAAGGCCCGGACACGGAAACGCCGGCCGGGAGCCGCATCTACATGCCTCTCGCGCAGATTGGGCCATCGGGATGCGGCAGCGCCGGCGGAAACGGAAAGCCCATCTGGACATACGTCACGGGGCAAGGGATCGACGTCTGGATCACCAGCCGCTGCCCGGCGCACGTTCACATCTGGGTAAGGGTTTGGTACTCAGGCCCGTCCTGCCTGCAAGGATATTGCCAAACGTCCTGGGCCTGGATGACGGAGGACTGGGTGATAATCCCGAAGGTTGTCACGGTCGAGGCAACGAACGAAATTCATATCAACGAGTTTGTCGAGTTCGTCTCGGTCATGAATATACCCTTCAGCCTAGACGTGTACCCCTGGCCTCCAACGGAGAACGTAAAATGACGGCTGGCCAACCGCTCCCCGGCCCGTATCGGCCGGACGGGAATTACATCCACTTTGACACGCCAGACGCCGGCCTACCGACGCTGCTGGCCCGGCTTTACGACACGTCAGACCGCAGCCCGGAGGCGCTTGTCGCCACCACGCGTCTGATGGCCGCGTCCTGGGAGATGTACCAGGCCCTGCTAGCCGAGGACGACTTTAACATGCGCGTCGCCGCCGTTACGAGTAGCATGGACGCGGGCGACCCCGCTTCATCCTGGCAGCCCGCCCTGGATGAGCTGACCGCTTTGGCGAGGCGCGTCACCCGCCTACGCCGGGACGCCCTGGCCAAGGCACAAGGCCGCCCGGTCAATATTGCTACTTGACAATCTGAATGAGTAATATATAATAGGTGTATTGAGCAAGTTATCCGCAGCGAAAGGAACCGACCCAATGAATACCCATCTTCTGCTTAACCGATACCGAGGCCAGGCGAACTATGGCGAAATCGCCAAGGACGCGGCGAAGGCCGCCCAAGCCAATCCCGCCATGACCGAGGCTGAGTTACTGGCCTACATCGAGTCGCGCTACGCGCCGGCCACCCTACTGCAGCCGATGAAGCAGGCCGCGCCGCTGGCGGTATTCGGCGCTGACCTGATCGACCCCGGCGCGTTTGCGCAGATGTACTCCGTCTTGCGCCTGCCCGTGGCGGTACGCGGGGCCTTGATGCCGGACGGGCACCAAGGGTACGCGATGCCCATAGGCGGGGTGGCGATCCTACGGGACGCCGTCTCGCCCTCATTCGTTGGCTATGACATCGGCTGCATGATGATGGTCTCGACCTTCGAGATCACGCCGCAAGACTTCGCCGGCAGCCGCCCGGCGCTGGCCGCGGCCCTGCGTAACGTTACGTCGTTCGGCCTGGGCGCGATGACGCCGGCTGCACAAGGCCGGTTCGATCACCCGGTCATGGACGATCCCCGCTGGTCGGAGACGGCCATCTTACGCTCGCTGAAGCCCCTGGCCCGTGAGCAGTTAGGCAGTTCGGGCGGTGGCAATCATTTCGCCGATCTGTGCGAGGTGACCTGGGCGACAGGGCGCGACGCGCAGATTGCCCTCATGACGCACTCCGGCAGCCGGGCCGCCGGTCATAAGCTGGCGACGCACTATGTCTCTGTTGCCCGGAGAGAGACGGCCGCCATCGCCCGTGGGATCGAGCCAGGCTACGAGTGGCTGCCCGACTCCAGCGAGGCCGGCCAGGAATATCTGGCCGCCATGCAGTTGATGGGCGACTACGCGCGGGCCAATCACGAATGTATCCACGCCGCCTATGCCGAGGCCATCGGAGTCCGACCGGACTGGACGGTCTGGAACCGGCACAACTTCGCCTGGGTCGAGGAAGAAGGGATCGTACACCGCAAGGGCGCAACGCCGGCCCGCGCTGGCGATATCGGGATCATCCCCGGCAGCAGCGGAACCCCGTCCTATATTGTCCGAGGCAAGGGCAACGTCGCGTCGATCAATTCGTCTTCTCACGGCGCAGGCCGGCCCTTCTCACGCAGTGAGGCCAAGCGCCGGCACAACGCCGGCCAAGTCGACGGCTGGATGACCGAGCACGACGTTCTGAGCTTCGGCCTGGCCCCCGACGAGACCTATGCCGCCTACAAGGATATCGCGGCCGTCATGGCGGCGCAGACCGATCTGGTCGATATCGTCGCCACGCTCATCCCGCGCGTCGTCGTCATGGGCGGGCCGGCCGACGACGGCGATTGAAGCCCCTGAACGGGCCGGCCTGGATAGATGGCCGGCCCGGCTAGGAAAAGCCCGTAGACCCCCCGTTTTTTGGCTTTGGGGGGCAACCAACGGATACGGAGAAACGATCATGCCCGACCTACCTACTCTCGCCGCCGCCGTCACGGCTTTCGCTCTTGGCTTCCTGGTGCGGCACGCCATCCCGGAATATCGGATCGCTCACTGGCGACTATGGATCGGGCGGCGCACGCCCCACCGCTGCTCTCAGTGCGGATCATGGCACCAGATGCGGCACCTGAAAGGCGAGCGACTCACTACGGGTGCCTGGATACTACTCTGCGCGGCCTGCCGCGCCAAAGCCTTCACCCCGTTCGAGACCGCCGCACGCGGCAGGAAGGGCGACAAATGAGCATCGACCATCGCGCCCTGGTCAATACCGCCTGGGAGGCCGCCACTCAGGCCGGCGATGGTCAGACCGAAGAACGGTTCTATGAGCTAGAGAAGGAGCACCGCTGTTACGTGGTCGACTGGCGACGCGTCGCTATCGAGGCCGGCCTGTGTGAGCCGGATTCCGGCCAACCCTGGACCGAGGCCGAGCAGCTAATCGCCGGCCTGAGCGACAAGGTCGCCTGGCTCGAACACGAGCGCGAGCACCGCCTGCCGCGCTACGCCGCCGCCCTTGAGGAGATCACCGCCCTGCGCGCCGAGATCGGGCGCGTCTATGATATCGTGAGGCCCATCGCCCAACCTTAAATTTTTTGAATTTGGTCAAAAAGGCCCTTTTGCGCTTGACAATCTGAACGATCTGAATATAATAGAATCATCGAAGCAATAGTCAAGCCAGCCAGCGAAAGGACCCCGATCATGACCAGCACACAGACCGCCAGCGTAGAGAGCCGAATGGCCCCGACCACCCCCAACGCCCCCAGGGTCACGCAGATCAGCAAGACCGATACCGTCATCACCTACCGGGTCGAATTCCTGGGCGAAGTCCTGGGCGAGATCGAGCGCACCGTATGGGCCGAGCGCCGCCGCTTCCCCGGCCAGATGTACGGCTACGATATGGCCCGCAAGCCGCACTTTCGCATCAGCAAGGTCGGCACCGAGCGCAGCGGTTTCGTGAGCTATCACGACCAGCGCCAGAACTGCGTCAACTGGCTGTTCAACATGGTTAAGCATTAGGGATAGACGGAGGCCCCGCGGGGCCTCCGATTTTGGTTAGAGGAGTAAGCCCATGACTTCCCTGAACGTCACCCCCGGCCAGCCCGTCGTCAAGGTAAGCGACAGCGCGACCGAGCTACCCGCCGTCGTGAAGTCCGTCTGGGTCAACGGCGTTTTTACGCTGGAGGACGACGGCCGGAACACCTACGCCCCGGACGGTATGCAGCGCGGCGGTAGTTATCACAGCGCCATCGTGCGCCTGTACAAGCCGGGCGAAACCGCCGAGTCCATCTTTGCCAACGCCCGCGCCAGGGAGCAGGCCGCCGCCGACACGCGGGCCGCGCGCGAGGCCGCTATCGAGCAGAACGCCGCCGCCGCCCTGAGCCGCAACCCCTACTTCAAGAAGGACCTCGTTCGTATTCCGGCGACGATGGTCTACGCCGGCACAGCCCTCGACGCCGCACAGCAAAGGTTCGCCCTCACATTCTCCACCGAGGAGCGTATCGAGACCGGTTATGAGGCCATCGACAAGCCGCGCACCGTCTACGAGATACGCTTCGCCTACGCCCGCCTGCAGCGCGACGGCGAGATCACCGGCTGGTCGTCCACCGCCGTTAAAGGATACTCGCTCGACAGCGCCCTGGGCCGGATGCTCGCTAGCCTGGGCTAAAGGAGGATCATGCAGCAAGATCAAGTCACCGAGCTATTCGACGGGATTATCGCCGCCCTCGACGGCGATACCCGTGAGAAGGTCACCGTCACCCCGCGCGGCCGGCTGCTTATCGCCGGCCTCGACACGTTAGGGGCCAACGCCGCCAGAGCCGCCGCTGTGCGCGTCGCCGTCGAGCGCGGCTATATCCTGGCCTTCAAGTTCGAGCCATGGGAAGGCGTCCCCGCCTTCGACGTGACGATCACCGTCGCCATGACCCGCGAGGAGCTTCTGGCGCGTTTCGCCGCGCTATCGCCCGCCGGCAAGCAGATCGTACTGCGGGCCGCCGAGATCGCCCGACTGTCCGTCGAGGCCGGCGACCGGCGACCGATCCTTGAGATCACCGCCGACGCCGTGCGTGAGATCATACGAGGAGTCGCGCAGTGAGCTACGCCTTCCGGCACCCCCTACGCTGGCTCTTTGTCAATCTGCTAGCCCTCACCTTCCGGCGATACGAGTACTACTACCATACCCGGCGCTGGCAGAAAATACGCGCCTACTGCATAGACCGGGACGCCCACCGCTGCCGGCAGTGCAACCGGCCCATGGGCAACCGCCTCGACGTTCACCACAAGCGCCCGGTCTCGAAGGGCGGTTCCTGGCATACCAGGAACCTGACCAGCCTCTGCGCCGCCGATCACGCCGCGCGGCACCCTGGCAACCGGACGCTTGAGGAGCACGCGCGCAAATTCGCCCGTTGACAAAACGAAAGGCTGCTGTAGAATGATGATAACGCCCGGTCGCTTAGTAGCGCCCAACTCTAAGCGACCGAGCGCCTACTCCGAAAGGCAGGCGCTATCATCTGAACACACCACACAGCGCGGCAGAAATTGCCGCCGAGCTAACCAAGCACACCCCGCCCTCCTGGCGGCTTTCCTGGACCGGCGACGGAGACGCAATCTCCGCCGTCGACCGCGACGGCCTGGTGATCCTGATGACCCTGGCCGAGATCGTGGGCCAGGCCGATCTTGGCTCGATTGTCCCGCGCCTGATCGACGCCGCCGCCGAGCGACGCGCCTGGTGCGAAAACTGGCAATCGCTCAAGGGCCGCCTGATGATATCCGCCCGGCCCCTTACCGGCGAGGAGCCGATTTACTGCGACCGCTGGATCGCCGGCAGCGTCTTGGCCGTCCTATCCGCCGGCCTCGACTCGCATAGCGCCCTGCTCCCGCTGGCCACGGCGCAGCGCCTGGGCGTCCCGCCCGAAACGCTCTGGCGGGCAGCCGAGGCCAATGTCACCCGCTGGTTCTACCGCCGTAACTGGAGCCTGCAAGGTAACGACGACCCCGCGCACGATGATAACGTCGTGCTGGCCATGACCGACGACGAAAGCCGGTCGAGCGGCATCGTCGCCGTGCCGGCCTTGATCGAGGCCTTGGCGCGCGAGACCGGTATCGCCGCCCCCGCCTTCGCCGTGCCCATCGACGGCATCTTTATTTTCGGCCGGGATAACCCAACCGCGCGGCGGGCCATCGCCGCCCGTGCCGGCACGGTACTGCGAATGACCCCGCCCGAAATCGGAGTCCCCGCCGTGAGTAACGAAGTATTCAGGCTAGACAATGGCCGAGTCGTATCGGCCGCAATCATCCACTAAGGAAGGACGTTTTATGCTGTTACCTGATAACTGGCAAGAAGTCATTGTAGAGACCCGCCTGCGCGTCGAGCACCGCTGGTCAACCCCGCCGCTAGGCGCGACGAGCCGCTTCGTTGCCGAGGAGGCCGGCGAGGGTCTGTCGATCCTCAACCGCCTGGCCAACCCAGAGCTACTGAGATCGACCCCGCTGCAGGAGAAAGACCTACCGCAGCGCGAGCTGGGCCAAACGCTCTGCATGGCCGGAACGCTCGCCACCAAGCTCGGCCTGCGCCTGCACGCGATCCAGGTCACCAAATGCCAGACCGAAATGATGTCCGCGGCCTATATCAATCTCAGGGCCGCCGAAGTGGCGTACACCGTCACGGTCGCCGAATTCTACGGCGACCGCGTTAGCGCGATCATAATCGGGCGCATCCTGGAGGAGATCGTCGCCCATATCCTGATCCTGGCCGAGCAGATCGGAGTCGATCCGTACCAGGGCATGATCGACTTTCTAGCCGATATCGAGGCCAAGGTGAAGGATGAAGCGACGCAGTAGCCCCGCCCGGCCCAAGCCGCCCCCCCGCGAGAAGGCCGCCGAAAACAAGTACTCCGCCCGCAAGACCACGGTCGACGGGATCGAATTTGATTCCGACGCCGAGGCCCGCCGCTATCGTGAGCTTTGCCTCCTGGAGCGGGCCGGCGAAATCGCCGATCTTGAGATGCAGGTGCCCTATGAGCTACAGCCTCGCTTCAAGGCCGGCCGGCGGGTGATCCGCCCCATCACCTACATTGCCGACTTCCGGTATACGGATACCCGCACCGGCGAGCAAGTTGTGGAGGACGTTAAGGGCGTCGAGACCGAGGTCTTCAGGATCAAGGCCAAAATGATGCTCTACGTTCACGGGATCACCGTGCGCAAAGTGAAGATGCCCCGCCAAGCTAGGAAGGCCCGCCGCAAGGAGTGACCCTATGCAATCAGGTATTGACCTAATCGCCGCCGAACGACGCCGGCAGATCGAGAAGGGCTGGACCGCCGAACATGACGACCAGCACGACGACCGCGAGCTACTCTATGCGGCCGAAGCCTATATGTTCGGTGACCCCGACTCCTGGCCCTGGGAGGAGGACGGATTCAAGCCCAAGGATATCATTCACGATCTAGCCCGTGCCGGCGCTTTTGTCGCCGCCGCCCTAGACCGCCAGCTACGCCTGCACCCTCCCCGGCCTGAGGACACCCCGTCGCCGGGCTGCTGCCCGAACTGCGGCAGCGCCTGGGCGCGCGGTATCGAGATGGGCGTCTCAAGCTATCTCTGGTTCCCGACCTGTGGCTGCTCGGTCGTCGCCGGCCCCGGCACGATCCGCTTCGACCCCGTGCCCTGTGACGACCCCGGCCTGCTACTGAGGACCGCCCTGGCCGAGGCTATCGCCGCCGGTAACAAGACCGCCGCCGACCTACAGGCCGAGGTCGATCTGTTTCTGCGCCGCGGCCCGTACAGATGAGGACGCTTTAACCATGAACTTTCACTACAGCACCGCGGGCGGCACACGAACGGCCTGCGGGCTGACTATCGCCCCCTACCCGCAGGCCCCCGGCCTGGCCCTCTCCCGCGTCTATACGGCCTGGGAAAACGTGACCTGTCAGAAGTGCCTGCTGGAGCATCCCCCCGTCCTGTTTGATATACCCGGCATCGATCCCCGTTACAAGGTGCTGCGCGTCTTTGGCGTCCAAGGCACGGCCTTCCCGTTCTTTGTGATCGATACCGCCGCCGAGTCTTACGATCCAGCGTTCCCCTGGTTCGGGTCAATCAGCGGCAGCTTTTCGAGCCGCGGCGGGGCCGAGCGATGGGCCGCCGCCAACTGCGGGCCGGCCGCTGCCGGGAGCGCCTCATGACCGACCACGGTCTGGTCGAGGTGTACTTCAGCCGAAACGTATATTTTAGAGAGCGCCTCGACCGGCTAACCTTTGTTACCTGGGACGACGCGATGGTCGCCCAGTTGATCGAGGCCATCGCGCCGAACGACACCTGGAAGCAGGCCGCATATCGAATCGCGCTTGAGTACAGGCTAAGGCTTGGAAGGTAGAAGGGACCCCTTATGACCAATCCCGATCCTATCGCCGCCTGGGTGGCCCGTATCCGCCTGGCCGGCGACGAAATGGACGCCTGGGCCGCCAGCCTCCACCCGTCCGCCTGGGACGAGGCCCTCGCCGATCGGCGCGCGGCGTTCGCCAAGCTCTGCGCCAACGGGCCGGCTAGCCCACAGGCCGCTTTCGTGTTCGAGGAGAAACCACAGTGAGAATTGACGCCGTGTATTGCACTTGCGGCTGCCAGATGGAATGGGCGGGGACCGCTGTTACCTGTCCAGAATGCGGTTTATCCGACGATCTCTCGACATTCACGGTTGAAGACGAGGAAGCCGCATTAGGCCCGCGCCGGCTAGCCCGGCCAACCCCAAAGGAGACACCGACCGATGAACCATCTTAGACGCTTCCTTTGCCGGATCGGATGGCACAAGATCGACTATACCGGTTCGACCTTCGACGGCGCGTCTATTCACGCCCGCTGCGCCTGGTGCGGTTACGCCGGCATGATCGACAGCCAGGGCAATCTATTCTAGCCGGACTACCCGGCCTACCCAAAGGAGGCACCGATGAACTTCACCCTTACCCTTGAGACCAACGACGCCACAATACTGCGAGCGATATCGACCGCCGCCGCGATGATCGAATACGGCAGCGACGCGTCCAGCGACTGGCCGAGATTCGCCCTTACCGACGCCCTTACGACCACGGCAATAATCGTGGACGCCCTTGAGGAGACGCTGGACGATCACGCCGCCGTCGGCTTCGATCTGCGCGAAGTCGTGCCCGACAACCTACGGGAGCGCCTGGCGCGCCGGCTAGGCGTGCTGGCCGCTATCCTCCTAGCCCCGCCCCCGACCGAGGCGGAAAAGGCCGAGCGCATGGCCAGCCTACTGTCCGAGGTAGACAAGTTTCTGGCGATGGGCTACAGCCCTGCCATCATTTATCCGCCGTTTGACGACTCCGCCGAACCGGACGGTGACGACGACGATCTATTCGGCGACGCAATCCCCGCCTGAGGACCGACAATGACCGACCAAAAGCCCTCCCCCGAACCGGAGTACACCCCGCCGGACGACGCCGGCAACGCCCGGAGCTTCACGGTCGAAGTGGGCCGAATCGACCCCGACGCCGTCCCCTTGAGCGAAATACTCAAGCTCGGACCCAACGCCGGCCTGCTAGCCGATCTGGTCGACAGCCTCTGTGCCGGCCCGGACGACGAGGTCGATCTTGGCGTCACCGCGACAGACGAGGACCGGCTCCGCTTCTCGATCATGGAAAGCCGGCAGGCGGGAATTCGTCAATCGAGAAGCGCCGGCCCGGACCCGGAAGGATCAAAGATGACACCACAGAACCTTCAAGCCGCCTTCCCCGCCGCGACAGGGCGAGACGAGGACACCGGCTGGATCATCGACCGCCGCTTCCTGTCAGACGTCACTGAACGCGTTTGGAGGGCCGGCAGCCGAGTATCCGTCACGTCAGTTGACGTTCAGACGATCCTGCTGGCCGCTATCGAGCTAGCCAGCGTGGACCCCGCAATGACCGGGCCGCCGCCCACCGCCTAGCGCCCGCCTCATTCTCGACCGGAAAAGAGAAGCCCCGCGGTTTTACTCAAACGAGAAACCGCGGGGCTTCTCTCGTTCACCGAATTCCCGTCGACGGGAATTGAGCGCGCGAGAACGGCCCGGCCGCCGTCCTTGATTTTCAAGATGCCCCGCCGGCGATCTTGGGCAGCGAGATGGCCCACCCGGCGATCTTGCGTTTCAAGATGCCCCGCCGGCCGCCTTGAATGACAAGATGGCCGGCGCGGGATGCTTGCCGGCCAAGGTCGCCCGCCCGCCGCCTTGGGCGACAAGATGCCGCGACCGTCGCCGGTCGCTCACGAGACGCCGGCATGGGCGATCTTGTTTTTCAAGATGCCACCCCGGCCGATCTTGCGCGCAAGCGCCGCCGCCCGCCCGCCTTGCAACACGAGATAGCCCGCCCCCGATCTGGCGCGACAAGATAGCCGCCGCGGCCGCCTCGCCTCACAAGATGACCGGGCCGGTCCCCTTGGTCACAAGATGACCGCCCGCCGCTATCTTGCTCACAAGGGGGCGTGGGCCGGCGGCCTTGCCCGCAAGACGCCCGTCGCCGCTGATCTTGTGAGCGAGACGCCCGGCCCCGTTATCTTGCGGAGCAAGATAGCCCGGCCGCCGTTCGCTTGGCGCAAGATCAGCCCGGCGGCTATCTCGGACGCCAAGATGCCCGCCCGCCCGGCCTTGCGATTCGAGATAGCCGCCCGCCCAGCCTTCCCCGGCTTCTACCCGCCCGCGGCGACGCGCCCCCTGTTCAACTTGTCAGGATACTTACCCCGTTCAATCCGTCAAGATACTTTTGGGCCGGCGACGCATACCGCGCGCGATGCGGGCCTTTTTTTTCTCTCCCCGGAGCCGCCCCGCCGCGCGCGTTTCAAGTGGGTTAATCTTCCCCGGTTGCCGCTTCCGTCCCCCGGCCCGCCCTTTTCCGCCCCCGGCTGCGGGGTTAGATCGGGGCTGAAGGAAGACGCGATAAGCCCTACCCGCGGCGCGCCAGTGAAGCCTGACGAGCTACGAATAGGACTTATCACGACGGTCTGCGTGAGTTGAGTCGGTGCAGTTTTGTTCGTCGCGGGAATCGGCAGCGGGGCGTTTGTTTAGCCGCCACCGATCCGCAAGGTCTTGCGCGCGCCCAGGTCTGTCGTATTTACCGCGCGGCGGTTACGTCTCACGACGCCCCGCTCTCCTTGCATAAGCCCAGCGGATCGCTCCGCTACAGGACGGGCTATTGACTTGGGCCGAATACGCCACCGGCCCAAGCCGTCTGGGAGTCTGGCTCACGCCCTGGCCGATGTCCCCTGTGGGGGGTCGCATCGCCCGACGTGCCAGGCGGTCCTATTTCGCCCCTCCTGTCGCCGCGGTCACCGACCGCAAAACAACAGGCCCAGGCGATTGTCGATCTATATGGTCACCAGGATGCTACGGAGTAGGACGCTCCGCCGCTACGGAGTAGGACGTTCCGCCTGGATATGGCCCGGAGTTGCGCAGGCACTTCAACGCTGCGCCCGGACGCGACAAAGCCGAGTCGGTTAGGACTCGGCTTTGTCGTCTTGCAAGGCATCGGCCGCCTTGCGGAGTTGCTTCGGTGTGATCCCTAGCGCCCGGCAGAATTCGACCAGCGTGATCGAGCCGCCCTCGATACCTACAAAGGTATCGAACCAGCCGCCGAAGTCGAGCCGGGATGCCGACGGCGTCCAGGTGACACTGAGGCCGGAGGACTCGTGACCACTTGCTTTCTCGTGGGGGAGGTAGATCGTTTTCGGCATAGGGCAAAAAGAAATCGCTGCTTTCTCGTGGGCTTGAGCCGATTGCAATTAGTGCGCAGACAACACTAGCGGCAACAAGCTCACGAGAAAGAAGCGATTCGGTTGTGTGTCTGCGTAACCTGTAACGCTTTGGCTTGCAATGGCCCTCGCGCTACACGGACATCATACACTACCCGCTTCTCCCTGTCAAGGGGGTAAAATCGAATCTCAACCTTAAATTTTTTGAATATCGTCAAAAGCGCCCTTTTTCGCTTGACAAACTGAATGATCGGAGTATAATAGAATCATAGGATTGAAACACGGCAGAGACCGAAGCAAAGGACCGCCCGACAATGACCACCGCCACCCGCACCGAACTGACCAAGAAAATTCGCTGGACGACCGGTCACCAAATGACGATCAGGGACTTTGCAACGATCTGCGGTAACAGCGATCACGCCGGCCTGAACGCTATCAGCGCCGGGATCAAGTTCGGGATCGAGACGGGCCGCCTGCCGAACTGGATGAGCCTGGGCAGCGACAAGTTTTTCACGATCAATCACAGCCGGGCGACCAACACCGAAGCCCGCGAGCGGATCATCACCGCCGCCCTGAGCCTGACCGACAACAGCACCGCCAGCGCCTGCAAAGCCCTGCAGGCCGCCTTCGGGATCACCACCCGCTAGCCGTAGGAAAGGACACCGACCATGTCAGCACTAACCGATCTTCTTCACCAATCAGCCTGGCGCGACGAATTGGCCGAGGCCGCCTGTGACACCCGCGACGGCGGCGGATTTTACAACGAGCTTGAGATGCTCCTGGCCGCGGTAGGCGACGTACAGGCTGCCGGCGGCGACGAGCGATATGCTCACACCGACCCCGAAGTGCAGCGCCTGATGGCCGTTTGTGACCCCCTGGACTTTGTGCACTTCGACCTGGCTCAGGCCGAGGACGCATACACGGCTTGCTGGGACCGCCTAACCGGGATGCTCAAGGCCGCCGTCCGCCGAAGCCTGGCCGAGCGCGGCCGCGTGAACGCCGAAGACACCCGCGGCTATCTGGCCACGAGGGTACAATGACCCAGGCCACGCCCGACGAAATCATGCGCCGGCTGGAGCTAGCCTACGAGCAAGCCGAGGCCGCCCTGGAGTCGATCAGGGATGAAACGGCACAGGCCCTGGACGCCTATCGGGGCCTGTGCCGGCGAGCCGCAAGCGCCCCGGACCCGGACGCCGCCGACGCTGAGGCCGGCCAAGCCTACAGCGACTATCTGGAGCTACGCCGGCAAATCGCCGGCTACGAGCGGGCCGCCGAGGAAGCCCTGGCCCGCCTGGAATACGCCCGCCAAGAGGAGCGAGACGAATGACCGCTATCGACGTGACCATCTCCGAGCTTGAGGCCGCCTGGGTCAGCCTCTCGATTGCCACCGCCCAGGCTTGGCGAGCCTCCCGCACCGCCAAGCACAATATCAGGAACGCGCAGAGCGAGGCTGACGCCGCCGCCCTGACCGCCGAATACGAGCGCCTGCACCGGGCATACGAGCGGGCGTCAGCGGCGGAAGACGAAGCCTACCTAAAGGTCGAGGCCGCCCGCGTCGAGAAGGACGCCGCCGAAGGCTGGTGATCCCCGGCCCGAACGAGTTTTGGAAAATGCGAATCTTTTAAGGTTAAATGCTTGACAAATTGAACGAATAGGAGTAAAATGATTATAGTTAGATAAGCGAAGCGAAACTCTCAAAAGGAACCCCGAACATGACCACCCTAACCGCAGCCACCACCAACGAAATCGACCAGGCAGCCCATGACGCGGCGAACGCTGCAAGCCGAGAGCGTTTCGCCCGCCATTGCACCCTGGCCATCTTGGAAAACGGCGCAGGCGAAGTCATGGCAGCCCGCCGACGTTTCGCAGGGACCCCTAACGCAGTATGGGCCGCCGACGTAGAGCGAAACGAAGCGAAATTCAAGAAGGCCCTGCGGGAAGCCAACGACCGCTTCGAGGGTATGACCGAGAGCAAGAAATACGCCAAGGCCGCCGCAGAGGCCGCCGAACTGGGCATCGAATTCTAAGCAGCAGCAGCGAAAAGGACACCTAGCCATGACCACCAAAACCGCCCCCGCCACCCTCTACAGCCGGATCAGCGCCGGCCGGCAAGTTACCATCGTCACCCCCCGCAACCAAACGCTCAAGGGCCGCGCGGTTATGCACGGGCCGGCCGGCTGGGTCCTGAACACGGGCGGGCGCTACGGCAACGTCGCCATCGCCTCCGAGGCCAACGTGGTCGCAGTCAGCGGAGGCCGCCGGTCATGAAGACTCAAAAAGGGATGGCCCCTACCCCGGTCGACCGGGGATACATGCAGGACCCCGCTTACATGCAGCACGCCGCCGAATTCAAGACGGCCCTGGACGAGTACAAGGCCGCCAGCGCCGCCCTGGCTCAAGCCGACACGCCGGCTACATGGTCGGCCTTCAACGTGGCCCGGAGCGCCGTCGCCCTGGCCTCCGCCAAGCGTAACACCGCCCGGCTGGCCTGGCTGGCCGCACAGAAGGAGCAAGCCTAATGTCACGCAGCGACCCCAAACTTTGGATGACCGGGACGGCCTATGACGGCCTGAAAGCCGCCTGCCGATACATCGCCCAAATCGAGAAGCGCGGCCAGGAGTTGGCCGCAGAGGCAGAGACGGCCCGCAGGCGATTGCGGGAATGGCGCAAGGAGTCCGAGCGCAGCGACGCCGAGGCCCTCAAGGCGAAGGCCGCGACGATAGAGCTAGCCTCGATCTTGGGCAAGGTCACGGAAGACTGGACCGTCGAGCAATGGAAACTCTACACCGGCCTGAACGTTCGTGAGATCGCCGAAGCCCAAGGCTGGATCGCACTGGCCAGGTGGGAGGCCGGCATCGAAACGGAGGATCAGTCATGACCCCCTGGCAAGCCCTCACGCCCGCACAGCGCGACGCTATCGTAATCAAGGCCATGGCCGCCAACGCGGTGCAGATCGTCAAGCTAGCCGAGCTACGCCGGTCCATGGCCGCCCGTAAGAAGACCAACGCCAAGAAGGGAAAACGCCGATGAGCACCACGATTGCTATTCTCAAGTTCGACCCCCTCACCCTGGAGATACCCAACGTCCCCATGATCGAGGACGAGGTTGTTATCCAGTTACCCCCGGTCCATCTGACGATCCTCGATCTGAGTATGGGCGGGGCCATCGACGGGCACCCGCATATCGGAACCGACGCCCCGCTGATCAACGTGACGATCAAGCTGACCGCCCCCCTGGCCCTGGGCACGGTGGTGGACATGATCGTCGGGGGGCTTGACCTGTGGCGCGACGCCTGGCAGGCCGGGCAGGACGCCGTGAAGGGCAAGGCCCTGCTATGACCGATTATCCGCGCGAGGTAAGCTACACCGTCACCCGCTGGGAATGCGGCTGGTCGAATCCAGGCGGCACGCCCTGCCGGCACCTGACCTTTGAGCGCGCCGCCGAATGCGCCGCCGATCATGCAACCCGCGAGAAGATGCTGGCCGAACGTGACCGCCTACTGGCGTCCGTCAACGCCGGCCTGGCCCGCGACGAGGCCCGACACATCGTCGCCGATCTGCTCGACGGGCAATCGGTCAGCGCCGTCGCCGAGGCTCACGGCAAGACGCCGGCCAGAGTGCGCAGCCTGTTCTATTACTGCATCCACCGCGCCATGGCCGATTATACCCGGACCCGCGCCGAGGCCGGCGCTGATCGGGCCGAGCTTCAGAGCCTGCGCCGTTTCCGCCTGGTATCGGCGATCCTTACCCATGCCCGCCAAAACCGCGCCCTCGTCGGCAAGGCCCTGACCGCCTGGTGGCCGACCGCCAAGCTACCGATGGAGCTATGGTAACGGCCCTACGAGCGCCCTCACGCAGGGCGGCCATATAATCTAACGGCCCCTAACCGCAAAAGCCCGTAGACCCCCCGTTTTTTGACTTGAGCGGGCTGCTAGCCCCCGGTCCAGAAGCATACCCAAAGGCCCGACTCGGTAAGAGTCGGGCCTTTGCGCGCCCAACCTTAAAAGTTTGCGACTTTTTGGCAAAAGGCTATTTTTCGCTTGACAAACTAAACGATCTGATATACAATGGCTATAGTGAAGTAACACAGACGCAGGCACAAAGGACCGCCCGACAATGACCAGCACCAGCAGCTACCCAACCCCAAAGACCGGCGAATACGCCGGCAGCCTGAGCGGCACCGAGCGCGATGATACACAGCACGCACAGTGGTGCAGCGGCTGGGACCGCACGAAGGCATGGGCCGCGGGTAAGGGCGCTACACCGGTCGGGGATCACGAGCCGGCCGCAACCGTCAGAGGACGCAACGATTTTCTGCGAGGACCCTATGTCGAATAGTACCATTGCCAAGACGGCGACGCGGGCTAACAAGGCCCTGGCGAAGTTGGAGACCTACACGGCGAGCTTTGACGGCTGGCTGGACAAGGCCAAAGCCGCCCTGGCGGAAGCCGGCCTCACGGTCGATATGAGCGGTATCTACTGCGGCGAGGACGGTCGGGCCGATTATGAGACGACGCAGGCCGACGGCAAACCGGGCCGGGCGCTGCATTTTTCCTGGCACAAGATGCCAAGCGGCCGTTACGAAATGACGGCCTATCTAGCCTAGAAGGAGCCTCCCATGACTTACGATCTGGTTCTTGACTTCTCCACCGTTGCGACCCGCGTCGCCGGCAGCCCACAGGACGCCGAGGCCGAGTGCCTGCGCCTGGTAAGCACCGTCAGCGGCCGGCACGCCAAGGCCGTGAACTGCCAGACCGGCTTCGAAGTCGCCCGCGCCGACTTCGACAGCAAGACCGGCCAGGTTACAAGCAAGGTGGCGGCCTGATGACCGCAAGCATACAAATGACCCAAGAGGCCATCGCTATTCGCAGTCACATGCTCAGGCGGTGGGGCTATGAGGTCGGGCGCGAAACGCTCAAGGAGTGGGCCGCCGATCCCTTGAAAGTTCGGATCATCAACGCCATGGCGCAGATGACCGCCGACGCCGAGGCGCGTACCTGATGCCTCAAGTGCTCGATCTGGCCAGCCTGTTCAACTTTGGCGAGGACGGGCCGGCCGGCCTCTACCCCTTCCACGCCCGCGCCCTGGCCGCCAAGTTTCACCCGGAGATGTTCGCCGAGCTTCTCTACCTGGGCAAGGCGACCATCGACTTCGTCTACAGCCGGCCCGGTTCGGTCAAGCGGCCCTCACGCCAGGTAAGAGCCGGATACGTCACCCTCTACTTCCCGGAGCGGTGGCTTTCGCTCCGAGAGACGCAAGGGCTGATGGCGGCCATGGTCGACGTCCATCTGGACTATCCCCTGAAGGAGGTCCATATCATCACGGGATCGCCCGTCATCCTGACCGACTTCGTGCATACGAGCGTCGGCATTCTGGAGGTATCGTGAAAGCAGACCCGGCAAAAACGGACCTGGCATTCAGGCAAGCCGCCGAACGGCGCATGGTGACTATTCGCCTGGGCGTGCGCCTGGGCCTTGACCTGAGCCGCCCGCTGGCCGCTATCGAGGTCGCCGGCAATTGGATAGCCGCCGGTGACGGGATCGTCGTCGCGGCCGCAGACGAGGCTGACGCCCGCGCGATTGTCGCCGCCCTGGCGTCCCTGAGGACACGTCACCCGCTGATCGTACCGGAGCCGCAGCTTGTCACCGGTTACTTTGCCTCTGTGGCCAGCCCGAAACGGCGCGGCATGGTGCACGCCTGCATCGCCGGCCGGCCGATCTGTGGCGCTGGCGTCAAGTCCGAATTTCAGTGGACCGGCAGCGCGGTCGAATGTAACCGCTGCCGCCGGATCATGGAGGCCGCCGGTGGATAGAGCACGCGCCGAAGCCTACGCCGCCGCCCTGGCCCTCACGGCAGACGGCCCTTTCAGCGTCGCCCTCCTCGTAGGCGACGTCGGCCAGCCCGCCGTAAGCAGCGTCACCTGCTCGAACGATCCGCCCTGCGCCCCGCTGGTCTATGTCGCCAATCGAAAGCGGGACGGCGGGGCCTGGCTGGTGAGCTTCGCCTTCCGAGACCTTGAGCTTGAATTCGACCGCGACCCATGGGCCAAACGTTACGAGATCGAGGCCCTCGACCGCCGCCGCGGCACGCACGGCATCTATCGCTTTATGGGCATCGAGCGCGTCTGGCTCACGCCGGAGCGCCAAATCTGCGCCCGGCTGCAGGCCCTGCGCGGTGTCTATCGCACGTTTGAGATCACCCCTCACGCCCCCGCCCCGCTAACCCGCTGGGCCGTTGTCGCCGCCGCTATCGCCAAATTGACCCCTTGACATTCTGAACGTCTGTGGTAGGATGGTAGTAACGATAACAAGCGCCGGCACGCCGGCCAACGAAAGGACCACCCCAAATGACCATCGAATGGACCGCCGAAGCTACCCCCGTATCAGGCTGGACCCGGAAGGCCGAAGGCCGCGAGCGCAATCGCAAGCTAACAATTTCGTGCGCCTGCCCGGTCGAATGCCCGCTGCTGGCGGACGGCCTGTGCATCCATCGCGCCTGGCTGGGCGCGCTCCTAAGCCCGCGGTCCTGCGCCTTTGGCCGGCACCATTGGACGACCGGCCTGACGGCGCGTTCCAAGGGGGCCTACGACGAGAACCAAAAGCACCGCGAGCAGATCGCCGCCCTACGTGACGGGCAAGGCCCGGCCGGCGAATTCGACCCCCGGAGTATGATAATCATCGGGGGATGGGTTATGCTGCCCTATTCCCATATGACCCAAATTTCGGGCGTCCCGTGGCTGGAGGCCGGGCACGTCCTAAGCCCCGGCAAGTGCTGGATCAAGTTGGAGGACTTTACGCCCGCCGTCGTTGTCGCCCTGACCGCCAGCGAGCCGCTGGCCCTCATGGGCGGAACGATCAAAGACTATCGGGCGAAGTCGGTGCCCCGCTTCCTCTACGATCTCAAGCACTGGCTGCCTGAGGTCTACGCCGCGGCCTGTGAGCTAGCGCCGGCCCTCGGTCCTATGACCGCCGGCCCGGAGTTCTTCGAGAGCGAGCTAATCTCGGTCTCCGCCCTGAATAGCCCGGACAAGATCGATCAGATCGGCAACGCCAAGATCAGCGGTATGGTTTACGCCCGGCACAATGGCTGGGAGCTAGCGACGGATCACGCC